CAGCAGTTGCTGTAGCAATCCCCGCTCCAATGCCTGCGATGGCCGGTCCGATAGCTGCTAAACCAGCCATAAATCCACCACCAACAGCGAAGAGCGGTGCAATCACCAAGATACCAGAGATAGCCAATGCTGCGGTCCCAAGAGCTTCTTTTGTTTCTTTGCTCATACTTTGGAATGCCTCTGTTAGATAATCGGCAATCTCTCCAAGTTTTTCTAGAGCCGGTTGAACCATAACAATTAATTCTGTTGCGAGGTTTTGAAACTTTTTCATTGTTGGAACAGTAGCTTGAACTGCATCGTCAAACTTTTTTTGAGCCTCTGCATTGTTTGCTAGCTCTTTAGAGTTTGCTTCATAATCCGCTAAGGACATTGAAAATATTCTATTCGCCTCATTCATATCCGTGATACCGGCAGCGGCAGCAATTGATTTTTGAGTGAACCTGTCCATATCTCCAAATGCTACACCTTGTGCCTGAACTTGTTGAACAAGAGTTTTCATTCTCTCATCTTCCGTCATCATTAGCATTTGAGTTGTAGACAATTGGGTCCCAAGCAATGCATTGAAGTGAGCTGCACCCTCTGCTGCTCCTGAGAACGTGTCAAACTTTTGAACAATTCCGAGCAAAGTTCCAACCTCGACATTAGCAGCCTTTGCTTGTGCTGCTAAGTTTTTGAATATCTTCATCGATCCCTTTCCATAGACAGCAAGCGTCTTTGATGCTGCAGTGAAATCCTTAACAATCTTATCTGCACCAATACCCAGTTGAACACCAGCCATTGCGAGGTCAGTTTGGGCTTCAATTGCTTCGGTAGCGCCCATCCCCATTATTTTAAATGCGTTCTCCATGAAATCTGCTGTATCTGAGGCGCTTATTCCAAGTCTTTCCATTTGTGAAGTGGAAATTGCTAAGTCTGTCTGAGTCTGCTTTGATAGTTTGGCAAATTGTGATGTTCCAGCATTTAAAGCAATGATCGCATTGGCTGCACCTTCCATCGATACACCCAGCAGGTTTCCTGCTCTTTGTGTATCATAGAGTACATCATTGAATTTACCAACGGTACCCGTCTTTCCTGCTAATGTCGCAAGACCTTGATCAAATGCGTTTAAAACTTTCATTGATTCTTTGAGGATTTTGTTAAAAACAGCTAATCCAATAGCTTTTGGAGAAAAAGCTTCTGCAAGCTGCTCGCCTAGGATTCTCGCCTGACCTTGTGCTGCTTCTGACCCGTCCGCCATTGATGCGAAAAGATCAGTAACTTTGCCTATCGCTGAGTTTGAATAGTTCTTAAGTCCAACCATTCCGGCTATACCTTCAGCAGCAGACTTTGCTTGCACATCTCTGCCTTCTTTAACTGCGGCATTTCGCAGCTCTTCAACATCTTTCATTTCAGCTATTTTGTCGAGTACTTCGTCCAATTCGGCTACATTGAACCTCGTGGATGCTAAATCCTGACCAGACTCTAGTGCTGCTATCATGTCCTCGGCTGCCTGTCTATCGGCTTCTAAAATGTCTCCATTTTCTTCCAATAATTGCGCAATCTCGAGTACTCTTGTTTTCTCAGCTTTGTATTCGAGGTCTTTCATCTTGCTAATTTGAGAAGTAAGTTGTGCGCGTTTGGCTAGCATATCCAAGGCTTTCGCATCTAACTCCGAGGTATCCCTAGAAGTCGATGTTGTTTCAGATACTCCAAGGGCATCTTTGAACGCTTTGATGTTCTCCGTTGAGGCATTTTTGATTGCCTCAAGGATCTGCGCCATTGTTGGTGCTGTTGGATCTGTTGGTTCTGCCATTGTGTTGTCCCTCGTTATTCCCTAATTAGCTTCGAAAACAAAAACCCAAAGGACGTTACCGTCTCTTTTGGGCTTTCTTTATTTCCTTGGCTTCTTCTTCGAACTGTTTTTTCATTCTTTCAACAAACCAACTCCTCAAACCGATTGGAAGGTTATAAGCTTCAGTCAATGACCAGCCTCCAAAATGTTTTAAAATGAAGAACTGTTCATAGACTCCTTCCATGAACTTAGATGTTAGGCCAAAAAAAGTCCGTTCCAAATGGAACGTCGACCTCCTGCTCGTTAGAGCAACTCTTGCAAGTAAGAGTCTGTGCGATTCTGACGCTTGTAGTACAACTTCTCAAACATTTCTTAAAGTGTGAAGCATCTGATACGATCATGTTGTCAACGTAAGAGTGGATCACTTCTTCTTCTGTGAAATTCTCAACTGACTTGATCATCTTCTTGTATTGCTCCACTGCGCCATATTCAACTGTTTTGCCTTGAATGGCCATTTCCATGATTCTATTTTCGTCTTCACCATTTGCGAGTCTAAACTTAACCGTGAACTTTGTGCCGGGCATTGTTGTTTGATATAAACCATCACCAGCATATTGAACAATGTTCATTCCTTCTTCGTCAAGACCACCTTCGATCTTTGGTGACATCAAATCAAACGTCATCATGTTCTTGGTCCCACACTTAGGGCAGTTAACTATGGCGTCGTAATTCGCCCCGTAAGCCGTCGCACGAGCTTTGATGAGTATTGCGTTGCGGTCACACACAAGAAGGCTTAGAGGGTCAATTTCGGCGTCTACAATGATGTTTTGAAGCACTCTCTCTAGTGCGATCCCTTTTCTTATAAGAGATTGGTTTGAAAGTGTGTCTTCATCTTTTGCGGTCATGAATTTAATCTCAACAAAGTCAATCCCGTTTAGAGGATGGTCTTCTGGATATCCCTGACCTTTTGATGGGAGATCAACGACCTCCGTCGGAGCCACAAAATTTAGTGGACTCATTGGTGGAGCATCTGAATGCTCTGGTTTACTGTCTGTTCCCAGACGATTGGAATTTCTTCCCATTATATCTCCAATTAATTTAAGTCAAAAGTAGCATAGTCATAGGCCACTTCGATTGTTATTTCTGTTATGTCGTCACTTCCATAATCAAGTCTAGAGAAGGCTAGCGAAGTCATGAAGGCTCCTTTGACTGTCCAAGTCTCAAGCGGCTGACCATCAGCATTCAATTGTTGAATCGAAAGCCCTTCAATGAATCCCTTGTTATCTTTTGCCAAACCTTCCATGGGTACTTTACTATTGGGGTCTATATATCCTAGTTCTCCCAGCTCGTCCATTAGTAGGTTGATAACATCTCCAACATCTGCTACGATTAGTGAGATTGGCTTCCATGTAGCAATACCGGGATACTTGAATTTGTGATTAATAAGTTGATATTCGTTGTTAGAAATGTCGAAAGATGGCTTATCAACCGACTTAGCCCACCACCAAGTTGCCTGATCGCCATCTAACAATTTAAATCTAAAGTTTCTTTTAGGTTCAAGACTTGCTTCCGTCCAAAAGGTCATGTATAGCCTCTATTAGTTGTTAGTCGTAAATTGTGATGCGTTTCCGTCGCCGTGAGCACATTCAGCCCAGTCATATCGCCAAGTCAAGTCGATTGTTCTCAAGTCGTCATTATCATAAGATAAGTCAGAAAACGAAGCCCCTTTCAACCAAGCATTGCGAAGAGTCCATTCTTCAATCATTTTCCCGTCTGAATTTAAAATTGTAACGATTATCGATTTTGTTCCATCAACGGAATTGTTTTTTGACATTGTAGTCAAAGAGTCGCTGGAAACATCAGTCGCAGTCTTTACTTTAAAACCAGCATTTAATATAATGTTGTTAGTTAGTTGAGTCGCATTTGGAGAGACTGGGTCCACAAGAGACATGCTACAGTCAGTCCAAGTCAAACGACCAGGGAAGTAATACTTGTTATCCATGAAGTCGTGAGTCGCCTCTGCGATATCATATGATGGGGTCTTGAAATTCTTCGCCCACCAGATAACAGAGTTGTCCCCAAATCCAACAATTTCTACTTTAAATCTAAAATTTCTTTTAGGCTCTATCGATGCTTCTGTCCAAAATGACATAATGTAATTCTCCTATTTATTAATAATTAGTGTTGATTAGAATTCTACGCCACTTTGAGTGATAACAAAGTCAACAGCGATAAACTCGATTGCACGGGCAGGCTTAACAAAAACCTTTGCGTACAAAATGTTTCGATCTTGAAGATCTGGGGTAGTGGTTGTTTCATCAAGAACAAGCTTGTATTCGGTAACACCAAACTCAGCTTTTACTCCTGATAATACAACGTCAGCTTGTGCCTTAAAGCGATTCCAAGTTGCTTGAACGTTTTGGTCAAACAAGATAGTATCAGCGATATCTCCAATTTCTTTCTTGAGATAGTTCATCAAGCGACGAACATTGATTCGGTCAAGAGCAGAAGCTGATTGTTGAAGAGTTTTCTGTCCAAAAATCACGGTGTCACCTGTTGCAGGGAATCGTGCGATTGGATTGATGTTTACTTCATATAAGCTATCACGATCAGCTTTAGTTAAGTGTTCGATTGTTCCTAGTATCGCAGGACCTCCAGATCCACCAAGAGGGTTTAATCCACCTCTTTGGAACCCAGCAGGTGCGAACCATGGCTGAGAGTCAGCTTCTGATTTTGCGATTGCTCCAAGGGCCGCTACTGATGGAGGAGTTACAATAACAGTTCCGTTTCCATTTAAAGTATCAGCCAATCGGACATTTGGATAGTAAGTCGCAGCGTAAGAGCTGTCCAATCCGGCAGCATTTATTTCAGCAACAACACCAGAGATGGTTTGAGGAGTATCGTTTGCGGTACCATTATCAACTGCTGGTGAATAAATACCTTCAACATCGATAATTGCTAATGCATCCCCACGAGCCTCAGTTTGTGAAATCAAGTCTTGATTTACTGAACGGTTTGTAACGCCCGGTATAGAGATCAAGTCATAACGAATAACGTCTCTATCGGCTACCATGTTAAGTGCAGATTCCATTGAGTATTGAGCGTATCCGCTTGCATCCAACTCAACTTTGTTGAATGGGTTTTGCAATTTAATGTTAAGTCCGTCAAATCCACCGAAGAATGGTGCGACAAATTGCTTAACACCATCAGTGTCGATAAGAGTAGCAAGCGCTACGGGACTTGAGGCTGCTGCCTTAAAGTAGTATTTACCACCTGTTGTCTCGATTTCGTCCAAAGTGAACGTGTACGATGCTTCAGTCAGTGCATCACCTTCTGCTAAATGTGGTTGAAAGAGGGAGTCTGCTCTTAATTGACCTAAGTCTCCGAAGTTCTCATCGCCTTTTTGAGCATCGTAAGAGAGTCCAAGTAGTGCAGTGGATCCATAGTTTCCATTTCTAACGTTAGTGTTTTGCTCTGAAAGTCCGTATTTCGGATAAGAAACAGTTACTGTATCGCCAACTTTGAGTTCGTCAATTAGATTAGTTGCACCGTTTGGTAAAGTATCCTTACCGAAGATCCAATCTTTAGATGCAAGACTACTGCCTTCTGGGATTTCAGCATCCCCAACATAAGTTCTTGGTCCAACGAATCCAACTGGAAAGTCAGCTCCGATTGTGGCTGTAGCTGTAGGCATTTCAACTCTGACTAAGTTAGAATTGTTAGTGTATGTACCAGTGGTAATAACTTTTTTGCCATTCCATTCTTGATTGATGTTTCCAATTTTCTTTTCGATATAATTCGCATCAGCAGGATTTAAAGTTAAGTTTACAAACTTTTCAATGTATTGAGAAGCTTTCATTCCAACACCAGCGATCTCCAAAGAGAATGTAGCATTTGGACTAAGAGCAGTACCGCGACGAATATCTTTGATTCTCACGACGTGATTCTTGTGAAAGTCTGAGCCTTCTTCTAAAGCTACCAATCTAAACAATTTCTTTTGAGCAGGCTTCGCACCGATAAACCAACCAGACTTTGCTGCTGTGGCTTCGGATTGCCAATCAGTGAATTCACCATTTGATCCAGAACGAATCGCTGCTGTGAAAGCAATGAGGTCATTGCTAGCATCTAGTCTATTAACTGCATGTTCAAAGGTCTCGCCTAAGAAGTAGTTCAAAGTATTAGCACCTGTTCCATCTGCGAATTCTGTAGCATCTGTGTTAAAAACATTTCTGATAAAGTTTGGTGATGCTGAGTCGAAGTTGAAAGTAAACTCATCTTCATTTGTACCATCGCCGATAAAAGCATTCCAGCCATTTGTTCCTTTAACAATAGCGGTTGCTCCATCTTTGGAGATGGCTGTTCCAAAACGTCCGTTACCAGATAATGTGATGTTACTTGCACTCATGTAAAGAACTGCAGCAAGTGTTCCGCTCAATGCAGCTGTCGTTGGAAGACCGCCTGCAAATGTTATGGCTCCAGAGGCAACTGTGAATAGATTCTCTCCAGATGCACTTACATAAGCGATTGTTCGAGTATTACCAGTAGGGCCGGAGACCGCTTGAGTTATCGTAAGTTCGTCTGTTGACCCAACTTGAACGGCTTGGAAATCAGCGTGAAGAGCGACTACTGAGGCAATATGAGCAGCAGCGGCTTCTTTTGTTACAGAAGCTACGCTTATGTCTAATTCGTCAACTCCGGGACTACTAGCGACCCATGTAAATTGCTGGGCGACGCCTGATGCATTTTGAATGTCGATGGTGTCTCCGACTGTGAGGTTCGCGCGACCCAAATCTCTGACTTGTATCGTCACAGAAGCAGCTTGAGTAGCAGGGTTTGTGTTTTCTGCGACAAAGATACCAACGGCAGATTCAACTTCGGGTACGGTACCGATTGCACTTGTGATATCCTTCTGAGGGACACTCCAACCAGCTTCATAAGATGCACCTGATTCTTTAATTCCAGCTAAGCGAAGGAATTTAACAGGGCCAACTCCGGCAGCCAAATAGGCTTGAGCAGCATAGCCAGCATACGAAGGAGCACCAGTGTTTCCTTCTCGCCATGGATCTTGGCTCTTAACCCCATCCATTGGTCTTCCAAAAACTTCGATAAAGTTTTCCAAACTGTTAACCTTGACAGGTTTCATTGAGGGCCCTTTTCTAGATCTACCGATGAGAAGCAATCCATCTTCTTCAGGTACTAGGGTTACTTGTGATTGGTCGATCTCTCTCAGCTCAATTCCGGGAGACGCAAAGTCAAACTTGGTAGGCATTAATTTACTCCTAATAAAATTTTATTTTCCTAGTAAATAGTTAAATAAAAGCCCAAAGTCATAAATCTCTAAATTTCTCACCCGACTTATCCCAAGGTTTACTATCTCCAACAATCACGCGCTCTCTGGAAATCTTGACCTCAACCACTGACTCCTTTCTTTGAATGAAAGGTTCGTCATCATTATGGTCGTTTCCTGTTAAGTAACCAAGGATCTTAATGGTTGCTTTTGCTGTGAATATTCTTTCTTCTTCCCCAAGGTTACCGGAGCTTGATGTACCAAAGTCCGAGTCAATAAACGCTTCATATTTGTATCCACCATTTTGAACAGTGAAGTTTCTTTTTCTCTCGGAAATAAGGAGAGGCAAGATCTGATTCATTTGTTGTTGATATTCTGTTCGGATAAATACTTCAAATGTGCAAGCCACATATACGGGTCTTGGTATTGATATTGTTTCGTAGACAACTTTCTTTGAAGAAGTAGGTCCGGTATTGTCTCCGGTCTCTCTACGTCGGTCAGCGTTCTTAAAGTTTTGAGTCTTGTCTTGTTTGATGACTCTCTTTATCATAATCTTGTTATTGTCGAGCTCTTCCGATTGAACTGCGCCTTTAAAAGCGTCATCTTTTGAGACACCAGTTCGTGCGACGGTGATGATTGGAAGCCTTAGCTTGCCAACACTATCTCTCAAGTCTTTGTTGTTTTTTATCTGATAAGCTCTTTCTGATCCAAACCACAACACCTTAACCTTCTCGATGCCCTGATTTGTTCTTACATGCGCATTAAGTGTCTCATCTACAAACCTAAACACAGCAGTGTCTATGTTCTCTAATGTTGATGGTACTTCTGGAACTTGACTATCCTGCATTGAATACTCCGTCTCTTGCTCTTATACAGTCAGCTGATATCTCAAACCGACTCTCTGGTTGTCCAAAGAGAAGCTTGGGCTCGTTTAGCTTGACTATCTCATAGTAGATAGATCCAAACCTTACAAAGTCACCCTCTCGGACAAATAGGTTTTGATCTTCAGTCAATCTTCTCTTGTGGAAGTTGACGGTAATTTTTGTCGACTTGTCGAGTGCGATGTTTTCTAAGTCTGCTGTCTCAACACCATTGTAGGTAACCAAAGCGTAAACTCTTATTGGATGCAAAAAGGTCTTTTCTATTGCCTCTCCATATAATGGATGGAATTCTGTATTATCAACGTCGATGGGGAAGTACAGGACCTGTTGACCAACAACTCTCTCGATGATCTCATCGTTGATCTGTTTTACAAGGTTCTTCTCTTTCTCGCCTAAAAATAAAGGCGCAGGTGGTTGTGCTGGTCTTTCCCATTTGCCCATCTAGATTACCCCACAAAAATCTTTAGCGGAGTCTTTGAGACGATTGCGTCCATGTTGTCCACCATTGCTTTATCTGTCTCGGCAATCTTAGCATAGAGCATTTCATCAAGTTGCTTGTTGAGCTCTTCTCTTAATGTCTGCTGTTCGCTAGAGGCTTGTCCTAGAAGGTCTGAGGCGTTCAAGGAGACCGTATCTCCGGGAATAGGTATGCTACCCCCAAACTTACCTCTAACTTGCCCCAGAGTCTCTTTAGAGAGCGCTAAGGAGAACCTTCTAATCCACTGTTGACCGATGGAGTTAATCTTATTAAAAGGAATGTTCTCCATAGGCATAGTGTTCATGTTGTTGACTCCATCAATACCAGAGTCATATGAACCAGTAGTGAATGCTTCGTTACCAGTTTCAACAGTAAATCTAAACCAAAATTTTTCTGGTGAGACACTGTCTGGTGGTGGGTAGAGTATTAATTTGTTATCAACCAACTCATATGAGTAATGAGATGTCCTTGTGTATAAGTGGTCTTCATATTGTATAGCTTGAAGCTTGTTTTGCCAAGGTGGTATTACTTGAAATGATGAGTCATCGGCATACTGTCCGTAACTGTGCATATCACCAGTAACATTTAGGCCACCGTAATATCCATAGAATCTCCACATTTGTCTTGGAGATATGTAATATACTTGTCTGATCTTGATTCTCTTGTTATCCATTCCGGCCCAAGGAGTTCCATCTTGAGAGCTGGATACGACATGTTGAAGGTCATAGTCTTGTCGATCCACAACTCTATCAAAGGATGCTGAATAGATTGGCTGAGTACCACCGACCATTGCTTCTGTTGAAAACTTATCTGCACCTCTGAAGGCATAGTCGAATTGAAACTTGGGATACTTAAGAGATACGGAGTCTGATCCGGATACTTCACCCTTGTGATCAAAAGACCCTGTAGGGCCTCCTAGGGCGCTCCCTAAGGCGTTCCGTGCTTGATGTAGGTTCACGATATAGGAATACTCTAAACAGGCTTCCTCGTAGTGATTGTAGACGTTTTTGTTTGTGATCTCGATATCAAGAACGTCTCCACCAAGTCTCTTGTATGTGAATGCTACCTGTGCCGCAGCACCTGATAAAAAAGCATCTGATGTGTAAAAACCAATCGCTAATGACTCGACAACATCAGCCTCTGTTCCCTTTTCGGATAATACAATAGCTGATACTGTTGATGTTGGTGTAAGATCAGGAAATGACATATAAAACCCTCCGTCATTGTAAATAGTTTAATTAAAAGTAAACCTCCGAACACCAAGGTATTCAGAGGAAAGGAGGTTAAAATGAAACTTAATTATTTTACTTTTTAGTAGATTTCCTAGAGCGTCTGCGAGTTGTCTTTTTTACTTTAACTTCTTCAACAGCCTCTTTGGCTTCTTCCACTATATCAGCAGCAGTTTCCATTGCTTCTTCAACAGCTTCCTCAACAACCTTTGCTACCTTCTTAGCGGTCTTCTTAGTCTTTTGTGCGACTTCCTTGACCTCTTCAACGGCTTCTTCAATTGTCTCTTCAACTGTCTCTGCAACCTCTTCGATTGTTTCAACAACTTCTTCGATTGCTTCTGCGACTTCTGCCTTAATTCTTTCTTGTTCGTCAATGATATGACCAAGCCCTACACGACGAGCCTCTTGGGGATCTAACTCAATCCCCAAAAGACGGTGTTTTCGTAATAGAAGCTTTTTTCTTTTTGATCTACGACCCATTAGTTACCTCTTATGCGAATACGGCTGTTGCACCAGCGGTAGCAATCGCAACACCACTAACTTGCCAGTTTGTGCCATCACAATAAACATCTATGTAAGATCCAACGTGTGTTACATCAGTAAATTCAACTTTGGTGTCGGTTCCATCATCTTTTCTTGTTCTGACTTCTGTATCGTTGGCTGCATGATATACAACATTCAGTATCGTACCTTTCATTGTAGCGGCGCCCGATGCTACGATATCAACTTGTGCGGCTCCATTGCTCATCTCAGACATAAATTGAAATCTGAAGTAAGCACCCTCTTGAGCAGCTGGTAGTGTGATGCTAATACCAGCAGCAGCATTATAATTGATCAAATACAGTTCTCCAGTTTCGGCGCTTGCAATTGTCTTATTACCTGTGATAATTTCTGTTCTTTGACGACTTGCGACTCTTGCCGCTCTTCCAACTTTAGCCATAATATAATCTCCTTAAAATATATGATCTTGGGCAAAGGTGCCCTTGTTTCTTATTAAATAGTGTCTAGAAATAGAAAACCCCCGAACCGAAGTCCGAGGGTCTCTTTTTTTCAAGATCGTTAAATTAGGATCCAGACTCGCCTGCTAATCCACGAACGATAACAAGACCGTACATGTCAGGACGAACCATTTTCTTACCGTAACGAGTCATAACACCTTTGCGAGGAACGAAGTCTTCAGGTCCAAAGATGGTAGGAGTTGTTTGCAATGGTACATATGGAGCGTAAACATATCCACTTTCCAAGAAAGAAGAACCTTTACGACCAACCAAGATTGCGTTACGTGGGAAGTAAGGATCAACGATAACGTCGAACTTACGGTTCAAAGAACCAACCTTAACAGCACCGATGTCGCCTTTGTCAGCGTCAGCAGTAACGTTCGCACGGAAACCAGCAGTGAATTCCAAAACGTTCGCAACTTCAGGTCCTACGACACAGAAGTTAGCACCACCACGCAAAGTCTTACGATGGATTTGTGCAGAAACGTCGTTGATAGTTTCGATCAAAGTTTCATACCATTCAGAAACAGTACCAGTGAAGTCAGGAGCAGCAGAAGTTGCGCCAAGCTCAGCACCAGTTTCACGGTTTACAAACAAACCAGGTGAACGAGACCAGTAGTAAGTCGCAGCAGTTGCGCCGTTTACAAGGTCAGCCAAGATTTCACGATCCAATTCAAGAGCGATTTGCTCAGAAAGGATAGAAGTCAATTCTACTTCAGCATCCAAGTTGTGGTAAGCGTTCAAGTCTTGACCCAATTCTGGAGTCCACTTTGCTTTCAACTTCTTGGTTTGTGCTGTAATAGCGATTGAGTCTACCTTGATGTCGATCTCAGGGATATCAACATTGTTTTCAAGTCCCCACAATTGTTGTCCAATGATCCCACCAGGGGTTGACGATGCAGCAATATTATCAATCATTGGGAACTTAAGGGCCCCTGCTGCGGAAACTGCTGCCGGTGCTGTATCAGAGGTAACTTCAGCATCCAAGCTGGCGCCTGCGGTTTGAGTGAATACGAATCTAGTAGCAGTTTCGCCCAATGCGGTGGCGTTGGCTTTAACTTTTGAAGTCAAACGACGAAGTTGAGTCAATGCAGTGTTTGCTTGAGTTTCAACTGTTGCTTGTGTAATAGCCCATACAAAAGCAGAAAGATTATCAAAGTCTGCTGGTGAGTTGGATGTCGTTGAGTCTTTGATTACACTGTTTTTCACATCAACAACAATGATACCAGTACCATCTGTGATGTTAAGAAGATCAGCATCAAATCTAATAGCTTTTGCTGCACGATCTGGGACGGTGCCGTCCAAGTTGAAAGCAGCGTGTACTTTCATAGAAGCAACGATGATTTCTGCGTTAGATCCAGTTGGAGATGCGTAAGCATAACCAGTTGCACCAGCACGAAGAGGACCAGAGCCTTCAGAAATTCCTCGTGCGTCAACCAAGTTAACACCACCAGTTACTTCAGAACCAACACGGTCAGTACCGTAGATTGATTCGGTCGCTGTATTTCCAAGACGAGAGCTGTTGAATGTGAAGTCCAAGAAGAAAATCAATCCACTTGGAAGAGACATTGGTTGTACAGAAACCAAGTCGTTCGCAATCAATCCAGCGAATACACGACGAACGATTGGGAATGCAACAGCAGCAAAACCTTCGACAGATCCACCAGCCATTGTGTTAGACTCACGCAATAATTCGCGAGCTTGATTCTCCAATAGACGAGCCATTGAAGCTTTTTGGTTATCATCAGACAAGCCTTCTAAAAGACCAGTTTGTGACCATTTGTTTAACAGAGCAGCACCTTCTTTTTGCATATCGCGGTTGACGATACCTTCTGTTAGAGTTTCGATAATAGACATTGTAAAATCTCCTTAAATTATTTTTTTATGCCTGCAAGCTTCTGCATCTTCTCTTTAAAAGAATCTTCAGATTGCTTGCTTTCTTTAATGTTTTGTCTCGAATTCAACATAGAACTTAAGTTCGATCTTCGGTTGACAGACTCGCTCAGTGATTGTGGACCTCTTTTGCTATTAGGCGTCGATCCCACTGTGGCTTTGAGTGTCTCATGAAGTTTTTTAGCTTCTTTCGGAGACTCCGCATTGGCGATGGCTTCGACAATTTTTGATTTTTGTCGCTCATTCAGGGAGGCATCATTCAATGTACGGTTTTGATATAAAAGTTTTGCGTTGGACAACAGTGTTTCCTCAAGATAGACTTCCATCTTGGATAGGACGCTTTCCATTTGATTGTTCTGGTTCGTCAGAAACTCTAATGTCTCGGTTAATTCGTTTACGACACCCATCGTGTCGTCTTCATCTTCAGAAGCTTCTTCGGCTTCCTCTTCTTCTTCGTCTGGATATACAACGTCAGCCATTGCTGCATTATACATTTTTCTGTGTTGGGATCCAACGCCGTTTCCGCCGAGGGTATCAAGAATTGGATTTTTGTCTATCTCAACTTTTTCCTCGATAACTTCCTCTGATTCTTCAGATAGCATATCTAAGACTTCTTGCAATTGCAAATCCATGTCGTCTCCACCGTCGTCAAGGATGTCGTCTAAACCACCTGCAGCATCGTCAGGGGGTGTATCCATTCCAAGATCGTCAAGGCCACCTAGAGAGTCATCTGCGCCACCTTCAGCGGCATCCAGTTCATCTTGCTCTAGTGAGACATCTCCAAAATCCAATTCAACCATTCCATCTGGTCCTACTGGTAAGTCTGCGATGACTGCTGAGATTTTCGTATATAAGTCTTGAGCACCGGGTCGACTATCGTATGCAGCGGTTGCCTCGATTGGTGTAGAACCTTCAGGTGCAGGTGCAGCTGCGGCAGCAGCTTCTTCTTCTTGCATGAGTTCTTCTTCAACTTCGTTTATGATTTCATCAACTCTATTGGAAGCATCATCTACTTCAAGCATTTGATCAACAGCTTCTTTGATTTGCTTTGAGTATTTGTCGAGAACGGATTGTTCTGCGTTCTTGATGGCCTGCTCTCTGAGAGCCGCAGCATCGGCAATTGCTTGTTCTAACATGCTAGACATTAATTTATCTCCCGAATTTTGTTTTTCTCCAATAAATAGTGTAAATAGACTTTAAAGTCCAAAACAAGCCTTAAAAAGAAAATGCCCCTGAGCCAACTCGGCCCAAGGACAAATCACTTCAAAGTTTAATTGAAATTAACCAGATTAACCTTCGTTGAATCGATCGGCTACCTGTTGAGAGGTTAAAACTTCGTTTAGAACTTCAAACTTCTTGATCTCGCCTTCAAATAAAGCATATGGATCATTGTTGTTCCACGGGTTCGCTCCAATGTAGAGACCCCAGTCAGAAACATAGCCATCAGAAACACTTGAGCCGCCAGAGCCTGCTTGGACTCCGTCAACATATAGAGTATAACCAACAGACGCTTCCCAAGACAATGCTAAGTGATGCCATGCGCCATCATTTAGACCACTAGGTCCAGTGAGTTCGCCTGTTCCACCTGCAGGGTGTCTATATTTCAACTGACCATCGTTTAGTCTTGCAAAGAAACCATTGCGGAAATCCCCGCCACTTAAGCCTCTAACATGAGAAGAGTAGATTCTTCTATCGCCAGTTGCTGTAGTCTTAAACCAAACAGATGTAGTCATCTTGTCTGTAAATCTGAAACCATCGTCGATAACCGCATAGTCACCTGTTCCGTCGAGAACAAGAGAACCATTACTTAAGTTAGCATCTCCATAGAGAGTTGCAGATGACTCAAGATAGCTTGAACTATCTGAAGTTCCAATGCCACCAGTGTATTCATCATGAATATCTTGTGCTGATTTTACAGACTTAGTAAAACTAAGGCCATCAATTTGTCCATTGAAATAGCCTGAGTAACTACCATTAAACCAACCACCAATTCTCAACTCTCCAGATGTAGATGTGTTTCTAGCAGTTGGAACATAAGAGTGAACCTCTACGCCGTTGAAGTACATTTTGTAATCTCCAGTAGCAGGCATTACATACGTCACGTGATGCCATGCGTTCAAAGAGATTCCACCAGACGGAGCTGCGCGATTGTTTGCAGTTGGATTGCTTCCACCTACCCAACTCGTTGTCTGTAGACCACCAGAAGTCATGTTACCAGAGCCATCATCAGCAGCCATAGTTGAAATCGCTGCGATGTAGCCATCCCATCCTGTGCCCATCTTTGAGACAAGAGCCGCGTTCCAATTATTAGGTAGTGAGTTAGCTTTGAACCACATAGAAATGGATAGATCTCCACTCTCTCTATCGTAATCAGTAGAGTGTGGAAGTGAAGCATAGGTTCCATTAGTTCCATCAACATGAAGAACGCCGTCAATCAACTGAGCATTTCCATGAAGAGTTAGGCCTGCGCTCTCCTCAAGACCCACGATAGAGCCAGCCGAAGGGGCCTCACCACCAGCAGCAGTCTCGATAGACATTTGACGATCAGCTTGTCCAGCAATTGCAGCAACTTGAGAATCAGTTAATGCAGTTCCAGACTTGATCTGAACTGAATCCATAGAGCAAGGTAGAGAGCTACCAGTTACGGATCCACCAAAAGCAAGAGCACCCAATGCGAAGTTTCTATTCGAAGCCATCTTCATGAGGTTTCTATTTTGGTTTAATAATTCTCCACACTTAACGCCGTCAACAAAAAGCTTCAGGTCATATGTCGAGCCGTTGTAACTCCAAGTCATTGCAAGATGCGTCCATTCACCTGCAACAAGTGGTTTGCTACTGATACCCTTTGGAGAACCAGTCCACAAGTCCCACAAAATTGTTTTAAATTCTATGTTACCGGAACCATCTTTAGATATCGCAAGACGGAACTCGTTATTCGAATCTGCTGCGTTACCTGCTATGTATTTCCAACCAGTCCAACTTGTGCTATCAGGATTGAACCACATAGAAAGAGTCATTTCTTCCTCAGTTCTTGTGCCGTCGACATTAAAGTCAACGATACCATCTGTGTCTAGGGACACCAAAGTAACAGAAGCATTAGCTGGCTTCACAAACACATTGTTTGTAATCAATGCACCATTACTGAGGTTGTTAGAAGCTGATGTTAGTTCTTCGATAAAAGTTCCAGCAATGACGTTTCCGCCGCCGCTTTGTTCCTCTTCATAAGCAGCTGCATCGGCTACAGACCAACCTCGTGTCCCGCTATTATACATAGCCAAGATTTGAGCGTCGGATAGTGTAACATCATCAACCCACTCCATGAAGTCAAATTGCCCATTACCTTTATAGCTTACAGAACCGTTGTAGTTCTCAGCACCTATGTAGTGCTTAGTTCCATTAGCGATCCCAGCGTAAGCTCTAATTCTCTTAGAAGAAGAGTTTCCGGTTTTGGTGTAGACTTCTTGACCGTCAATAAACAACTTTACAGTCATAGATTTAGAGCTGGTAGAAGTGTAAGCGATATCCGTTTCAACAGTAACTAAGGCATGGTGCCACTCATTGAGAGTTAGCGGTGTTGACAAGGTGACCCCATTTGCTCCACCGATTGGAGTTGAAATATGGAGAAGCGAAGAACTAAACATTCTTAGTCCAAAGTCAACTTCCGATGGATAGTGTTGATCCGAATATAGTCCCATCTGAGATTGTTCTGGATTGAACCACATTGAGAACACTGCTGTTGTTGCAGTTGTGCTCGGAACAACCATTCCAGACTTCTTGTAGTAAGAAGGAGTCACAGCAGATGTCGAAAGAACGCCATCAGTGAGTGCTCCTCCTCCAAACATTGTAAACTCTTCCAAGAACGTTCCAACGCCTGTTGGAGTAGACGATGAACCGCCTTCCTCTGGGACGATGAATGATTCATTTACTAACAACCAAGCCAACGAACCGTCAGACATAACTGTAAGCATTGCGCCATCACGAGAACCATTATAAACAGGGATCTCTTCAATGTCGTAAAATCTTGTATTCCCAGGTGTTCCACCTGTTCTAATACCAGAATCTTCATCCTCAGAAGATAAGAATGAAACTCGAACAGTTTGCTCGGATCCTGTTTTAGATTCTAAATAATATTTTTGATGCTGAATATCAGCTATGTATGATGGTATTGTACCATCTGTGTCGTGCAATAATGACCAACTTTGGCCATCAAAGCCGTAGATTTTGACATCTACTTCATGGAGACTGACTGAGATTTTGTAATCAAAACCTGCAGGTGGTACAAAACCATCCGCCATTTGTGGTGCTGACACGTAAGCCGTCCCTCTTAAAAGTGTAGTTTTTTTCATGATGTTCTCCTTATCTGGTAACCCAGATTAAACTTCCTAGTGCATCAACGGTCAGTACCTTTCCTGCATCAGCAACGGTAAATGCAGGCATATCAGAGATGTCTTCAAGCTTGTTGGCCTTCGAACCCTCTACGGTTGGTGCGACAACGGTATCTTCAACAAAGAAGTATCTCATAGTTTCTTCTTTACCAGAAGCAGATGTGAAATATACGTCTTCGTATTGCGATAAATCAACGGCATATGTATCATGTGCAGAATTATAAATTCCACCACCATCATGTGCTTCATCATCAATTAGAATAGAAGCCGGTCTGAGTTCATCAATCAAAGACCATGCTCCGTTCTGTTTTCCGTAAATATCAACGTTAGCAAAGCCAACAATGATCACGGATTGTGCTGTAGCATTTCCTTGCGCTAACATCCCATCAGTTGAGGGAGTAGGCTGAGATAGTGCAGCAAGTGTTTTATTTAATTTCATAGACATTTTGTTTCCTCCAATGAATTTTAAGTGTCTTGTTAAAAAAAAGCCCCGAAGATTTCTCCTCGGGGCCAAGAGCAATGCTCAATAGCATTGAGGACTACTCTTTTAGTCAGCTATTATACCATGTAGTATACGCCTGCATGTTCAACGAAAGAAACAGAAGCGCCTGAGTAAAGTTTGATCTTACCGTCAGCTTCTCCATCAATAGTCATTCCTGCAGGAGCGTGGAATTCCATAGCTTCAGAACTTGAAGCAGCAAGGCTCAAAGTCATTTTGAAGTTTGGACCCATTACCGGCAATGTTGCCATTGCAGAAGCACCAGAGTTAACAACGATTTGATGTGCGAAACCGCTAGGCAACATGATAGAAGCAGAAGCAACCACATTAGTAATGTGGTTAACAGTAGTTTCACCATTGTGCATATCAGTAATCTTGCTTTGCAATTGACCCTCAGCAGTAGTCGCGCGAACAACTTCAGCATTCAAAGAAGCTGTAAGGTTATTGTCAGCAGTGATACGAGCAAACTCTTCAGCAGCATCAGCAGCTTTGTATGCAGCATCCAAAGCCAAATCGCCAGCAACACGAGCAGCGATTTCATCATCGATATCGCTTTCAAGACCAGTCTTCATAGCAAGATCAGCAGCTTCGTAAGCAGCAGTTACAACTGCATCAGCAGCAGCAAATTCAGCTTGTAAAGCAGCTTTTTCAGAAGCCAATTCAGAACGGATCGCAGCACGATCAGTAGTTGCAGCAGCATCTACACCGTCCAAAAGTCCCATCTTAGTATTGTAAGCAGAAACATGACCAGCAAATGCAGTGTCGTTTTCTGTGTCAACAGAGTTAACCAAAGCTACGATTTCAGCAAATGAATCTTTGTCGGCATCAGCACCAGCCAAGATAGCATCAATACGTCCCTTCTCAACACCGATTTCACCAGCAAGACCGATACGAGCTTGTTCAGCAGCAGCGAAGTCAGCATTAGTCGCAGCAATTTCAGCATCCAAAGAAGATTGCATTGTAGCAATTTCAGCATCAGTGTAAGCTTTAGCGTCAGCCAAACCTTGAACATCACCAGCAGCACGGTCAAGAAGCTCTTGAGCCAAGTTTCCAGCGATTACACCACGAGCAGCCAAAGCATCAGCGAAAGAACCAGAAGCAGAAGCTTCGTTAGCGTCAACATCAGCTTGGATTGCATTACGAGCAGCCAAGTTGAAAGATGCAGCAGCTGATTCAGCAGCAGCACGATCTAAAAGCTCTTGAGCTAAATCAGCAGCAATTGCGCCTTCAGCAGCAGTTGCACGTTGTTGTTCAGCAGAGATTGAGTTAGACAAAGCCAATTCAGCAGCTTCTGCACGAACTTTTTCACCGTCAACTTTTCCGTCAACTGTGTTGATTTGGCCTTGGAGACCTGCATCAGCAGCAACACGAAGAGCAGCTTCAGAAGAAACTTCAGCATCAGTATAAGCTTTAGCGTCAACTAAACCTTGAGCATCACCAGCAATACGTGCAGCTTCTTCAGCATCCAAACCAGCTTGCAATGCAGCATCTGCAGCATTAGAAGCTGCTTCTTTTGTAGCCATTGCTTGGTCAAGTCCAAACAAAGATCCACCGAATACAGCACCTTCTGGTGTTGTCCCACGAATTGCGCCATCGCCAGCGAGACGAGCAGCTTGCTCAGTAGAAACAGCATTAGTCAATACAAGCTCAGCAGCTTCAGCGCGAACTTTTTCTCCGTCAACAGCACCATCGGTGTAGATTTCCATCTGACCTTTAAGAGCAACATCAGCAGCAGCAAATTCAGAACGAATCGCAGCTTCTTGACCAAGTGCACGAGTTTCTTCAGCAGAAACAGCAGCAGTCAAAACACCTTCAGCAGCTTCAGCACGAGCTTTCTCGGTCAATACAGCAGAAGCGTTTGCAGAGATAGCAGCGGTGTGAGTTCCATCTTGAACTTTAAGAGCGTCAATTTCAGCAGTGAAAGCAGTTTCCATTGCAGAGTCTGCAGCAGCAAACTCAGAACGGATAGCACCACGATCAGTAGCAGCAGAAACAAAATCAGCATTGGTAGAAGCAATTTCAGCATCCAAACCAGCTTGCAATGCAGCTTCAGCAACACTTGCTCTAGAAACTTCAGCAGCCAACGCAGCGTCGTTAGAGGCTTCGTAGTCAGCAAGGTCTTGAGCAACAGCAGCATCACCAGCAATACGAGCAGCTTCTTCAGCAGCATTAGCTGCATCCAATTCACCCATCTTGGTGTTATAAGCAGAAACGTGTCCAGCAAAAGCTTGATCATTTTCAGCATCGATAGAGTTAACCAAAGTTACGATTTCAGCAAATGAATCTTTATCAGCATCAGAAGCCAACAAGATAGCGTCAATACGACCTTTTTCAGTATCGATCTTACCTTCCAATACAGCTTCTCCAGCCAAACGGTCTGTCTCTTCTTGAGCCAAAGCGTTTGCCAACTGAGTTTCAGCAGCCAAAGCACGAACATTTTCAGCAGTAATCGCAGCAGCGTTTACTCCTTCAGCAGCACGAGCTGTTGCAGCTTCTGCATCGATAGAAGATTGAAGACCAGCTTCAGCAGCTTCAGCACGAGTTTTTTCAGCAAGAACTTCTTGATCAGTGTAACCTTTTGCTTCTTGAAGCTTTGCAGCATCAGCAGCAGCGAATTCGCCACGAATCAATGTTTCTTCACCAGAAGCACGAGCTGCTTCTGCAGTGATTGCTGCAGCATTTGCAGCTTCAGCAGCACGAGCAGTAGAAGCTTCAGTTGCTAAAGAAACAGTAACTTCATTGATGTTTCCTTGAAGACCAAGTTCTGCAGCTTCTGCGCGTACTTGCTCAGCAGTGATTGCAGCAGCGTTTGCAGCTTCTGCAGCACGAGATGTAGAAGATTCAGTCGCCAAAGAAACGGTAACCAAATTAACTGCACCGATACGATCAGAAACTTCTTGAGCCAAACCATCAGTCAATACTTGATCAGCAGCTTCAGAAGCGGTTTTGTTAGCAGCGATTTCCATTCCAATGTCGCCATTGAAAGTTTCTTGAGCAGTTTTAAATGTGCTGTGAGCCAATGCGTTAGCAGCTTCAGCAGCTGTAGCTCTAGCGATTTCAGCATTGATGTTACCTTGAAGAACAACTTCGCGTCCATCAGTGTAAGCACCAGCAGAAGAGATTGCGTCAGCTTCAGCTTGATCAGCATATCCTTCCATTTGACCTTTTAAAGCAACACGAGCTTGATCTGCAGCTAATGCTTCAGCAGCTGTAAAGTCTTTAGCAGCTTGGATGTGACCCATGCGTGAAAACTTTTGCAATTCGCCTTGACGGATTGCAGCGATGTCGAAAGACAAATCAAATTCATAAGCAACTTCAGATGAGAAGTAGTTAAGATTCTTAATTACGTTAGCTGGAAAATCAATGTTTTCAGCAGCCATGAGAGTCATGTCGAATTGAGCAACTTGTGCATCATATACGATAACTCCATTATTAAATTTAGCCATTATTTATTCCTCCATAAGAATATAATGTGCTCTCTGTCTCATCAGTGGCGGACAGAGAGCTACACATAACTACACTCTCGAAAACTTAAAGGAAGATAAAAAATACACAGTTTTTAATTAAGCTTTCAAAACATTAAAAAAAAAATTTAGCACTCTACATTATCGAGACTAGCGAAGTTGTAGAACGTTAGAACAAGAAGAAGTTTGATTGCCCATCTGTATATATGCTTATGGAAGATCGTGGGGACGCCAATGTAAGTTGAGGTAGTCCATCGATTGTTTGATTGTTCGATGCTTGGATCACGAGATTATGTACCTGTGCATTCGCTAATTCATCAGTTATGATGAATATCTGTCCATTAATTAAACTACTAGCATCAGGTAGTGTGACCACAAGGTTTTGTTGAGATTGAATTCCTACGAAGTAGTCGCTGGTTTGAACTTGGTAATCTTGCGTTGCGACAACTCTAGACCTAACCTCTATCCCGTGTTGTAAGTTTGGAGAAATCACAACGTTTCCATTCTCATCTAGCGACAAGTGTTTAAATGAGCTTCCTTCTGGGATGTTTGACAAGTTCAATTGAGGTATGATTACTTTACCAGAAGATGGTAATAGAGATAAATCTCCAGTTGGTTGCACATGCAAATCTGCATATGTATGATTTGATAATCCGAAAACTGCGTCCGTATTAGTCAGTCGCATTTGAGGATTTGCATCTTTGATCTCGACCTTTCGAGAGGCACTGTTTGTTCCAACGGCTATGGAAGACCCAACATTCAAGCTACCATTCACGGATGCTGCATTCGCAACATTAAGTGAAGTTAGTGTTCCTAAACTTGTTACATTCGGCTGTGCAGCGGTACTAAGTGTACCTCCAAGATTTGTGGAGTTTACTGTTGTCGCATCAAGAGTTGGAGTCACAATGTTGTCGCTACTGATTGTTGTGTTTCCGTTTGTGATACTGTCCGATGTAATGTTTGTAAAATGACCCAAATGTGAGGACACAGAAACAGAGGAAGAAACTTCTCCAACGTTATTAAGAATTATGTCGGCATTAGAGCCCACCACAAGCTCACCAAGAACGTTTGTTGAGTTAGCTATGTCTAGTGTCGTAGAGTTTGTTGAAAGTGTTGTGGAACTATTCTCGACGTTAATAGAGAGTGTTTTGGTCCCATCTCCAACAGAAAATTGATTTGAGGTTGCTGATACACCAAATTTGGATGTTGCATAGTTTCCAACACCAACACTTCCACTTTGCACATAGAAGCTGTTGTCAATGACCAAACCATTGGGAGTTGAGATTGTGTTTGCGTTCATTATAATTGTGTCGCTGGCTTCATCTCCGAATGTTAAAGTATCAGCTGAAACTACAAAGTCTGTGGTGTGTGCTGTGAGTGTACCTGATACTATCAGGTTTCCTGTTATTCTTGCATCTCCGGATACATCGAGTGCATGTTCTGGCGATGGTGTGTTGATACCTAGCTTTTGTGCTGTAGGCATTATTGAGAACGCACCACTGGAATCAGTTGTTAAGTCTGTGTGGTGTCGGGTTGGGTTAAATAAGACTCCACCGTTTACAATTTGGTCTGCACCAACTGAAGATAATCTCAATTGTGTACCAGATGGGTCATATATTTCAACTTTCTTTTCGGGGTCGTTTGTTCCGAAACCAGATTTACCGGCAGAGCCTACGAAGAATCTGTTTGTCGCAACAGCTAATCCTTCGTTGATTACTGCGAAATCCATTCCGACTGCATTGGTGCTATTGACATTGCTAAAGTTGTTGCTAGCAATTTGCGTTTGACCGTTGCTGTTTGATGAGATGTTGAATTCTGTTTGCGCAGTTGGAGTTCCCAATATAACATTTCCATTTACATCCACGATACGTCCTGTGAGAATGACGTCACCCAAGGTTGTGTTGGGAATCACTGCGGTAGTTGATGTTAATGCGGATGAAGTTATATCGATTGCAGACAATGTTTCCATAGCTACATCTTCAAAGAAACCCAAGGTTCCACTGACCTCATCGGCTTTCACTTCCAATGCTTGGACATTACCTGTGACTGAGAGTAATGTACCATCGAATAGAAGATTTGCTTCTGCGTTTACCGACTTTTCTCCAATCGAGGTTACAAGCCTGTTGTCACCAAAATTATTGTATTCGTTGATCGCAAGACCATCAAGGTCCCCACCCCAACCATAAAAGGCTGACGCTGAAACGTTCCCTGTAATGTTTAGAGAACCAGTAAATTGATGTACATCATCTAGAGTGTCTCCAAAGATTGAAGATCCGGAAACTTCAAAATGAAATACTGTTTTGGTTTGGTTTTGGATCTCGAAGTTGTGGGCAATGATATTCCCAGACACCATCAAAGCGTTCTCTTCATCTGACCATAGAAGGTTAGGGTCGTGCTCTAATGCAGTCGTGATACCAGCAAGTTGAACTGAACCTTTAGGTCCGGAAGCTTGCGTACCAGCAACGTATGCCCATCCAAATTCCTTTGCCATTACTCATCGATTCCCGGTCCAGTTAGTTCATACATTCTCTCAGTTGGAATTCCAGTAAGACCAGCACAGATGCTAACATCGGCATCGGCAGTAGATCGTAGAAAGATTTGCTTTGCTTTGCAGTTTAACGTTATTTCTTGTTGATCAATAAGAGTAATTTTGTGATGTGAAAGTGCGTTGACCAATGCTCGTCCGTCAACAAAAGCCTCGGTGGCAGTGTTGGTTCTTGATAAATTAAACACACCAGCCCTATCTTGGATTGTAGTGGTGGTATCGGCTACGGGAAAAAAGTTCTTATAAGTATTGTCTTCAAATTCATATCTTGCAACGATTGAGCCTTGTAATGATTGGTCTAAATTACTAATTGATTCATAGGCAGAGTAAACACTACTTGCCTCTGATTTCGTCAAAGCTTTGTTGAATAGTAAAACCTGTTCATAAACTCCGTCAAATCCATTAGTGTCTGTTGATCCCAATGTGATATTAGTTATCGGGTCAGAAAAAGATTCTGTAGACGACCTTGTTAATACATTGTTGACGAAAAAATTTGAATCTCCATTCGAAAATGTACATATAATATTATAGTATTGACCTGCAGAAAATGGTACACCGGAAATTATACTAGGTTGATTGTTTACTATAAATCTTGTTGAGCCTGTACCAGTCGTACTATGTATTTGAACTCTAAATGAATTACCACCAGCAGTTTTCAAGTCAAAGAATTTTGTTATCTCAACATCGGTAATTTTTATCCAAAGAGAAATAGAAAACTCAGTAAGAGAAAAGCCGGAGGCTGAGTAGCTGACGTCTGGATTTGTCCCAGCATTGCCCATTTGAAGACCCCGCCTTGGCTCACAGAAAACGATATCTATGTTACCAGATTTAGTTCCATTAACGTCATTCATTACTTTGATGTAATCAGTAACGTTTGGAAATTCATAAAACTTACTCTCTACCCCAATAAACTCATGATTCTTCATCCATGGTCGACCAGAGACTTGATATGACCCCATGTTGTTGAGACCTGTTGTATATTTAAAACTCATTAGGTCGCCACCCCTTCTACATTGTCTAGACTAAACATTCTGTCATTGGGGATTGTCGTAAGTTCTGCGAATATCTGAACGTCGTCATTTGTGGTACCTGACGTTCCGGCTGTTTTTGAGATGAAAATCTCCTTACACTTCACATCAAATGTTTGTGAACCATCTCCTACTATTGTAACGAAATTGTTGTTTGTAGTTGCTCCCTTTACATATGGAGATACGCCAACAGAAAATGGAGCAAAGTGTACACGAATGGGGTCACCGTGATTTGACTTTACCGTTATTGACTTAGTTACAGTTGGAAATTGAAACCTTAGAGAATCTGTTGTGTTTGCTGGTAGGTTTGAGCCGCTAAGGTATGGGACTCCACTTACTTGGTATGCACCAACGTGGCTTAATCCAGCTGTGTAAAAATTTGAACTCATAAATCTCTCCTCTCTTTTAGGACTAAATAGTTAATCCTTATTCTTCTTTATGCGCGCTCTCCACTTTTTACGAGCAAGTCTCTTTTTTTCAGACTCAGAAGTGAAATGTCTGTGGTCTCGAGCTTCTTGGATTATTCCAAGCTTTTTGCACTTTTTTGTGAAGCGCTTGATGAATTTTTCCATCGCCTCGCCTTTGCGAGGTTTCATTTTGTAATTGGTAGCCATTATTTTCCCTTTGCTAATTTTGACCAAATAGCTGAAGACATTCCGAAAGCTGAGATATCAACTCCGGGATCGCTTGGTGCAACACCCTCTAGGGCTTTTGAACCATGACCTCCGGAAGATTTGCCGGCTGCTTGTTGACTTAAGGGCTTTGTGCCTTCAAACAAGTCCACGCCATTGTATGCATCTGACCCAATTGAGTCAAGCATTCTTCGTCGCTGTTCTCTTAGTTTTCTCTGTTGTGCTTCTTGATCTATTTGTGGTTTTTGATAAGTGGGTTGAGCTTGGGTTTCGACAATACGTTGACCGCCTGTTCCCTTGACAACCTCTGAAATAATTCCGGAGAGAACTCCTTCTTCAAAAATAACCTCTTTGATACACTCTTTGATGAGTGGCTTTAAGGTTTTTCTTAATTGTTCTTTGTTCATTTAATCTCCAAGAATCTTTTTAAATAGATTGTCAATATTGTTTTCTTTTTGTTCTCGCAACTTTGTCGAGAATCTAGTTGGCTTTCTAGAGCTTTCGCCCGGATAAACATAAGCATCTGGGGTTGATGGTTCTGATACGATATCAAAACAAATTAGTTGAAAGTCTTCTTCAACAATTGTTGATCCCATTGATTCTCGAACCGATCCAAGTCCTCGTGATGATATCCCAAGTTTCACACCAGCATTGATGAGATCCTTCAGGATTCTACCACTAGGAGTGTCTAGGACCTTGATCTTGCCCATTACGTCCTTGCCTTCCCACCAACAGTCGGTGACCATGTGAGAAACGTTCTTAAGGTTAATTACGGAGTCGTCAGGGTGATCTAATTCACCACACGCTCGGTTGTCTTTAACGATGGCCATGTAGTTATCCATCTCTCTCTTGAGAACTTTGTGTGGATACTTGCGACCGTTACCATTCTTTTTGTCTGCTGTCTGAATACGTCCAGTCAAGTAGACCACGCCTTCTTCGACAACTTCTTTCTTTTCTCTTTCTGTTAGAAGATCCAAGCATCGACCATCGGGGCATAGTGCATGGAACTCTCTTAATAATTGTTTACTCATTCTTCTCTCCAATAAAAAAGGTGGGCAGAGCTAGGCTCCACCCTTAGCGGGCGTTACCCGCTTGCGCTACGAACCTGAGCAGCAGCGACGAACTGGTTGTAACATCCAGCGCGTACTAATCATCGACATAATCACCCCCTGGTCTCGATGATAGCCTTAGTCCAAAATCATCGACTAAGACCGAAATTAAATAAGATGTTCCGGCTGAAATGCAACCAAGAACAAATGCATTCCCGAAAGAATACTCGAAACTAAATAGTTCCGTAAATGGGGAAAGGAGCATTAAAACCCAACCTACGTGAAAACCGACGCACAATGGACAGTTCCATAGAGTGTTCCATTTCTTTGTGTAGTCTTTCTTGGGACGGATGTCTTCAAAGATTTTTCCATAGACAATCATAAACGTCATGCCGTATGCGGCTAAAATAAAATGTAAAAGTTCCAAGCGGACCTCTTGTTGTTAGCCGTCGTATTCGATTGCAAAGCTCTTGAAAGCGGCTTGGTCCAAAAACTTATTGAACTCTCTCTCGCTCATAAAACCAGAGTCAACTACCTCATCAAGGAATTCCATGTGGTTCCCTTCGTAGGTCGCCATTGACTGTTCGTAGATTTGGGGATTCTTGTGGTCGAAACTAAAGTCGGTAGCATTTTCTTCATCGCCAACCAATACGTCACAATCATCGTCTGGATCTGGAGTTGTACTATCATAGTCAAAAGTATCGTTACCAGCAGGAGTCGTTACCTTATCAAACGTTTGAGTATTCTTCTCGAATGAATTCCACTTGATAACAGCGTCTTCTTTTGATCCCGAGTCTTTGTCTGATGTGAGACCGGCGTTATCATTCTTTGCTACATAAAATGCAAACCCATAAAGCAGACCACCGTAGCCGACGTTTCTATACTTCTCTGCTGTGTGGATTGCTTCTACGTGCCAAGATGGTTTCTTCCCATCTGCCGTCAGGCATGGTCCACTACTTTTAAGACTTGATATGTTTATTTGGCCAATTATTTCTAATCCTGCGATCTTCTCGGCTGTTTCTGTTCCAGTTCCTGGAGTATAGAGTGTGAACTCTGCATCGCTTTTGGGACTAATCTCTGCTCTCAGGCAGACAACTTCATCACCTAGGCGGATGCCTCTCTTTTTTTCTTCTTTGAGAAAGCGTCTCCAATTTTCCATGATAAGCTTTTGATTCATTAGTATGCATATCTCCCATACATGTATGGTGCGAAAAGAGGACTCTGGTTCATCGAACCCTTTCTTTCGGCTGCTGGTACCTCTCCAAGTTCTGTAGAATATTCCCCATCTGGTTCTAACAAATGGTCATCTTGCATATCGTCATATCCAGTTCGTCCTGTGGTCATGGGCTCTTCGCCTTCCATCCACTCGGCTATCTTCATTATTGTAATCTCCACAACCTTTTCGCCTTCTTGTAACTTAGCCTCAAGCGAACCATAAATGTTACCGCCTTGGATTGAATCTATTTCTATCAAACCATTCTGTCTCAAGTATTCGAACAATCTAGATTCGGCACCATAGACAAGATCGGATAAAGTTTCTTTCGCAAAAGCCACGACTTTCTTATCATTTTGCTTTATTACGATATCAATGTCTTTGTGGTCCATAATCATCAAGTCGCCATTGATGGAGGATCGAAGTTTTAATTTTGCTTCAATTCTATCTTTTTCAACAACATTGATGGTAATCCCATCATCCGGAGTATCTACTGGGTCAACCTGTTCTTCATTATCTACCACATTAATACTAATTGACATTTCGCTTTACCTCCGCTAAGAGATCTTGAATATAAAATATTTCTTCAATAATCTTCGAATTTAAAGGAGTTTTCGCATAACCATCCAGCTTTGCTCTAACTTTCTTGAAATTTTCATTTATAGGCGAAACGCTTCCTTCTACAATTTCGGTAGCAACGGCTTCCTTGAGGCGACCGATTTCATCATTTAGATAAGACTTCAGGCCCAGTCCATTGTCGGAAAAAGACACTATAAAATTGCTTAGCAGTTCTTTCTGTTCTTTAAGTAAAGAGTGTTGGTATGTGTTGTTGAATCTTTTGACAAACATTTTAAACTCAAGTTGATCAACTGGTTTCATTTCTGTTTGGTTTTCGTCCAATCTAGTAAGAAAACTTACCACTTTGTCTTCGAGCATGATTCTCTTTTTTGCTCCAAGGTTTGAGTTTTGAAAGTATAGACCTATTGTCGCGATGTCTTTATAGTTTGGAACAAAGTTTGAAAACGCTTTGTTGCCCAAGGCCTTGTTGATCTTGTTGATCAACGAGGTTTGTTCGTTGAAGATATCTTTCCTGTTTAGGTTATCGAAGTCTTTCTTTGTCTCGACCATGAGTCTCTTTGAGAAGTCTTGCTTAAGCGACTTGCTTTCTAAGAGCGACTTGTATAGATCCAACTCTTTCGAAAGAGGCTTTCCTTTTGTATAGAATTCGCGTAAAAGACCCTTGACTTTTGACTGTCTCATTTTGTCTTCTTGTAAAATTGCTTTTGTTAATTCACGAATCAGACATTCGTAAAGAAAAGCGGTATTTCTTTTCTTATTATGTTTCATCTGTATTTTCCTTTTTGTTCAATGATTCAATTAGTGATTTCATCTCACTACTTGTGTTAAATAGTTTCTCTTCTTCGTTTTCATTTGATTCGTAAATCCCTCTAGCTAGAGAATCCAATCCGCCGAAGCCGACTTTTCCGGGAAATGTTGTTCTGGAGGTTGATCCACGAACTTCGCCGCTAAAGGCTTGGTTCTTCATTTGCTTTGAGAAGCCGCCTTTGCGATAAGAAGATTTGTGTCTTTTGTATTTGCCTCGAGGTTTTGCGTCGTCGTCACGCTTAGCTGGAGGTTCAGCCAATAGGTCTGGTTCATCTCCACCTGTATCTCCACCTGTGTCTCCGCCTGTATCTCCACCTGTGTCTCCGCCAAGATCTCCTCCGGCATCATCACCACCTAAATCACCACCTAAATCACCACCTAGGTCTCCTCCAAGATCTCCTCCAAGGTCACCACCACCGGCGTCACCGCCTTCTGGTGCAGAAGCGGCGGCCTCAAGACCAGCCATGAACTTCTTGTCTGAGAACATTTCTCTTTGCATTCGCAAATATTCATCTTGTGATAATCCAAGCAGATTTTCTGAAACCCAACGACGAGAAAAGTATCCCTCAGTTGCTGCTCCGGCGATATCAAACTTAGTCTTCCAGTGTTCAAGCTCTTGCATCTCTGCGATTTTTGATGGATTATTGAGAGATAGTTTAAAGCCTAGCAGGTCATCGCCACGATAGCCGAGAGTATAAAGATGGATGATTCCGATCTTCTCAAGTTCAGTAATCAAGACTCTCTGTAGTCTCTGAATTGTTCTTGCGAACCTAATGTCTTTCTGTGCGAGTGTTGTCTTGTCTTCGGTACTAGCACCATCTCCCATTGAAAGATAAGATTGTGGAACTTTCAATGCCGAGAACAATTTGTCTCGAAGATACTTAACGTCTTCGATTTGTGCTGTGAATGCACCACCGGGTAGGTTCTCAATGTTTGTAGATGATTGTCCGCCTTTGACGGGAATGAAGTAATCTTCCTCAATTGATAGTGGATTATAACGCAAGTCTACACGGCCCGAGGTGGGGTCCACAACTTGGTGTCGCTTCATTTGTGTCATAACTTTTTGCATGTATCCTTCCACATCTTGTGGTGCGATACCGCCAACATCAATCTTAAACACACGTCGCTCTGGTGATCGAGTAATGCGATAGGCCATCATTGCGTCTTCGAGAAGCGTAAGTTGTCTCCAGATGCGTCTAGAGGGCTCTAAAGCTGATGTTCCGTATGGAGCATGCTTGTCGTTTCCAAGGACTCGAAAGTGGGCCATTTGCCAATTCTCTAGAGTCAAACCTGCTGAGTTCCATTGGAACTGGACATAATTTGGGTTTGTTGGATCTTCACCCTCAAGTCTTTCAACTTCTTGTGGAGGAAGTCCAATGCAGTTTTGCAGACCCTTCTCTTCGTCTAGATCCAAGTATAAAAACATGTCTCCGTACTTGCACATGGTTCTTGCCCAACCAAAGAGGTTGTGTTCGATGTTCATTACATTATAATATAGTGCATGAAGGATGTATTTAATTTCATCATTCGGACACTTAATGTGCAACATTGGAGTTAGAGCCGAGTGGGTTGTCATCTCGTCTGCATAGATATCAAGAGATGATGCGATCTCTGGTGTAAATTCCATTTGGTCAAAGTCAACATATCGCTCAGTACGATTTCTATTTGTAATCATGTTCAAGGCCATGACGTTCATTGGATTATATTCAGTCTTTTTGAATTGTTGACCTGATGCGGTTCTAAATCTTTTTGCGTAATTATCTAAATGCCGCCGCCTTAATTGTCTACCTGATTGGGTTCTTCTCTGAGTTATAGGTCCAGAGAACATTCTTGTTAGAGCTTTGAACAAGTCGTTTTGATTGTTGTTCGGGTTTCTTTCGTTGCGAGCCATTTTTTATCCTTTGTATATCCACAAAAAGTTTTTTGCTTTTTCTATCTCCTCCTCGTATTTCTGCTCGAACGTTTCTTTATAGATCTTTTGGCCCTTGATTTGAGTGTTCATAGTCGTTGTAGACTTCATCAAACCACCGATCATTGCCTTTTTGTAAGCCATATCTCTTTCGTTTTCTGAGAGGGCCGTGTCGCGTACCCAACATGCAATTGCGAGGGACATAACCAAATCATCATTGTAAGAGCGCATAGCTTGAGGCTTTCCGTTGTGCCAAATAAAAGTTTTTAGTTCGTGAAAAACACGATTGGAGTGTATATTAATTAGTTTGTTTCTAACGTATTCTTCCAATTTAGCTACGATTAAGGGTCTTGTCTTGGTTGATGTTGTAAAGCCAAGTACGGCTCTGTCGTCATTTTCGGCTAGATAGGACTCGACATAATCATGTGTTGATTTGATAGAATAGTAAAGTTTCTTATAGTCAAGGTCCTTAAGCTTCTCCAATACAGCAATGCCGATGCCGTTATTTTCAACTACCAATAGACAACTGCCGTATTCATTTCCTGCAGAATATAAAATATCGGCATACATATCCAAGTCTGGCTTGCCCTGATATTCAGCGACCACGGTCATGTTGTCGATTCTCACAATGTGGAAACAACTAAAGTCTGCACCATCGCCGCGGGCAACGTCCGCTACTAACAAATAGGGAATGCCTTCTTGGTGTTTTTCCCAAATCCAATAATTTCTATCATACCCAGCTCTATAGACTGGGTCTTTAACTAAGTGGCTTATCCTCTGTAAATCTTCAGGGTTGATAACTGTTTCGCCTGATGCATTAAATGAACATTCAAGCTCCTGCGCTATTTGTCTCTTGGACATATTTCGCGTCTCTTTTGAGAACCACTCTTCGTCTCTTTCTGGGTGGACATCCCACATTAACTTTGTGGGAAAGAAATCATTCATCTCATTCTCAGCTTCAGTGTAGGACTTGTGAAACCAGTTTCCAACGCCGTTAGGGGTGCTCAGAGCGATACAGCGGCCCCCTGTAGACAAAGTAGGGTAAAGACCCGTCCAAAGCTCTTCGAGGCCATCAACGAACGCTGCCTCGTCTATAATGAGAAGCGACAGGGCTTCTGAACGACCAGCATCGCCTGATGTGGTTCCAGCCTTTACTTGAGAGCCGTTTGTCAACTCGAATGATTGCTTGTTGTCTGTAGCAATTTTCGCGATCATCATCCAAGACGGAAGGTTCTTGAAGATCATTTTGACCTTCTTTACGAGGTTTACCGCTGTGGATAGTTTCGTTGCGATAACGAGAACATTCTTTTCTCGATGAAACAGCATGAACCAAGCAACATAAGCAGCCGAGATGGTTGAGATCCCAAGCTGTCTTGCTTTTAGTATTACGTTAAAACGATAATCGTTAAAGTTCTTGAGCATGTCCTTTTGATAGTCATAAGTCTTAAAAGGAATTTGCCCATGCATTGGATGGGAGATCTTGCAGTAGTTATCAATAAAATATTGAGGGTCTTTTCCGCATTTTACAAGTTCTTTAACGATTTCATTTTTGGTGAGTTTCATCTAGCCTCTTATAAGTCTACTTTTTTGTATCCTTTTGCTTCCAATTCCTTTTGAGCTTCCGTGGCGCGTTGTTTGTTACGATGATTCGCAGCAAACAAAAGAGTTCCATCTGGTCCTTTGACGAAGAGAAATCCATCTCCACGATCAGGCATCATGACGTATTGATTATCTCCAAGCTGCTTGGCCAGTTTATACATGAACTGATCATCTGGGTCGCTGGTAAAGTTAACTTTAGATAGTGTAGTCTTGATTCCTTCAATCCGATCCAGACTGGAGTCGCCGCCAACGAGCTCTCTGTTATATTCCATAACAGCTTCCATCTCTTCTTTGATGATGCGCTTCAATGTTTCTTTCGTTAGTTTCATTTCTGATTATCCTTTGGGTTAATTTTTTTCGTTTTGAGAGTTCTAAGAATTTCATTTTTGGTGAGTTTCATTACTTACTATAGTATTCGTCTTCCATTCCAACTTCACTAGAGAACAATTCTGCTATGGCAATAGCTTGCTCACGAGTAATTTGAGGAGCAACGCTCATGATGTCATCAATATACTGAGGAGCTTTATAATCTTGATCAGTCTGATATTTGTTGACTAGAGGTTCAATAGCATCTTTATTTCTCTCAGCATCCACTTTTGCTTGAAATGTTGGAGATTTAAATTCACCCTCTTCCAGAGCAGCTTCCATCTCTTCTTTGATGATTTGCTTTAATGTTTCTTTCGTGAGTTTCATTTCTGATTATCCTTTGGGTTGATCTTTTCATTTTGAGGGCGCTTTGCTTTTGCGGTCTCTAAGAATTTCTTTGTGATGTCTCGAGTGTTGGTTTCTGATGGCGCATTGATTTGATCCATCTTCAAGCCACCAATCTTATAGTGTTGATATGCTTGCACAAATGTACGAACTCTAGACGTTGTTTGTACGATAATTTGTGGATCACCTTTAGCAGACAAAGATACTGATTTACCGGTGATTGTCTTATATTCTTTTTGCAAGAACTTCTTGACTTCGTTCAATGTTCTTACGATTTCATTTTCGAATCCATCATCCTTTAAATCTCTCATCATAACATCGGATTGATAATTGATAATCATTGAGTCCCCATAGAACTTGACCTTGAAGCCGTCGATGACTCGCTTGTCAAGAAGAGGAATTCCTTCTTCTCGCATAAGCCCTGTCTTTCGAACTTGTCCGTCGTGTGAGTAGTTTTCCATATGCTGGCCGCCATCGTATGAACCGTTGGCTGCTGCTTGGGAAAGTCCTCTAATAATTTCTAATGTTTCTTTGCTCATTTGTTTGGTCTCCAACCTTTTTTCCATCTTTCTTCCCGACCTTCTATCCATTGGATGTAACATTTGTAGCAACAATCAAATTTCGTCATGTACAAGTCATCAACGGATTTGAATGAATAAGTGTTGCAGGTTGGACATGAACGCTTGGATTCTTTATTAAGTAGTTCTTTTGATATTAAAACTCCACCAAGCTCAACTCTTTCGCTTTCCGATTTATCATTGCGATAGTTATTCTTTAGTTCAGCTAGATACTCTTTTTCTTTATCATCGTCCCATTCTGACTTGGGATTTACTATGGCTTCTTTGCCATATTTCTCTGCGATGGCTTTCTCAACCTTCACAGCATAATTTGGATCTTTCTTATTCACTTTCACCTCGTTTTTGCCAATCATAAGAAACCTTATCTTCTTCGATAGGTCCACCTTTTGCCCACGTATAGCAGCTACGAGCGGAGTGACACTTAAAATTGTGCATCCAACAGTAGCCAAGTCGTCCATCATCATCAGATGTTGTGCCGGGCATACACTCATCCATTCTGGGGCTTATATCGAAAGCAACACAATTCCCACAAAGCGACTTCTTTGCTGCATCCACGTCTGTATCCCAGTGTTCTGCTATTTCATTCCAATAGTCTCCGGGATCATCGACATTCAAAGGACCGTACTTAATATGCTCAGCTTTGATTGCCGAGTCTCTATTTCTTGTATTCAGCTCTAGATCTTGTGTTGGTTTTGGACAAACCATGTCGACTATCTTTTGAGTCATTCTTTTTAATCTAATTCGTATCATTTATTCCCACCACTGCGTAATATGTCGCAAGAGAAGATGCTGTTCCTAATGTAAACCCACCAAAAAAGACCCACATAGATCTTTTCGGGTTGATGTGTTTGCGCAAGGATTGGATTTCTTGATCTCGAATTTCAATCAAGGCATCGTGCTTCTTTTGCAAAGTTTCCTTTTCAATGCCTAAATAGTCAATCTGGAGTTGTTTTTCCGCTAATTGAAGAGAATAGTCTAGAGACATTTGGATCTCGCATTGTTGCTCTGCGAACTCTTTACCTGCTATTATTGAAGCAACTGCTTCGTCGTTGAATAGTCTGCCACCAAAAGGAGCCGCCTGACCTTCATCGAGAGAGGTCATAAGCGGCTGCGCGGAGACTAATGAAATTAGCAATAAAATCATTTTAGTTTTGCGATATTGTATTCTTCCATCAAGATACGATCTATCGCATCAGGATCTTCTTTGGCCAACTCGATGAGTTCAAGCTTTCTTTCAATGTCGTGTCTTTCCAAATCGGTTTGCGCTGTGTTTCTCTTTTTCATTAAAGCAAGTCGTGATTCAGAATATTTTTTTCTTGCTAGAGCCTTCTCTAGTCTTTCGTCTGAAGCTGTCTTTGTAATTACTTCGATTTCTTTTTCTTTTGCTGCCGATTTTGCTTCGGCGGCTTGGACTTGTGATTGCTTGCTTTTACGACCGAGAACAAAGACAGTCAGCACAACAAAGGCTGATACTAGTAATTCCCACTTATCTTTTAACCATTCAATCATCCTTTCCATACCTTCGCAAAGTCTATTGCGGTTTGTCCACCGATGTAGGTCATTGCGATCATGCCCCAAGTATCGGCATCAAGACCTGTGTTCCAATAAAGTAACCCAGTAGCCACACCAAATACAAGCAGCTTGCGAGAAATAACTTTTTCCTGAACTGCATCAAATAATCCTTTGTCTTTTGTATCAAGATAAAGAGCTCTCTGAATGTCTTCTTTGTGTTCATTCAGAGTCTCCTTAATCTTATCTTTGCAGTCAATACCTGCTAGCTTTTCAGCTATGTCTTCTTTCAGTCCCATCATGGTACCTCCATTTTGGAACTAAATAGTCGAGACACTTACAAATTGACGTGCGCATACCCATCAGACTTATCGATTTCAATTGTTTTATCAACGACATCTTTCAATGTATCTAGGTGAGTAATTAGCAGAACAGTCTTAAATTGAGCCTTAATCATCTGCAACAATCTTGTAAAGCCCTCCATGTGATCCGCATCCAGAGCAGTTGCTGGTTCGTCTAGAACAAACAGTGATGGTTTTGGTAAAGAAGACACTGAGATTAGTGCGAGACGAACAGCCATAGAAGCAATAGTTTTTTCTGCGCCTGATCCCATGGACAATGGTCTAGGATCGTATTTTGGATGTTGCAAATATATTTCTAATTTATCTCCATCCTCTGCGAAGAACACTTGGAAGTCAACAATTGAAGAAAGTATTTTTTGGATTTCTTCGTTGATAACTGGAAGCATAGATTTGATTACCTCATAAGAGATTCCATTTGCATGAGTTGCTTGCACAAACAAGTCGTAGGCTATATAATCTCTCTCGGCATCTTTAATCTGTTTTATCCGCTCTTGCGCTTCTTCAATGGTTCTCTTCGCAGAACCCTTCTCGGACATAAACTCTAAAACTTTCGCATCACACTTTTTAATCTCAGATTGCTTGATGGAGACTGTCTTAGTTATAGCCTGCAGGTCTCGACGCAATGAAGTTAAGTTTTCATAGGCTTCGATGTTATCGTTATAATAAGCAATATCTGCTTCACAATCTTTAATTCTACGTTCCATAAGAGAAACCTTGCCTTCGCAATTCTCCCGCTGTAGAGATAGGTTGCGAGAATCCGCCTTTGCTTTGGCCAATGTGTCCTTTCTTGCTTCGTAGTCTCTAACAACTGCTTTCAAATAAACTTCATTGATCAATGATGCTTTCATCTTAAGGTCAAGCATTTGAGAAACAAGAGTCTCAACACGATCCTCTACTCCCACAATGGTAACCTTTGCTTCTTCTGCCTTTTTGACAAATTCATTATCAGAACAGAATTTGCAATCTGGGTCATACTCGTGGTCATGGAGCATATCGATCTTGGACTGAAGGTTTGCTTTTTCTCGCTTTGACTTATCTAGGGACTTTTGAGTCTTTTTAAGTTCTTCCTTTAATATCTCGAGAGTATCAAGTTCTTCTTGAGCAAGAGTTGACTCTTCTAGTAAACTAGGCAATCTAAGGTGCAAAGCTTCGATTTGCGAGCGCTTAGACTTAATCTCGGTAGATAGTCTATCCATTTCGGTAGAGTTCTTTAGGAGGGATTTTTGAGCCTTTGAGAGTGTATTCTTTAAAGCATCAATATCGATGTCTTTTTGAGATGCTGCTTCGACTTGCTCTTTTATGAGTTGCTGCTCTTCATTTAACACTTGTAGTCTGGCGGTATGCTTTTCGCATAGTAACTGTTGTGTTTCGACATCTTCAACTATTTCTTCAAATTCACTTTTGGCTCTATCCAACTTCTTGGACCAATCAACTGAATTTAGATGCTTGATGACTCCCCGCATTTCTGACGAATCTGACTTAGCTAGTTTGTGCATTTGATCAAAGATTTGCAAGTCAAGAAACTTCGCAAGTATCTCTTTGCGCTTGGTTGATCCTTCGTTTAGAAAACCAAAAGAGTCGTTCTGTGCTGCTAGGGAGGTCATCATGAAGTCTTCAAGCGACCCAAAAGTCTTTCGAATGTTCTCATCTGTCTTATTTCGAGTATCGCCATTCTTGGACTCTGCTTGAGTCCCAAGAGTAAGCTTTGTGAAGTCTAGTTCAGTTTTCGCCGAGACGACTTCCCTGCCTTTAGACTTTCCGGTTGTTTTCTCGAGGCTTCGAGTAATTTGATAAACATCATCGCCGACAGCGATCTCGAGGTTACAAATAGCTCTTTCCTTGTTTTGATTGATGATATGGACATTCTTTCTTTCTCCTTTGGATGTTGTATTAAAGAGCCCAAACAAGGCAGCGTCAATGATAGATGACTTGCCTGAATAGTTTTTTCCGAAGATACCAACAAGACCATTTAGCTTGCTGAAATCAATAGAATTGCCCTTTCCGTAATTAAATAGGTTGTTCCAAGTCATTTTCCTAATATCCCAAAGAACATTTCTTGACACGTCATTACCATTGCTTACTTTCTTCAAGTACTCGCGAGACAACTCTAAAACTCGATCTTTGATTTGTTCTTCTATTTCTTTTGTCTTCAAGAATTCAATCAAGAACTTTTCTTGATTCTTCTCATCTCTCATGTTGATTGCTTTGCCTAATTTACCATCACCTAAGGCTCCCATGGAGCTATGTGACGCTTTGTTTACAAAACTAACAGAGTATGGCTTCCACTTAACTTGTGCGTAATCACAAGCCCTCTTGAGCTTCGCCACGGGCAAATTGTATTTTGATACCAATCGCAACCTAGAACTTCGAGGTACATCTCTCTTGGGTAGTGTCCCATCCTTGTTTAGCTCAACAGTTATAAACGGACGCGGAGATCGGAACAAGCGTTTCTCAACACTATGCTTGTCTTTTGAGTGAATGTTCCAAATAAGATATCCTTTGAGTTCGCTTTCTCCAAAGTTCTGCTGAACGGTAGAGCCAGCATACCATACTCGCTTTTCGCGATCTAGATATTGGGTTCTATGAATATCTCCCAACATAGCATAATCAAAGTCTGTGAAGATTGACGCGTCATCCTCCCCATGATCTAAGGAAAAATCTGAGCCTACTAGAGAACCCTGTATGGCGCCATGGTACAAAGCAATATTTACAGAACTATTGTTCGATGGCTTTTGCCAATTGTCTCTATCAAATACAGAAAGAACATTAAAGGTCAAACCTTGTTCTGGGGAGTATTCACCAGAGTTCTTCAGCAAAGTGAAGTTTGGATGCTGCAGTGCTGCGATGATTGGCGTGACTGCATCTTGACGGTCTCCATTTTTTAAATTACCATCGTGGTTCCCCAAGATCATAATAGTTGGGGCAATATCTGCTAAAGACTTAAGGAAGTTTGATGCGACCTCGAAGTACTCCGGAGACAACTGGGTCTTCGTGTGAGCCAAGTCACCTGTGTGGACGATATAATCTGGCTGCTCTTGCTTTAGACTGTCGTAAATTTCCTTAAAGACGTGACGATATTCGTCATGGTATTTGAGGTTTCTGATATGTGTGTCTGATATGTGTGCGATTCGTTTCATTTATCCTCCAGGATTTTGTTTCGTACTTCTAATGTAACACGTTCATCGTTATGTGTCAAGTAGAATTGCTCATCTTCTTCAAAAAAAAGTGGTCCACCCTCCATGTAGGTGAGAGATAGGGTGTTGTATTCAAACCACTCGATAGCAGTCTCATATTCCCACTCATAATATTTCCTCGAACAATCCATCAATTGTTCTGTATCATAGACCAGTCGACCCTTGTCGAACGCAACAATTGATTCGTTGTAACATTCTTGTGGTTCTATTACGAGAAACTCGTAACCCTTCTTGATGCCGTCATCTATAAATTTATTCATGTTATACCTCCATCGTATAAGATAATATAACATGTTGCAACCGTTCTGTCAAGTTAGCTAAGCAAAATAATCATCTCCGAGGATACAACCATGTCGATGTCTCCGAACAAAACAGAGTACCATGTAATGCCTTGGCCCAAATCTTCTCCGACGAGTTCATCAAAAGATATCACTTCCAAAACAATTCCAACATTTGGTATCGTTTCGCTCTCAAAATCTTCTAAAAACTTAACCAAGCATCCGACTTCAAACTTCTCCACATGAGACCCTCCACTATTAAATAGTGTCGAGACTAGCGGAAGTTATTCGATATGACCAGTTCCTACAACGGACCATTCAAGTTGCACATCAACATAGCCATTGAGACCTTCGTATGGAACTCTTTGTTGAGAAAATCTTGTCATGTGAATCGCAGTAAGTGACCAATAAGGATACGCTTGAAAGTAAGATCCATCAAAATTCATGTATCCAACATCAGGTCCAGAACATGATACAACGCCGAGAAGTTGACTACCATCGGGCGAATAGGTTGCGATTGTGATGTTGAACAAGTCTTGACCACCAGATGGTCCCCATGAGAACTGTGTTCCAAACTTTGAAACAACTGCTGCGAAGGCATAAGAAGGATCAACATAGCGCATCTCGTATGGCTCGATAAAGTCAAAGCCGTGAATTGATCTAAACTGGAATGATGTTCCGTCTTGAGTTTGTACGTTCATCTGAGTGTCTCGGTCATATTGAGACTCGGTCAAGAACCCACTATAAATGTTTGAGTTGTTGTTGAATGCTGTAAAAGAGTTTGGGTTTCCGAATACGTTGAGTGATGAGCCAATGTTCTTTCCTTGTACAAAGATGGACACAGGGTTCATTGAGCTCACACATTGTCCAGATGGTGGATACCAGGTTGGATGTGTCTCGCCTATTTTGTCATGAAACTTTGCTTCGAACTGAATTGTGATTTCTTGAGAAACACCCATGCATTGTAGACAAGCAATTTGTTCTAGATTGTAATTTACAAGACCAACAGTGCCCTCTAGAGGCTCGTTGGACGGTTCCGTTGATGGTTCGATAGATGGCTCGCTAGAAGGCTCTAGTGAAGGTTCTGTGGAAGCTTCCGTTGTGATGTCTGTGTCGTCGACTGCTGTGTCTAAGACTTGGATCTTGTCCGTTGTTCTAATTCCGATGTCTCCACCGCAGGCCAAAAATAAGGCTAATAGCATGATAACTCCTAGTGCTCTACAACAATTATGTAACCGAGGAACTCGCCTCGTTCATATTCTAGATCATAGTAGTTCAATAAAGAACAAACAAGATCCTTCATGGCTTCTGAGTTTCCGGTAACAACCTTCATTCTACAGCGCCAATTGCTATTAATAAATAGTTCGAGTTTGCGTTTAGCGTCTTTATGTTTAGACCCGTGAAGGTCTAGTGCTTTCATTTTTTATAGATTTAATAAAAACTTAAGCGCTTCGTCTTTACCAACTATTTGTTCGCTATTGCTGTTGTCGAAGTCCAAAATTAGGTCACCAGCTGGGTCCACGGAAGCAGTCCATTCGTCAGTTTCTGTTTCGATAGATAATTCTTCTGGATTTCTCTGGTCTGGTTCGATTTTAAATCGGCCTGAAGTTTCAAGTGCTTTTTGCAATGATTCTAAATCCGGATGCAATGGTGGTGAGTTGGAATCCATTTCATGCATAACTTGCATCATCTCTTCTTTGATGATTCTTTTTAGTGTTTCTTTTGTAAGTTTCATTTGTGGACTCCTAAGTCTTTGGTTTGGTGATCTTCACTTAAATAGTCACTAAATGCCTATAATGCAAAAAAAACCTCTCCGAAGAGAGGCTAAGAGGATGCGTGAGAGCTCCGAAGAACATAGGTTCTAAATTAAATAGTGTTCTGTTCTGGATTATGTCTTTCTCTGTGACAGTTGGAACACAGCAATACACAGTTTTTCATTTCATCCTTCGCTCTATCGGATGACCAGTATCTCATACTTTTAAAATTTACATCCTTCTTAGTCTCATCTAAGTGATGAAAATCAAACGCTGCATAGTTTTTATTGTAGCCACAGTCTACACATTTCCCGCCCATGTGCTTTACCAGTTCAATTTTACGCTGACGGCCACGATCTATTGTCGCTTTGTTATGACAAGATTTGCAAGTAGAAAAAGACTTTCTATCGCCACCTTTGGACATCATCTTTTTTCTATCAGTCTCTCCGCAAGTAACACATTTGTATTTTTTCTTTTTGTTGTAGATGGCGTTCTTTGTTTTTAAATCAAACTTTTTTAGCCAATATCTTATCGTTGTTTTACTCTTCCCTGTTTTGTTTGACATATCGGCTATGCTACTTCCTGAATCAAGCATCACTTTTAGATCTTCTTTTAACATTGTTCTTTCTCCATGGTTCACTTTATAACTAGTTACAAAAGCCCAAAGTGAACTATTGTAAGGCAAAAAAAACCTTCTGCCAAAAACAGAAGGAAGTGGAGATATGCAGAATCGAACTGCAATTTTCTGCGTGCAAAGCAGATGTAATCCCGTTATACTATATCCCCACAATCATTTCTAAATAGTATGCCTGAGTGCATTTGGGATGTTTTCTTTTTGTATTCTCAGGATTTCTCTGTAGCGAGAAATGACCCTGAAATAAGCTTCCGAATCTGCCTTAAGCAACCAAGAATGGAGCTGAGCGAATGTTTGAGTTTGGCTATGTGTTACCATTCCATAGTGCTCTGAAAGAAGTTCTAGGGCATCCTCGGGCGACATAATTGTCCATTCTGAGGTCTTTTTCTTCTTGATGCCGGAAAAGTGACTAAATGTGTATCCAATCTCTGAAAATAAGGCCACTAAAAACTGAGTCCTGTGCAACCCTTTAAGGTTTATTTCTCCATGTGAATAGTAAGACCATTGAAGCCAATCTATGTCTCCGACCATCCAATCAATTTGAACAAACTCTCCTGTTGGGCCATTATCGTCATGCTGCTCAAAGCATGTGAAGATGTTGCCTGCTGTAACTCTATCATTTACATCAATGTTGTTCTCCGCAATCTTTGCAGAGATTAGAGTCAACAATGCACGCATCTTAGACATTTCATAAGTTGCCGTTCGCGAACGTTTGTGTATCTTTGTATAGAGATCGTTCCAATCATCCCATTCGATTCCCCACTTTTGCAATTCAGTTGAAGTGAAAGAGCGTGTGATGTGGGTTGAGTCGATTGCAAGATCTAAGTCACCAGAGATCGGTTTCTTGCCTGCGGAACCTACTGGCTTAAAGAAAGTGAGAGAATGAGCTTTCATTGGAAAGATTTCTCCAAGTGCCTTAGTGTATGCTTCTATTGTTGGCTCAACTCTATCTCTAGGAATTGTCGTTGCGATGTTTTTAAAGATGTTCCCACCCATGTTATCCTCCGTTGTTGTTAATAATGTAACATGATTCAAATGACTTGTCAAATGTTTTCTAAAAGTTTTTCAAAGAAATACATTTCGTTCTTGATTGGTGCTGCTGTCTGCATTCTCTCTTTAAACTCTTTCTCGCCCATTTCTCCAACATCTTCTTCGTCAATTGGAATCTTGAAAACTTCGAGGTCATACTTGAGAAGAGACTTGATGATCCATTCCGCTTTCTTCTCGGCGTCATAGTCAAGAGCCATGTAGACTGGTGTGTCGTGGATTGCGATGGCTTGGAACAAGCGTGACTGTTCTCTAAGGGTTGAGCCAAGGATTGGGATTGCGTTTTCTCCTGCTGCGATAGCATCAAACACACCTTCGACGAGAACGATTGGTTCATCCCAGTCAATCATCAATTCATTAAATACGATGTCACGATCCGCTGGAGGGTTGAGGTACCTATAAGAATGCCCAACGTAACTGCGAGCGATGAAGTAATTGCAATCTCCATCCATGTCAAACGACGGTATAATAATTCTTCCTGCATAACGGCCCTCCTTACAATAGCCAATTTTCCATTTTAATATTTCTCTCCGACCAATGCCTCGAGATGATAGATAGCGGAATGCGTCTGTTGTCTCCGTTGGCAAGTCTTTGTTGCACAACGAGATGAACTCTTCGGGCAAGTCAATGTGTTGCTTCTCTTCGATACTGTTAAGTTCTTTGAATAGATTGTCGAACTCGTTTAGATCAAGCCGTCCTTGTAGTTCAAGATACTTTTGTCGTTGCTGGTAAGTGCCGAATTTTCTTACAATTCGGTAAATGTTCTTGCCTCTCGCATCACAAATCCAGCAGTGAAACCCGTTATTAAAATTGATTGCTAATTTCTTTTTGTGATGATTACAGAAAGGGCAGTGGTAATAGTATTCACTTTGCCCTTGTCTCTTTGGATAACCTAAAATATTATTTAGGATTTTTAATTTATCTGCTTCCATAGTTGTCCTCCTTTAATAAGATAACTCGTTATTAAAGGTTTGTCAAGTAAAAAGTTTAGATTAAAAATGATGAGACGATTGTGTCTTAAGATATTGACCCGCTTGTTCTGGTGTCATTTCTTTTGTTGCTTTTCCGTCTTGTTCAAACTTTACCATTCCGTTGCCGGCGTCAAACAAATAAACGAACGTGTCTTCGCCGTCGTCAAACTCAGCCAGAAATGTGCCTAAGCCCTTCGCATTCATTACGCTTTGGACGTGGGCTGAGCCCTTGCCTGCCTCAAAAATGCCGCCGGTGGCTGCTTCTATTTTCTTGACGCGTGGATCAAGGTTTTCTCCCACTTCATTCAAAGTTGCTTCCAATTCTTCTTTAATAATTCTTTTTAAAGTTTCTTTTGTAAGTTTCATTTGGGTTCTCCGTTAGTGATTTGCTATGCTTTAAATAGTAACCTAACGGCTTCTTCACTTACTCCATCGGGCAAAAACTTTGCGATTGGACCATTGTTTCTCAACGCTTCTCGGAAGTCTGTTGCGGATAAGTCGTCAGCCATTTGAAACATTGGAGCAGTTACGTAATTCTCATTTCCGTAAAAGTAATCGCCGAACGATGCCTGATAGTTACAATCTTTACCAGAGCAGGCAAGGCCGAACTTAACATCTTCGTTCTCATCACCCCAGTCAAAGCAGTCAGCCAAAGGGTTCGTGTAGGTCTTCTTCTTGCCCTCTCTAGTCTTCGCACGACGATAGTCTAACTTGGGGTGGTCCATCAAACCATAGAGGCTTAGAGCGGCTTCTGTCTGTTCTAACGTCACGCCGTCTCTTGACTTGTCTCCACAGAATAAGATGACCTTATCGACCTGTGGGTTATCGAGATAGAACTTGATGTAGTCGTAGTGACCTTTATGAGGTGGTTTGAAACCGCCAGGAATTAAAATTGTGTATTGCATATGTCCTCCGTGTTATTTATAATGTAACACGTTTGGAGATTCTTGTCAAGTTAAAAGTTTTATTTTTCTCGAACATCAAAATGAGACATCGCAACAATAATTGCATCTGCTTCATCATCAAGTCCCGGCTTTGGGTTTCCATGTCGTGTGTATTCCATGATAAAGTCTTCGATATTATCATTAACCCATTGAAGGACAACAACCTTTGCCTTTGTTCCTCTTGGGACCTTAATGCCGCATCTAGAGCGTGCTGTTGTGGCTCCAACCATCGTTGGTGGCTTGCCTAGGTGTTGATAGGCCAAGAGGCTTACCATGCCGTTAAACCGCTGTAAGGAGCTCATAGTCTTTGCTGTGGTCTTTCCACCTGAGAACATCGAGAATGGCTCTTCAATTCTGACTTCATTGATTATGTACTTTGCGAAGAGTGGTTCGAGAACTTGTTCTTCTAATAAAGTTGCTCGTTCTTCCAATGGGGTCTTCGGTTTCATCTTGAAGAAGTCTGAGTCTACATATCCTCCTTCGTCTGTAATAATTGCCCAACCGGTTCTTGAGGTTGATACGTCTAAGCCTAAAATCATGAATACTCCTTTTATATATTATAGCACATACGCGAGGGTTTTACAAGTCTAATTTCATCTTAAATAGATATTCGTTGACTTCGGTCTTTCTGATTGGAGTGGCTAGCTTGCAAATACCAATGAGTCTCTTGTCCTTGTCGTAGATACAGATCTTGGAAATGTAAGTTTCTTTTTGAAACGGAGGCTCAATGTCGGTCTGTGCTGCTGGGACAACATTTTTGATCTCTCGATTGGTCTCGATAAATTGATATGAACTTGTGGAGTAGGTTGGCTCTTGACCCGTGTACTTCAGATAGGTCGGGTTGTTGGAGTGATTAAGCTCTCCATATGGAGCCTTTGCTAAGATCGTCATGTTTTGCAATTGAGATACTGTGTCAAACTCTAGAGAGAATGAACCAGAGACATCCTCTTCAATCATTGTGTCTCCGGATTCAATACCGTAGGCAAAACTTATCCAACTGGGCTGTATCGGAAAGCCGGCAGATTCCGCTGGTGATCCAGGCACAAAAGAATATGTACCTAGTGGAGTGGAGCCGGTCAGAACTATAATCCCCTCGTCATACATAACTACACCTTCTACACTACCGGTTGTTGGTCCAAATGTTTGAACTAGTTCACCGTTTTGTCGTGAATCATTAAGTGTCCCGACTAGAGTTCCGGAAATGTATGCATTAAGAGTAACTTCGCCTTTCTTTAGAGAGTTTCCATAAAAGATCGATGGAACGTTCAAAAGAACAACTGGGTTGCTTACGGTTGGAGTTTCAAAATTGCTGAAATTGAAACGTTGAGACCAAAATGAATAATGATTAAAGCTAGACTTGAGAGATCTCAAGTATTTATAGTCCGTGTCCGTGACTGAGTCTATCGTAATCTTTGAGATTGACGAAGACATGTTGTAGCTTGAAGATATTATTGAACCATCGTATCCAAACTGAGTATTAAAGTCTGTATCTGAGATTGTTTTAAATTTTTGCTTTTGACCACTCTTTGTCACAAATGGATATATTCTCTCGCCTACATCGCGGTTGACGTTGTATTCAAACAGGGATATGAAACCTTCTGGTACTCCAAGGATATTATCCGAATAAGTTCCGGAAACAGCTTGTTGGTCGTTTATATAAATGGACCCGCTTTGAATATAGAACTTATAGTTAGGATACGCCTCTATGGTGTTAATGAAGACATCATTGTCCTTCAATTCATAATAAGACATAGAAGCCCTCCGATTAGTAGTCCAATCGTGTGCGGATTGTAAATTCGTTGCTTGATGATTTCTTCAATGGTTCTGAAAGTTTAGCGGTTGCTAGCAATTCATTGTTGTCGTTGTAGAGACCAACTGTGGTGATATATGCAACCGGTTCGTCAGTTGCTTGGTTTTTAACTTGAATTCTCGAGCCGCTCAAGTAAGTTGGGTTCGAAGAGTAGTTGAACTCATTGTGATTGATGCGACAAAAGTAAACAGTTGAGTTTAGTTCGGTTGTGTTGTTGAATTGCATATTGTACACTCTGTGTCGAAATGCATCCGATATCTGGTCAATCGTTGAACCAGTCATTAGTTCGTCAATCAAAATACCTGCGCTATCCATTGCTGGAGTGAATGTTGATTTTAGTTGAGTTCCAAAGATAGAGCCAGTCAAGACCACAATTCCGGCTTGGTAAAAAATCAATCCAGCATTCCAATACTTAACGCCGCCGATTGATGCTGTATGCGTATTCGATGCTGCTAAGTTTAAGAGATCAGTACCAGCTGAAGCTGTAGCGTATAGGATACCATAATCACCGACAGGTGAATTTACTCTGTATTCATTTGAGGCGCTAACATCAGAAATTGTAATTAAAGTATTCATTGCTGAGCCATAACCATTGTTGATTCCAAGAGTCAATTCGAAACTCTCTTTCTTGATCTCATCTTTCGTTAGTAATCTCGAGAAAGGCATAACGATTACTTCTTGCATCTTTGCCCCACCTGCTAAGAGATCGCCGTCTTCGTCAAACTTTTGAATGGATCCGGTTGCATCATAACCCATTAGAACTTGAGACATTTGATTATAAATGTTGCGCTTCTTTGTAAATTGCGTATCAGTGGAAGCTAAGGGTCCATCAGGGTGCAATCCAGCTGTAAGATCAAAAATGTGATTCGCTGAGGAGCTAAGATATGGATAATCATAGACAGACTCAAACATTCCATGTGAGTATGTTTTGATGTTGTTTGTGCCGTATGTGCCACTAACAATCGCACCGGTTAAAGGGATTGCTTCATGAAGAAGCGTTCTAGTGTTTACTGTATCATTTTCGTTTAATGGTTTGAAAGTCATTTGTTTTCCCTTATTATTTCAATCTTAAAAATCTTACTGGGATGTCCATCATGACTCCCGTTTTAACTCCGACAACTCTGATGTTAGAATCAATAAAGAGAGTATCAGCGTTGACTGCTGATACCTGCGTAGGCATCGATACTTCGCCGCCCAACTGTTCAAACAAATATGAACTTGTATTTAAATCCATTGAAGATTGTAATCTGAATTCTAATCGAGTTCCGCGTGGACCTTGAATTACTTCAGAGGCGCTCACTGTGTTGTTGGTAATGTCTGTTATGAAAGTATCACCTAAATCAACAGTATAATATGCGATGTTGTCGTCGTCTAAATAGTCAAATGAAGCAAGTGTGCCTTGTGAGTCTACAAGCTTACAAAGTCTATTGTCCATTTGGATTGTGTAACTGGTTTCTTTCAGTTCGTCATCAAGACGACGCATCGGAGAGATTTCAGTTGTATCCAACCCTTCATCGACTTTGATAATTGTGCCGACCAGAGATTCGCCAAACAAGAATCCTTCACGGATTGAGCCATCGGTGTTTCGTCCAATACCAGTTAATGCTGTGCTTGAGCCAGAATTATCTTCCGTTTCTGCATTGGTTGGTATCATAAATGCACCGTTTGAGGCTCGCTTGTTGATGCTTACTCTTTCATTCAATCTCAACACAGGAAGGAATAATAATTCCATATTTGTATAAGTTTGAAGGCGAGTCTTCATAGTTGACCCGTTGTTTGTAAAAGCTTCCAAAATGGGAGCTTGAAGAATTTCTAAGTCATAGTATGCAGATCCACTTGGGTGGTTCTTGTCATATAAGGAATAGTCGATCTCTTCGTCACTAAGTGCAAACTTAGTGATTTGAAAGGAGCCGTCTCCCTTCGCCAATAACATTCGACCGTGGTCCGTCAAAACTACATCAAGTATGATGTCTCCACTGTTGTCCAAAAAGCCCATTAAATTTTCTCCTACGATTCTAAACCCTAAATAGCTTATTTATTAGAATTCTTCCTCTGTTTTGTTTTTTGTTAAATCAACGTTCAAAATAATGTCTATCATTTTTCCCGAAGTTTTCGATTTGATTCGAATTTTGAATTTACGACCCCACACTGCCTTGTCTCTAATTCCAAGTTTTAAATCGTCCAATGTACCAACAAGAGTTCTCTTTCCGAATAATGCGTCTTGAGCAGCGTCAAACAAGATGTGCTCCACCGCAGGGGTTACTCTAAGTAGTTTTCTAAATCCAAGAGCTGATTCCATATCTCTAGGTTTTGGGAAATGATATACATCTGTTATGACTTGAGAGTCGTCTGCATCTATCAACAGTGTCGCTTCATAGATGGATGTTGGATTTGAGACCAGTCCTTTTTGATTGATAGATCTGAACAAATAATAATATTTTTTATTTGGAATAACGACATCTTTGAAGATACCACTCATAGTTTTGAAAGGCATACTTACTTCTCCAATCTTCGCATTCTTAAAGTCAGAAAACGACGATGGTGGAGAGTCCAACCTAAAAACTTCGAACAATCCTTGGTCGCCATATGTCTTAAATCTAAATTTCCCGTCAGGTTCTCGGATGTTTGGTAATCGTTCTAATTCTCGCAATTGTATATCGTCATCAGGAGTAACCTTTATAAATGGAGCAATCACTTCGGTTTTTGTCGGAGAAAGATACATCGATATAGATTTGCTTGAATCATTCTCTGTTTTGAATGATACCTGTGGATATACCGGAGGCATTTGTACAATATTGATTTGTTTGGAGAAAATGTGGAATGGAATAATAACAACGCTTGGTCTATTCGTCACCTCAATGATCGAGTATGTGTCCTCGGGGTCACTTGAGGACATCATCTGTCTGTACTCGTAATTATTCCCTACGATCATATAGTGACCAGTCACCTTGTATGCATAGTGTTTTCCGTACTTGACTTGAGTGTCGATAACTGGTGTCGACTCCCTAAGAGCTGGTGCATAAAGCGTTTGAATCTTTGTACTATCTTGAACTGTGGCTGCATACTTATCTACAGAATAACAAAATACTTCCTTGTGTGACTCAATATTGTTGTGAATATCTTCATAAGTCCTAAATCCTGTCTTGGAGGTCTCCTTGAGAAATCCCTTCATGAGGTGCTTGCGCAAATCTAAAGACATTCTAGAAGGCTGGATTGATCTATTGAGAGTAAAAAAGTTGTCCAAGTCCAAGTCTGTGTCTGATGTTAAAAAAGACTCTAAGTTATAGATGGACATGGAAGAATCTTGCGAGACTTCTCGGCCTGTTTGGATATCAAAAGATATACTCGTCCGTCGACCAAATAAATAGTCTTGCAACAGCTCATCAAAAATCCCGAGTTTAATTGCGAAATGAGATATACCATTATCTAAACGTTGATTAATTCTTAAATAATTATAATAAGGCGTTTCATCTGATCCTTGATCGACTTTCATAGTTGGTACTACGAGGTTCCTCATTTGGTTTCCACGCGAGAAGTTTATTATCTCAGTGTTGCGGTCTCGGATGTTCAAGAAGTCTTGCTTTGATGCCTTATCAAATGGGGCATAGAGATTATATTCTGATATTCCGACTTGTAGTTTGTCATACTCCTCTGATATGTAATTGAATATTGTTTCAAATGAATAAGACCCTTGAGACTTAGAAGTCGAATAATTTTCAGTATGTGTTTCTCCAAGATCTACCATTTCGGGCATTTTAAAATAGTGATTCGATTTTTGGCCACTTGAGAAGTCGGCTCTGACGCTGGAAAAGAAGTTGGACATTGTTATTATGGGACTAACTTTAATCTTTGCGACTTCATATTGAAACCCTTCGTCGTGCTTGATCTCACTTTCAAGGAATTCTACGTTATACTTTTTCACACTGACAGGTGCTTCAATCCTCTGTGTTCCATAGCCCGTTTCAGCTACGACGTGTCCTACGCCTGAGGATACTAAGGCAGCGTCTTTTAGATTTTCAGTAACGACTACTTTGGGCATTCGTTGTTCCTCCAGTTGATTGTGTATTAGATCTCACTGGTTGTGCTCGAGATCCCATTGGTTGTGTGGTAGATTGTATTAGTTGAGCTTTCCTAGAACTGTCTTGCTTAACATAATTGGATGAAGCATAGACAATATCCTGTACTTCTGATAGTTCTTGCTCTAAACTTATATTTTCATCATTGTTTTCGTTGAAAATTGGAACAGTAGAGAGTGGTTCGTTTGAGATTGCGAATATTTCATTTTGAGCCATTAGCTTCAACTCTGTGGCCGGTTTGATGTCTAGTTCTGGTATTTGGGTGTATCTCATTCTGCAAATCAAACGCTTGTTGTTTTCTAGAGAGGTTGGAGTAATGTCTTCCCATTTTGGTTGAGACACATCTGGTAGACCACTAGAGTCTACTTCAAATCCAGAAAAATATTGAACTTTTTGCGTTGCGTGGAAAATCATCTCGGTTGCGATTTTAGTTTCAGAATCTTTGAGGATATCCGATTCCGACTCCAAGATGTTGTTCTTCGCAGCTGTTGAGCGGGAATTGATGAGAGCTTTGATTGAAATAGGCATCATTGTCAACTTCTTTCGATCAAACTTGGGAGAAGACTTAAATTTTTCGAAAACATTATTCTTGGTTTGTAAATCGAAAGTGGCTTTCTCGCGCTTTACGCTTAGACCATTGGTTGTGGCTAACTTAATCATGACTTGTTCAGTCTGAGGATTCGGAACTGTGTCGGATAAGTTCGGATCAACATTGACCATCTCAGAGTCTTTCCCGAGATAGTTTGATACCTCCAAATACTCTTCTGGTTTTAGATTGTTTATTTTGAACGGAGTTCTCTTAAAGTTAAATGTAGATCTACCGAATCTTCTCTTCTTCAATGCTCTTCTTTTTTTTGTTTTTGAAGGCTTGGCCTCAGACTTTTTCTCTTTTCGAACTGTTGCTGAAGAAAAAATAGGGTCGCTTTGTTTCTCGGTCATATAAGAAATGAAGTTGGTTGATATTCCGTCCGAGTCTAGGTCTTGTAAGGATGTCAAATCTTTACTTTGGGCGCCATATTTGAAACTAAGTGGGGAGAAAAACGATACTTTAGATGAGGACAAGTCTTTGATCGCCATCATATCTTCCTTGTCAAGATCCGCTAAATCTGTTGATACTGTTGATCGGTTTGTATCGAAGAACCTACTAACTTCCAAGTTTGCTCTTTTATTGTACTGATCTTTTGTTAAGGATACCAATGATTTGTTTGATTGTACGCCGAGAAAGTCATATGATGCGACGACGTTGTCAAACTTGGCCGTATTTTCAAATACGTGCTTAATTGTTATAAATCCAGGTGGGTAGGCATTGGATGGCCAAGACCCTGCGGATAGCCTTTCTGTTTTCTTTTGGATACCAAATCTTCTTATCAATTTATCCATGAGGCTTGAATATTCAAATATGAATCTTTCCGCTTCCTTGTTCGTATAGTTGTCCGATGTGAAGGCTGTCTTCTTGTCTTTAATCAACTTGCTTTTTGCTTCATCATCTATATCCATGAGGATTGATAGATTCTGATAATAATTTTCGATTGATGCCGAGAATACACTGGGCATAATGGTTACAGGCTCTAAATTATCATCGACTCTGTTGTATCTAGATGGCCTAAACAAGAATTCTCTCTGAACTTTAAGTTCCGATATGTTGGATTCCATTTGAGACAAAAGATTTGCTAGGAAATTTTGAGATTTATCCACAAATGTAATGATCGCTTCATAGCGATACTCACCCCTCGTTCTTTCGGACATTTCTTCATCAATGTATTGATAAGTTTTAATCAGTGGGTCAGAAACAATATACATCTGAGTTAGATTGTCTGATTCTGCCGTAGCATTGTTGCTACCAGCAATAGCGGCGACGATATTGTATGAGCCTATAAGTTTTTGATTGTACTTTCTGGTCCCAAGGCGATTTGTTTGCGCATTGAGCTTGACCTGTTGTCTTCTAATTTCTAGCGAGTTTAGTTCAACACTTTTCGCGAACGATTCAAACAGTTGTTTGGAAACATTGAACATCTTTCTTCCATACTTTGTTTTTGTTAGCACCAAGTTTCTAACATCGACTGAGAACATACCAATCGCGTCTGCTGAGTTGTTGAAAGATAGCGATAGTTCCGATAGTGTTGCTTTTTTCTTAAAATCAATTTCAGAGCGCAAACTGTACGAACCCTCTCTCTTGTCAACAATCTTTGTGTTAAGGACAGCTTCCCTCGTAAGTCTTGGGTGTGGCTTGGATGAATGAAATGATCCAGCCATCCATCGCCCATCAGTGTGTTGGTGCACTGGGCCTGACCATACGTTTCCACTAGATTCCTTATAAATATACGTTGTTGTCTCAATTTCTCCGTCTTCAATTACATTCTCAGAGACAATTGATCCACAATAGCTACTCAGAGGGCCAGTAAGGCTTATCCTAAGCGCTTTAGACATCTCTTGAGCGTCTATGTAGGCAAAAGCAAACAAAGTCATTGTAGGGGCACTCATGGACCTTGGAATAGATATCTTTTTTGAATACCTCCTTTCTAGGCTTCTGGGGCGGTTGGTGGTCTTCATTTCTTTTGCTGAGGTTTCGATTATTGTCGTACCAGTCATTAGAGATCCAACGCCCGCAACCATCGAACGCTTTATGTTAGTAGGCATGGGATTGATCAATCCTTCCGATATTCTAGAGATCAGTTGCTGGTTTGACGTAGCAATTACCGCGACCTTTAGGTAGTCAAGTATTAGATCGTCATCTGACCATACAAAAGTTCCGTTGGACTCGACATCCAACATCAGAATCTCTACGTCCACTTTTAACTTGTAAAGTGAAATCTTTTTGACGTAAACATTTGGAAGGTTCTCGAGACCTACAAGACTATTAGACATTAGCAATCCTCCACGTCTGTTATGTTTGTTCTATAAATATCATAATCAGTACCTTCAAGGTCAGGACATACAACACTAACATCGACAAGGATATCTTGTGACTTAAGGTGTTGGACACCTTTGCATATTTCAGAGTCAGGTATTTGAGAATCTAGCTCAATATTTAACCAGTATTCGACATAATCTTCTGTTAAGGTAATTGAGGCAATATCATCGTCCATGAGCATTCCATCGATAATGGTCTTTTGTCTAGGTGCGAACTTTAATTTCTTTGGAGTTTCTTCGTTTTCTTCGTAGAGAAACACTTCCATTTCTAGGCCGTCTTTCTGCATAAATCCTTTTTCTTCCAGAATTTTGCATATAATTTGCTCGTCAATTAAGTCAATATATGTTCCGTCTGGTTGCACTGATGAGACGGGGACATTGGGAGATACTGTTTGACCTCTAACGGGAGAGTCATTTCTAATGTTATTGATCTCCATTGTATACTCTAGGGTCGTATTGATCTGTGGTATTCTCTTTGTGCTCGTATTATCTTGTTGGATGATAGCGTCGACATTTGATATCTCTCCCAATAGGAACGCCACATTCCAACTTGGCGCATCAATAAAGGTTCCGTCGGACGTACCAAGTGGTGCTGTGAGGTGATTCATCGCAACTTGACTGTAAGGTCTAGAGGAGTCCTCGGACCTCTCAGAAGTAAAAATTAGGGACTCTGGGGAGATTAAATCTCGTTGGGGTCGTAACCGTGGTGTTTCCGCCAAGATTCTATTCTTGATATTCACTTGGGTCTCAGTGTCGCCGCCGAATTCAAGATCGTAAATGATATCATCATCGAAAAACGTATAGAATTTAGGCATAAGCTTCCCGTTAGAGAGAAGCGAACGTCCATATGGTGTTAATTCAATTTTAAGAACATCTTCTTTCTTGTTAAAAAACGTCATTCACTTATCCCTTTCCTCTCGCCTTGTTAATTGATGAAGGCTTGCGAGCTTTTTTGGACTCTACCTTCTTGATCGACTTCTGTCCTTTATCGTCGTTTTCAATATTTGCAAACGAGACTTCGGCGTCAATCTTAACTAGTTCTACGAGTGAAAAGAAATCATATGGCCAATTGTATGTAATGTCTTTGTCTTTCTTACCTGTAACGGCATTTGTAACACCTACAAGTTCCACACCAGAGGTATCATCCGTTGTTCCTTTCTTAGCTACAACCTTGTCAAAATAGTTTGTTTTTGCTCTCTTTTTGACTTTGAATATCATCCATTGAATGTTAGATGGAATACCTTTTCCCTCAGCGTTCTCATCGAGAGTGTTGTTTTTCACAACTGCCCCGTCACCTAAGAGCTCTGCAGATAATAGTTCATGCGATATTGATGCCTCTGATTCTTCCATTTTTGTTCCAATTTCTGGTGATAGGTTTTGCCAAATATCCGCGAGGTCTTGTTTCGAGAGAGTGTGTTTGAATTCAAAAATATACATTGCGAATGGATCAATTTCTTCATATCTTATAAAATCCATTGAAGGCGGAAATACATATTTCTGCATCTTTTTGACCATTTGGTAGACTGTATCTCCAGCCTTTGGAGGACCACCAGCGGGGAATTGACCACCAATCTCACGACGTGCTGCGTCAATGCATGAATTGATGTCTGCTCTAGGTATAGAAAAGAACTTTCGAGTTGCAGATTGTTCAATAAATGGAACGGCCACGACACATTCTGATATTTCTTTTTGAGAAGCAACCTCTCCAAGTCTTACTGGGTCTTTTGAGAAACCAACAAGATCTGCTAAGGATTTGATCTGCGGTCGACCTCTGGCTATACCCAGTGCTCCACGAAGCCAAAACTGAGGAATGTCGGAAACTTGCAAATGTATACCTTCATCTTCCGATGGAATATCTCCATATTGATGCCACATACCCCGTGGAACCTGAGAACGGCCAACGTTAGGGCGAGTCAAATTGGTCTGATTAAGGTCGTCATACTTATTGAAGTTTAAAATTGGACACTCAAATTTAGATTGGATAATCCATCTAGTTTTGCCTTTAATGGTATCTGAGCTGGCGACTTCACTGATTGTATCTACCTCCCTATCTAGTACCTCCCTGACGGTTCCTTTTCCAAACAAGTTTATACTGGAATCGAGCTGCATTGCATTGTAGTTTAAAAAGACTGGTGATTGCGGACCTGTATATCTCCACGCTGCTTCGTTTTGGGCTTGGGTTCCACCGGGAACAGTTTGCGGAGCTTTCCAGCTGGATGTGACGTTGTTTCTAACCATATTACCCCAAACCTCCCAATCGTAGTCAAGGTTTGCAGAGCTTTGAGAAATTGGTTCGATAGATTCATAAATTCTTGTTACTGGGTTCGTCATCAGATCTGCCCATGGGGAGTCGTAGTATTTTTCATACCTACTTCCGCTGATCCCGGTGGTTGCACTCAGTGGATCTTGGCTATTTCGATATCCACTAAGGTCCCTTAGTGCATCATGAAATGATGGGTTCCAATATCTGGTAAAGTAAGGATATTCTTTTGATCCTGAAAGGATCTCGTCCAAAGTATACTTCTTTGTTTCATCGGCATAGAAAACCAAATCGCACCAAGATTCTCCGTGATAGTAAGGTGGAGTATATGGGAAATTAAATCCCCAAGATGATCCCATCCAAAAGCTGAGACCATTAATTTCAATATTTCCGCCATCTCCTATTGAAGGTGGGCCAAAAGAGCTAGGTCTAGAATACATTGTGATCGACTCTCTAACGGTTCTAGATCTACCAGTCGCAAAACCACCAGATGGGTTTTGACCTAGAGTGTTGATACCTTGTGACACAACATCTTGAGGAGGAACTACTGGGAAGCCACCAAGACCTCCAAGGGTCTTATTTGTACCCTCTCTGCTCTTAGTCATTTTAACTCGCATCAAATAATAAGTCCCTGAGATTGCATTTCCAAATTCTGGGTTTTGCTCTTCTAACGACGAGATTGTTTTGAAGTTTTTATTGCTTATAAAGAATTCAGGTACTTCTGCGAGGAAGTTGGAAATCATTTTTTTATATAGAGAGTTTCCACCACCGTCCCAGTTGGCTTCAATTTCAAAGTCGCTTAGTCCAAATACGTGTGGTTCTTGTAGAATCAAGTTCTCATTTGCTAAATACACCTCTGGCTCTACAAGAGCTTCGAATGGAATTCTGCTTGAATAAATCGAATCATACTTATCCAATGGGGTTCTTTCGGTATGGCCCAGCAACATATTGTTCGTGTCACTTGGTGTGTACGATCCAGATGTCGTAGTGCCGTTAATTCTTCTACCTATATCATCTGCATAGATGAAAGTATTGAAGCCTTCACCAGTATTCTTGATAATGTCTTCTTGAAAAATCAATGGAAAATCAACAGCAATCCCAGATTTTATCGTATTGAACAAGATTCCCGGGGCACAAATGGGAGTAAGGAGAGGTTTTATTGAAAATTGATCATAATTAGAAATCGTAACATTTGAGCCAGAAGTGCTTACACTGATGTTTTGACCATAGCTAGATGAGAATTGACGGGATATGTCCATAGTTCGTTGATTAGGGTAGAATCCCTCATAGGGAACGAACTTTTTAATTGCTTTACATTTTATTGTCAATATCTTTTCGTCTGCGAAGCCTTTGTGGTCTTTTTTCACTAGATCAAAATGTTTTAAAAAATCAGTTGTAGAAAGTATCTTGTAGAAATTTGGCTCGCTTTCTGTTGTTGTATTTTGAGATAATCCACCAGACAATTCAAAAATGTTACTAAGTTTCGCTGTAACTCCTTTGGTTTGATACTCTTCTACATGAGCGCTTATCTTGAATTCCGGAATAATTGAATATCCCTTCCCTTTTCTCTTAATGTCTTCGGAAAATTTCTCATATGAATCATAGAATGGTTCTTTTCCCGACAATGCTGGAGCATCCCAATTTGCGTGTCCGTTGAATATCGACCCAGTACTATTTGAAGGCCACAGGGGTGCTCCCGCGACCTGATCATCTACCATTTCATTGTTTATGAGGAACGGGCCGCTTGGGTTAATGCCTGAAAAAAGATTCTTCAAAGTATGTAGTCTCGAATAAATCGCGGATGCTGTTAACGCCGATCCAACATCCAAAGTCAAAGATGCCGTCAAAAAGTTTTGGGCAAATGCTGGTTCACCAGTTGTTTTGTTGTAAAATCCAGCTAAAGTGAATGTTGAGTACCTATTTAATAATTGTCCTGGAGAATTTTCAGTATCATCTGCTGACGTACCTCCGATATCAAATTCAAATTTAGCGAATGGGTCTGCTGGAACTGCAGTATTTGTTTTCGCGGTTCTTGTTTTGAAATCCAATCTTGCGTCTAAAGACCACATGGATTGTGATGGGACTGTTGCGCCGAAGCCATTATCCACATTTAGTTGCGATCGGTCATCTCTCGCACTTCTCCAAAATGTGTTAACATAGAAGGTTCTAGATCTTGTCCTATTGAGGTATGTGAATTGTTGCTTTGGCCAAATCGTTTGACGATAAGTCAAAAGAGAGAATGAGTCAAGCAAAGAACCTTCGTCGTCGAGACCTCCGTCTAAATACATTTCTTTTAAGGTTTCATAGTTCTCATCGGTTTGAGATATTGTATTAAAGTATTCATTGGCTTGTTGGTTCGCAAAAAATACTGTCTCATTATTGAATGCTGTTTTGATTTCAACTGGTTTCTTTTCAAATATTCCCAACTCTTCATTGTAGATCGCAACTTCACCTATAAGTGAAATCGGTAAGTTACTCGAAATTGTCGGTTCCTTTAAGCTGATGATGTTTCCATACTTTGCCTGCTTTGTACCCAACAAGGCACCCGGCTCTTGTACATATGTAAATGTGTTTTTCGCATTCAGGGCTCGAGTCAAGTGATTCTGAGATGTCCTCATCTGTTTCCACATTGGATATCCATATGGTCCATTCCTGTGGAGGTTTAGTAACACTAGCGTTTTCGAGACGGGAGCCTTCGTAAGGGGCCCAACATTCCCAATGCCCACATTATCTGTGTAGAAAAATGCATTGTTTGGATCATATCCAAGAGTATTTCCCCCTATAGCGCCGGAATCGTTGAGGGTTGGCTCATAAATACAAATATTTATTCCAACGAAATCTTTAAAATTAGACATTGCAGTTCCTTTTTAGACTAAATAGTTTATGTATTAAACTTTGCCTTTAGAAGTGTTACTACGATGGTTTTAACATTTCCATCGCAATCTTCAACATAGAAGGTGATGACGATTGATCCAGGGTTGTCTTCGTTATTATCCTTAATTATGTTGCTTGGCGGGTCTTGTTCCGAGGTTTGCCAACCGGTGTCTACGGTATCACCAGTGGATGGTACTGATACAATTCGATATTTCAAAGTGTCGTCTTCGCAGCAACCAAGGTTTGTAATTTGAACATCCATATTCACTATATCATTTTGGTAGATTTGTCCATTACCTGTAGTTCCGCTATCGGAGGAGCTAACAGTCAATGTTGTATCAGTTGTGATAGTGTTAGTTGCCCCTTCACTTAAATCATACACTATTCTGAAGGCTAGTTCATCAAAGCAACAAGAGATGTCCGAAATTGCCGGAAAGATAATTGCCTCGGTAAAACCTACAGAGGAACTCATCATACCGTTCTTTGGTGCATAAGTTAAGACCTTTTGATCCGCTTCCCAGTTAGACCCACTAATCGCAGCATTGATCCAAGAATATTGGAAATCAGAAGCAGGAATCGGAGTGTTAATTACGGCACTGTCGTAACGATTGGTCGTACCAGATGTCTCAGTTGTCCATTTTGGATTTGTGAAGTCCCCAAGCTTAGCAACTTTTGTTGTGTTTCTGTGTTGCTTGTGAAATGAAGCTTCGGAAACGTAATCGGAAGAATTGATGGAACCATGCTTTGAGTCAATTCCAAACTTTCCCTGATGTCGCGATAATAGAGTCCTCAAGCCCTCTCTACGGTCCGAGTGAGAGTTCACTCTGGGTGTATCAGTTTCTCCGGAACCATTGGTTCGCACAGATAAGTTTCTAAAGTTCATTGAATTATAAACAGAATATTGTTGAGTCGCTATGTCTAAATAACCAGATGTGTTGATTTCAGGGCCACCAGGAGCGGAAAACCTAGTTCGAATAACATGTCCAGATCCTGTTGTGCGGTCTTGAGTCGGAGTAATGTTGGAATTTACTAATCGATTACTTTGAGGACCACCAGGTTGGTTCAGTTGTAAATTACCGATATTTCCTGCAGGCGTCCCTTCGGATTGTGCGATCAAGGTAGAATAATTTGTAGTCTCAGGTAGTTCGCTAGCGATGGCTGGTGGTAATAGGTTTCCGGCTCTCTTTAAGAAATAACCCTGATCTCCAAACGTTGAGAATACCTCGTACTCATGTTGGTAGTTTCCGTGAGATACAGAAGATGTGGTTGTTTGAATATTCTTGATATTCAATGGACGCTTTGCTCGCTCTTCACGATAAAATATTGAATATAATCGGTCAGTATCAGGCCACGTGTTTGTACTTGTAAGTCCATAGTCAGGTGCCGTGAATCCTAATGCTCCATCTTGATCTGGCTCAATAGGATTTAAGTCTCCTATCGATCCAGTATTGAGAATAGGGTTTTTTCCAACCAAGAGTCGATACTCTTCTGGTCTTGAAAATTCGCAATCCAAGTCGTTAGGTACGGCACTAGGCGAGTTTCTAAACTTGCCGGGATTGTTCAAAGCAGTATGTCTAGATTGTCTACCTCCAATCCAACGATTCGTGAATGGGCCCTGAAGGGGGATGACGTTTGTGATGTCTGTCGTGTCGGAATGTAGATTTACTACATTAACGCCAACACGAAAACCAGAACCAGAGACATTAATTAAAGCATTGTATCCAGTATCAACACTACTAGAGACGATATTTCCAATAAAAAGATTGCAAACTTTTCTCCTACTGTAGTAATCAACTTCTGGAGATACTGGTGCATATTCCGAATGTACAAAATCTGTATATCTACCCATCAACCCAAATCCATCGTACCTGATCATCTCGTTGGGTTTACGGGTGTCCTTGTCCATATCAACCTCGAGAACATTCAAACCATCACCAAGTCCGGCACCGAATGTTATGACGTTCTTAGGGGCACCGGTAGAGCCTATTGGTGAGTGAAGCCCGATACCAGACTTGAACAAGTCTCGGTCTTTGCTCTTAACATAATTGATCCCACCATGAATTGAGTCGCTGAAGTCTGTTTCGACAGAATATGGTCTCGAGAATCTTCGGGTTGCATATACACTTCCAGAATATAACGTTTTGGAGTTTGGAGCTGTTGGAAGGTTGATTGGGTTTGTGAACTCTTGGTCTGTTTGTCGAATAATAACTTCGCGGATGATTTCAGCATCCGTTGTTGCTCTTTCTCTACGCTCACTTTGCCACAAAGAGTTTGAGTCTTGATCTTCCGTTGGAAGAGGAGCGTGGCCGATTCTCCAATTGTAGTTCAGCTCTTGCACTCCACGAGCAGATGCTTCGGTGGATGTAACAGTTGTTAGTAAGCCAATTTGCCTTTGATATTTGTCTCTTTCGAGAAGATGTGGTTCGATGATATCGGTTACTCCACCAGCAAAGTTAACAGAAGCCGGTATGAGTTGATTTATCATTTCAGAAATGGACTGGTCTATCCACTTGAAGTATGTGAAGAACTTGTCAAAGTCTAATCCAGTGTCTACTCTCTGATAGAACAGTTGTCTTGCTCTGTTCACGTCTTTGTATTCTATTCTATATCTATCAACATGACGTCCAAATAGATTAGAAAACTCTTGAGTTGTTGAGAATAACTTAAGCATCTCCTCTGAGACGGTTGCAGCGGGTGACTTTTCTAGAACGAATAAGTTGTCGCTCACATCTTCGTCTTCTCCGAAGAAGATCTGTCTATCGCCTTTGATGAAGATATTGTTAGAATTGAATGAGGTCTCCGGTAACTCCTTCTTGGTCGCATAGAGGAATTCATTTTCCAAAAATGCAGTTGAAGTTGTTGGGAAGTTATCTCCTTTACCATCGTGCTCTCGGCGGATGATGTTGTCAACCCATCCATAGATTGTATCGGAAGAGCCAGAAGTAGTATCTTCTATGACGAATTCTCCAGAAGAGTCGGAAGTCGTAACGGTATCAAAGTCCCAATTTAAAATGGATAAGTCCATTGTTGGAATTTGGGTGTCGGTAATTGCGAAGGCATTTGAGCCATCTATGGATTTAAAGTTACCATAGTTTAAGACATCTTTATTGTGCTCTTGAATAGAGCTATTAGGTAAGTAGTCAAGCCATGCAGAGACTCTACCAAACTCCAAATCAGTCTTGTGAAGTACGGAGCCTGTGAAGTTTTCGTAATGTGATGCTGCATAGATCCTCTTTGGTGCTTGAAGATAGGCAGATCCCGTGGCGTTATCTACAGTTGTTGTGACCAATACTTCTTCCTTAAGTTCGTCGAAGTTGTGAGATACTGCATATAGTTCAATGTCATAATCTGGTGTTATGTTTGTAACGTTACCAGCGTACGGATAAGTTTGAGGCTTAATTCTTAAAGCGACATTGTAGTGTTCTTCTTCGTAAATATCATAGACATAATCCGACTCTTGATAGATTGTTTCGGTTTGGTTCTTTATTACGAACTTTCCATGCTTTGACTCACTTGAGTCTCGAACAAGATAGACTTGGAGGTCTCGAGCTTCTTTGAATGTTGAAGTTCCACCGGTGAAGTTGGTAATCGTAATTATTGACAGAGGAAATGTCGAAGTTATAATAGTGTTTCCGTTTGCGCCGGATAGGTCTTGCGTTAGTCCAATGTTGTAATTTGGGGAAGCGGCTGTCCATGTTGCCGTTATCGTAGCGCCATGTCCGTTAACGGAATTGATTGCATCACGAAGATTCCTAGTAGTCAACCACAGCACACCTATTACTACCTCAATATTTCCATTGGGCAATAGGTTACCACTGGTTCCAGTGCCTGTTGCTGTAAATTCATAAGTTCTAGTAACTCCACTGGTGGACGTCAATGTTATCGTTTCACCTTCCCACGTTGATACTGCGGCAGTACTATTGAGAGTTATTTGACCCGTTGCAGCTGCAGTTGCAGCAAGCTGATCTGCCCACCAAGTAAAGTTCGAAGCATCGGTCGGCATTGCCTCGTGAAAACCCATCACGGATGCAGATAGGAATGGTGTTGCGAAGAATCCATTCTCTCCTATTTCTTTCTTGTTGGGCACTACTATATCAGCTTCCATCGTAAACGCAGCTACAGAGGCATTGTTGGAGCCGGAAATGAATGTTCTAGAGCCGCTTTGATACATTGTCCCAGAAAACAGGGTTGCACTATTAAGATTGATGTACTTCTTCTTTACAGATGTTGTTCTATATTTGTCTCCAAGATATTGCGTTCCATTGTCTGTATATTGGTTTAGTTTGATTAGTTCATCATCAATACCGAAGCATCGGATGAGGTTTCTAATTGACTTTTCAGTTCCCTTTGAGTTGTAGATGTTCTCGAGGTTGTTGTAAATGTTTGTGAAGATGAGATTCTTAATTTCATCAATATTGAGGTCGAATTGTCTAGCATCATAATCAACGTCTGAGAATGCCTCGAATACTTCCGATGAAAGAAACATTTCACTCGTTGTGAACCCTTTGCCCTTCAAGAGCTCCTCGGAGAATGGGGATGATTTATAGCTAGACGATAGATATTGTTTATCTTGCAAACTACTGAGTGAATCGATTTGAACCTTCAAGGTGTCCATATAGCTTGACATAATGTGAGAAATCTTTCTTAAGTTCTCGTCTCCAAGGGTCTTGTCGTCTTCGACAAGCCAATTTGGAAGAGAGCGATAGAACGCCTCTCCTCTACCAGAATCATAATCAGATCCACTAAGGGTCATCTCTGCTTCGAGAGCGGTGACGGAAGGGTGGGTTGAATAGATGATTGGACTTGGCTTTTCTGTGTAGCCAGCAGCAGTCAATGCGGAGTCTGTTGATCTTGCGCTCGTTGTGCTTGAGTAGCCAATCCAAGTTCCGTTTGCCAAGCGTCCTGAGTAATCTAGAACGTTGGAGTCAATTGAGCTTGTCCCTGTGATGCCTTCGTTGAATTTGAGATATACTCCCAAATCCGATGTTGCGTCGTCAGTGTTTGCTCCACCACCAATTTCGCGGAACCAGTTGAGCTTGATTTGTCTCGATGTTCTTCGAGTTTTCCAAAAGCGGAACTCGTCGAGTTGGGCGGATAGTTTACCACCATTGGTTGCACCACCACCGTTCGGTGACGCAGCCTGAAGTGCGCCAATGAAGCCGTCTAATCTACCTTCCAAGATTCCGTATGGTCCGGCGATGGATTGTGATGATGACTCTTCTCCATTTGTGTAAAATCTAGCCAACGATTGGGCTGATGCGATATCTACAACTGAGATTGCATAATGGTTCCAATCGGTCTCAGTGGTGCCCATTGCAAAAGTCACAGTTGTAGATGCTGCGCCTTGGGCGATAGTTATGGCCATCTTCTTAATTCCGGCATCGTCAAAAGTCTCAACAAGTATCCTAGAGCGGCTTGGTGTTGGGCCAGTGATGCCGTTAGAAAGATCCAAGATGACCTCTTTGTTTGTAGAGGTGTATGTAGACTTTTTCATCCAAAATTCGATAGTAATACCTTTGTTTCCAAAGTCGCAATTGAAATTTTGAGTTCTGTTATTTTCTGCGTCATACTTTGCAGAGTTGTCTAGTTGATAATCCAAATCATTGGATGTTGAATCGGTATGCAACCCACCCCAGACTCGGATGTACTCAGGTACTGTTGTGTTTAAATAATCGCCAGTGGCTGCAGTTAGGTTAGCAGAAGTTCCGAGCACAACATGCCCGGTTGTCTTTGGATACTTGTTGTCGTATAGCCAACGTTCCAAGTATGATGACCGCTCTTCAAAGTCAATCTGTTCGGCTTTTGATCCATCATAAGGATAGTCTTCATAGATTCTCTTGATGGCTGCTTCATAGTAAAGCTCTGCTGAGCCGTAGAATACAAAGTTCTTTGGATCAGAAAAGTCGATTGGTGGTAAGTAGGTATCTCTTTTAGCAACAACTTCGTCGATAAAGTCAGTTGATTCTACATCTGCTGCTACGTCATTGTAGCTTGTTACGGTTTTTCCGAAAAGATTTTTAATACTCATTGTTCACCACTCTAAACTTGTGCTTGAAAGAAAGTTGTTCATACGACTTGGTCGCGACGTTATACAAGGATAGTTCAACTTGGTAAGTGTAGTTGGGCTCCAACATTCCTATGTCCAAATCAAAATAGTTCCCTCGAGAATCGTATGATAGCAAAGTCGAGTTGTTTGTTGTGTCGTAGTCAAAGATTGTTTCATCTGTGGCAACTTTAATAATTTTATAATAAAGGTTCTCAAACACTTCAGTTTGAGGCACGGTTGTTGCTGTGGTGAAGATGTTGGGTGACCAATTCTTCTGTCTAATGTAGAGATAGAATCTACTTGTCTGATCTTTATAGTGGAAGCTTCGATTGTTTGATACCGTTACCACTAGATTATTATCGGGTGCAGCAGTGATTGCTGTGGATTGCTTAACGTCAATGGTTCCAGAGTGATAATTGATCATACTTCCGTTGGACACAACGGAAGAAACATAGTCCAATGTTTCCGTTACGACTATATTGTGTGTCGGTCCTTTTTCTTTAGCAGTAATTGTAACAGTTTCAGCACCGACACTCGATCCATCATAAGCAAAATCATAAGCATTTTTAATCCTATCGCCAGTGACTCCGTCTCGTAACAACAACAATGTTCTCTGGGCGTTTCCAGCTGAGTCTCCCTCTATCGATTGATTTATTGTCGCAGTATTATCAGAGCCAGTAGTTACAACAGAAGAAATGTTGCTTAATGTTTCCGTCACAGTAATGTTGTGCGTTGAACCTTTTTCTTTAGCAGTAATCGTCACAGTCTCGGCGCCAACACTCGACCCATCATAAGCAAAATCATAAGCGTTTTTAATCACATCTCCTTCTACACCATCTCTCAACAACAATAAGACTCTCTGAGCGTTGCCTGCTGAATCTCTTTCCGCGGATGGGTCTATTGTTGCAGCATTATCAGATCCGATATCGGGATCTGTTGAGCCGGCTGCACTATCAAAAGTGAGAGTAAACGTACCAACTTCGCCGAAGGCTATTACTAGCGGACCATTGGAAGGCACTTCTGGTCCAAAAGTCAGAACTGTAGAAGCTTTGTTTCCAACATCTGCATCAGTTGACGCTGCTGTATTATCAAAGGTGAGAGTAAAAGTCCCTAGTTGGCTAAAATTTATGGCCAAAGGCCCGTTAGAGGGCACATTTGGTCCGAAAGTCAATACTGTTGAGGCTTGAGAGCCACTATGCCACACGTCGTGAATGGTTGAGGCTGTTGTTTGTAGACAGACACTAGCAGTATATATTCCAGTAGACACATATCCTCCAGTCGCAGGAGTATCTATGCATTGGGCAAGAGGGGATCCCCCCAATGTTTCGTAGAGATTTACATATATATTGCCCTCTCCTATGCTTGGGATGTTGGTGAGTTGACCACGGTGATAGTTATAAAGATAGAGAGTATTCAAGTTATCTACTGCTGGTGCTAATGAGGACGAAGAATAGAAATTAACTCTATCATCCATCACTTGCGAATTCCATCGGACTTCCAAGCATGGTCGTTTGTGGAAAAATTCAGTTCCCCTTGCGAAGAATCTTTTGGTATAATAAGATCTCTGTTGGCTGCCGTCGGTTAATGAAGTTGGAAGTTTAACTAGAAAGCCATTATTTGCCTTGGTACTATCTAGCCACAATGCGACTTGAGATGTTACATCCACATTTAAATCTTCCAATCCAGTGTCTAAAAATTGAGTAGCAGTAGGAGATGCGTGTATATCACCACCTTCGGCAGCCCACGCTGTTGAGCCTGATCGGACAATCCAGTTAGATCCAAAACCTGAAGATAAATCCTTGTACCCTTCCATGTCCAACCCCAGGCCTTCCTGCCAAGCGCCGTTAACACTGTTTACATTCAGATTATATTCCCTAGGGATGGTCTCTCCATGTTCGGCGTTGAACAATCTAAGAAAGTATTTTGCATTTGAGGGGATTGTTTTATTGGCTATATCTGCTTCGATTTGAGTTAAATCAAATTCAACCAAGACTCTAGCCTCTTCTTTTGAAAATCCACTCGCAGAAGATGATACTTGCCCATATATACTGAATACCTCTAGTATGTCGGAAAGACCCATACTACCAGAGACACCTCTTGTAGTTAGAGATTCATCAAATGCGTTTGTAATTGTATTGTCTTGTGTAGCAAAGTATCTTTTAATCATCGGATTAGTGTCCCCTTAATATCTCTGTTAGGATATTTCAATTCCATAATAGCATTCTTTGGAGTCATAATATATGTTCCATCTGCAGAAAGTGCATCGTCAAAATTAATATTGACTGATGAATAATCAGCTCCGCGCTTTTGCATTACCCTAACAGTCTTAACATCGGCAACGCCCTCGACCTTGCCAAGGATAGAATATAGTCTTGTAATATAGATTGGCTCTCCAATATACAATTGGTTAGAGAAGTACTCCCTAAGGGCAGAGTTGCACTTACCAACAATATTTATTGCTTTAAATCTTGTGTCCAAGACAACTTTATAGTCGATTCCAAAGTTTACAATTTTAGCGTCGAAAATATCCACTATATCATTCATTGCCTTGTATTGAGAGATCCAGTTTTTCATATTAGTCTTCAAAGAGGACCCAGCTGTTACTAGGTTTCCGTTTTGATCTTCAGAGATAACATAGGTGGCCATTCTTCTATTGGTTGAAGAAGGATCATTCACTACACTTACACGCTTGATGATTCCAAACTTGTTAGGCATATTATAAATCATTGATTCATAGTCTTGTCGAGTTACTGCTCTTGATTGAGTGGTGTAGTATCCCTTTGCTCTCTGCTTTAGTTCTTCTGTTGTGATTTGCTCCGTTGCTCCAACGATTGGCTCTTCATTTGTTATTTCGAGAGAACTTATGACGGAGTTCTTTTTTGCTTGGTTCAAAGTCAATTCATTTGGAAACTTAAAACTTGCGAGTTGCACCTTGTTGACGGTATTTGAGGAGGCGTTGGCTGAATTAGAGTCATTTGTCTTCATTAGGATGGTTAACTTCGTACCAGAAGGAGAGAGTCCAAGTTTAGAGGTACCTACTAACTTTGAGGGGTCAAATCTAAAATTAGACACATAGGTCTTTCCGTGCATTTGCATCGCGACTTTCGATGGGTCAATCAAATCTTCTTCGTCAGAATCTTCAGAACCGAAGCCAAACTGGAGATATGTTCCAGTATCATCTTGTTCCATTACAAATCTTCGAGCTGCGGAGAATGGTTTGAGGATGCTCCTTACACCTTCAGATGTTGCGTTTCTGTTTGTGGTCTCTTCGAATACGACTTCTTGAGATAGGTTGTCGACTTCGTAATATTTGTTACCATCTGAATCTACAACTGATGTGACCTCGACAACATCGTCGCCGCCGATGCGGACTCTTTTAAATCTTTCAAATGAAGAGTTTGTTAAGTCAACCGTTGCTCTAGAAAATAGGCCAGAAGATATTTGGCCGAATGCCTTGACGGCAAAAAATGTTGTTGCGCCTGTGGTATTATCGAATCTTGCTGCTACGATGTCGTTATTCAAGTCTCCGAGATCGACATCTTCGGTTAGTATGAAGTTTCCACCATTTGTACTTGAAAAAGTCGCACCTTGTTGAAGAATGGGCATATAAGTTAAGTCAGGTGCTGTACCGTCATTGTTAGCAGGTATCATGCAAAAGATAGAAATAAGACCGTAAGTGCTTGGAGAGCCTGCATATTTAAATCCCAAGGTTCTTGCGTGTTTTCGGACATTGTTAAATTCGATAGCTGTGTCAAGAAATGATTCGTTTGCTTGATAATCCAAATAGAAAGAAAGTACGTCTCCAACATAGGCAACAGAATCAATCATTAAAGAGTTGATTGTTGATTTGGAAAAATCTTTCCATTCGTCTGGATAGAATCGTTTAGCGTGTTCTATTAAATCTTGCCGAATTGTATCGAAATCTCTACTGGTATATTTTATTGGTGTTTTCTTTTGTTTAGACATATGGGACCCTCATCATGAACTAAATAGTTATTCAAGGAAAAGCGATTGTTGTTTAAGACACCTCGACCTCAAAAAGCTCTGGAATGCTCAGTCCATTGTATCTAAATCTTATTTGAACCTTTAATAGTTGAATGTTTGAATCAATCTCTATGTTTATTCCGTCAATTTGTACGTATGGCATGTAAGTCGCAGACTGGTTTCTTATTTCCCCTTCTAGAAAACCTGTTGATATTGTTGAGTCGTTTTCAAACAAATATGCATGCAAGCCAACTCCGAAGTTTGGATCCCAAACATATTCACCTTTTCGCGTCAACAACAACATTCTCATATTCTGTTTGATGGCGCCTGTTGTGTCTGTATTTGGATACGAATCGATACCAGCATTACTATCGCTGTTCATGTTGATTGGAAATATTATCGATAAAGACATTTAATCATCCTCAAATAGTTTTTGGAATTCATTCACACAAGGCTTGCCATCTTCATCAAATGGTTTTGCATCAACAATCCTAAGTCTCTGCAAGAAACCTACTCCACTTATATTTAAGTAGAGGTCCGGTATCAAATTCTTTAAGAAGTTTATGTTCGATTGTCTATTTCTTGATGATCGACCATCATTGGTATCGTCTTGAGAATTATATACAGAACGAAATTGCTTTCGCAATAATCGCTTTGTATCATTAAATATTCTCTTTTTCCAGCCGTTCTCAATAAACATTTGTCGATCCTCTTCAACTTCTAATTTTCCAATGGACTCAATAAAGTTTTGGTAAGAGTACACTCCAAACAAAGAGGTGAAGCTTTTTATCTTAAATATCTTCTCAAACAAGGTAGTGAAACTATCTTCCTCGGACAACCTATCAACGTAACACTTAATATCTTCTCCCATATTTGGATCTTCCAAATCGAGTTCCTTGATTTCAACATCCATCACGTCAAGCTCATATGAGGAGACAGGTATGTGATGGAGAGCAACAGTGTCTTCTCCAGATATTATAGATTGAGGGAGACGTTCGATGTTTGAATCTAAATCTGGTTCTAGACCAATTGTTTCAGGTAGGCACATCATGAGTCTGACTCCGAATTTTACTCCAATGGACCCTCCTAGCTTGTCTCCTAAAATGACGAAAGCGTTACCAAAGTAATCTGATAGTTTTAAGTTTTCGTCATAAATTGTCCTATCCGACATCATCGACTGAAACTCTGATACTTTCATTACTTGTTGGGTAGCATCCTTGTTAATAACTCTTATATATTTCTCTAGATACATTACGCCTGTTTTTTCGATATCTTCTAGAGTCTTAGTTATTGTCCCTAAAGGACTTTCGAGATCTTCAGATGCACAACTTAGGATGTCGCCATAATCAGGCTTGCTACCGCCTTCGATAACCTCTTGCTCTACAGTGGTAAATCCGGATTTGATGGCTGATTGGTCTAACATGCCTTCAGTTGACAACATGAACTTTTTGATGTCGAAGACGTGCGGTCGTGGTCTTAGGTTGAGGTTTAACTTCTTGGATAGGATAACAGTCTCCTTCTCAATCAAAGCGGCTAGAAACACCTTTGCGGCGTCCTGTGTATCATATATGACTGCAACCTTTCGTGCGAGATTGATTTTGTACCCATTTAAAGTTTTAAAGTTTAATGGATAATCTGTTGTGTTGGATGGCCACTTGTTTCCATAGGCAAGTATTCGTGACCCATTTAACAACTGAGTGCCGATTGTGCTAGGTATTTCTCCGAACAACAATTCAGACACTTTCAGTCTCTCATAATTATTTTGAGCTTTATTTATTACCTTTGAAGCTTCTCTTATTTCTTCCGTTTCTTCCATCAGACCATCAATGATCTGTCGTTGGACGACTTGAACAGCTTGTTCTAAAAACAATAAGTAATATGCTAATCGCGAGATGCTTGAAAGATAGCCAGCCTCCGACATCTCTCTCTGCATTACGTCTGCTATAGATTTTGTAATCAAAGAATCCACATTTAAATCTGAGAATCGAATCGAACCAAACACAGGGAAGGTTCTAACCATAAACTCTGTAGCATAAGTTCGTATTGTTGAAATCATAATTCCTTCAATGAGCCCATGGTTCGCAGGCATAACTTGTCTGTCGTATGGAACTTCAAGACGACACTCCAAAGGTTGACTTAGTCTCTCATCCAGTGGGAGGTTTGACTCAACTTGCTTTGCCCTCTCGGCGATCTCAGTCATATTTAGGAATCCATTATCTTTGTCTTCACATGCTTCAAGTTGTGGAACAAATGTTTTGATCGTTCCAAGCCAACCATTATAGGTCGCGGGTTCGATATATATCTTTGGAGCTTTGAATCTGCCGCCATGGACTATTGGATCCAAGAAATATACTCTTGGATTTTCTGTTGCTGATTTGCCAAGTACTGAGTCTTCCTCATCATGAGTATATTTCCACGTACTTTGATCATTAGGGTCTGCTGTTGGGTCAACATAAATCATGTCTTCAAACCCTATCGCTTGTTGTTGATCGTATCCAAAATTAAATCCGACAGGGGTGTTGCCATTTGGGGTTTCAACAATTGTGTTTCGTATAGTCCTCAAGGCCTTGGTGTTCAGCCTATCAAACAATTCGATTATCTTAGATGTGATAGGTGGCTTACTAGAGCCAGACTTCTGTTTCAAGAGGTCAGAGAATAACTTAATTTCGTTAGGGGCGACTTCATAGTTTACCAGACCAATCTCTTTCTTGTTGAAATGATTCTCCTTGGTGGTATTTAAAACAGTTTCTGTGTCCTCAGACAGTTTGATGCCCAATAGTTTTACAATATTGGTTTCTTTGATGCGTATTCTTTGTGTTGATTTTTCATCGTGCGAGAGTTCGTATGATAATAATGATTCATAGTTTGGATTTTCCGAGTCCTGGAATCGCATCCTCAATTGTGGTTCATGCTTGTTGGTCTTATAGTCGAGAGACAACTCTCTTATTTGGTTCATCGTTTGCAATCCAACAGTTTCAGGCAACATTCCTCGTTCGTCACCCTTATCCATGATCTTATTCTTAATGAAGCCAGCATCATCCTTTCTCTTGTCCCACTGCTCTTCTGTATCAACATAATTGGCGTACAAAAAGGTACGATCACCAATTTTTACTTGCCTGTTGTGTTGTTGCAGATGATTGCCTCGAGTGTCGATCAAAATATTTCCAATCAAAGATCGTCTTTCTCCAATTAAATCCTGAAGAAACGAGGATTCAATTCTTTTAAAATAGCCGTTGAGCAAGTCCTGTTTGTCTTTCGCCAGTGATTCATCTTCCATAATGATAGCAGAAGGATCATTCGCACATGCAGGGTCCGCTTGTTTCAGAATGGCGTCTAGTGCTTCCCCCAGTAGCCCGTCAGGACCTTTTTGAAGGATATCGGCTAAAGAGCCAAGGTTATCAAGTGCGCGATCATTAGCCTTATTTATCATGTCGTCAGCCGTAGCTTCATCAAGTCCATTGTCTAAATAAAGATTTTTCCTATTAGCATTCCAAAGGTCCAACTCAGGCTGTGTGAGACAGATCGCATCATATATCGGAGCGTCCAAGTCTTCTTCGGACTGCTTTTTAAGAAAATCTTTTAAGTCTGGTGGTATGTATTTTCCCATTGAACCAAAAGCATCTTTGACAGCTTCTACATCACCAAGCAAGTCAGACAGCTCTGGACACTTTGAGTTCACCAATAGTGAGAACTTAGAAGCTATCTGATCATCCATATTGCTTGGAGTATTTGTTAATAGATCGATTATTTCTCTCTTGGACATTGTGCCATTAATAGCTTTGAATAGGCAATCATAAGCAGAATCGGGAGCTGCACCTTCACCAAGGGCATTTCCAAAAGCGTTCCTTTGAACATTTTTCAATTCGTCAGCATTGGCATCAGCACAGAAAGCGTCAGCAAATGCCTCATCTAATCCCGATGAAGACCCACCAGTTAATGTTCCAATGGCTGCTTGGCTAATCGCATTTAGTGACTTGCACAGAGCATTGTCTAAAGTCTCGAATAGTTTTAAGATCAACATCGTGATGACTTTTGTAATTACGGTCTCGACCTTGGTAATAAATGCATTTCTAAGTTTTGTGAGAAAAAATGCCCTATTGAAAGACAGTGGCTCCTTAATTTCTTTAATTTTCTCTGGCCACGCAAGGCCAACGTGACGAGTAGGGCCACATACATCCAAAGACAAAGAGCTTAGAAAGCTTTTTATTGGAGGATTAAATTGCCCTTGGGTTGAGCACTTAAATATCTGATCTAAGGTGTTAAACACTAAAGTTCCACCGGGAACTTGCGATAGATAATCTCCAATTTCATCAACATTCATTACGTCAAAAATATAATCCATATAGGCCTCAACGACTGCTTCTTGGATATTTCCTAGTGGCTTACCAAAAGTCCCTTGCGCCTTCTTTTGCTCTTCCAATAATTCACTCTTCTCTTCGTCAGTCATTGCGTCGAATTCTTCTCCGAGGCCGGTCTGCCTTATTTCAACCGGCTGAATAGCTGCTGCTTGAGATTCAAGAGTTTCTAACTTGTTAGCTAACTCTGCCAAGAGTTTTGACTGAGGGTTATCAACTAAGCCTGTTAGATACTTTTTCCGCTCTTTCGCTGCTGTATACAAATCAAATTGTTGTTGCCCAGAACTGCTGGTGGTTGGGTCATTATCGCTAGCAAGCCTTTGTTCATTAGACAGCGCAAAGAAATCTTCAAACTCTTTTATTGTAAGATTTACAGCCTTAAGTTCCTCTTCGGCATTTACAGCTTCGGAGCCGATGCTCTTTTCCAAATCTCTAATGTTGCCTTTTAGCGTCCTTATCTGTTGACGTAGGGCATTCTTCTCTTTGCTCTTATCTTTAGCTCCTGTTGCATCTGCAGACAAATAGCTCTTGTAAGCATTCTGATTTGCTGCTCCACTATCATAATCGTCTTCCCATGGTAAAGGAATGTTTCCGAATTCTGCTTCCATCTTTTTACGGAGCTCTGCCTGCTTGTCTGGAGGGAGGCCACCGATAAAGAATCCGAACACATCCAAATCCATAGCTTGCATTGCTGCTCGAAACATCTTGTCAAAGGCTCGTTCTTTTGTTACTCCGGAGAATAAGCAGCGAATAGCATTTATTGTGATGGCGTTTAAATTGCAAATCGATAATCTAGCTAAGAGATCCTTCATGTCGTCCAACGACCCTATTTTTTGCTCCATTTTTTTAAACGATGGCTTGCCGGTCTTCTCATACTCCTCCCAGTCGATCAAAGATGAGAGCAAGGTATCACTCTTCTTCATCTCTTCTCTAGCGATTTTGTGCGCTTTCTTCGTGTATGGGTGAGATTTCGCATTGCGTCGTGCTTTTTTGCCCACATTTTTTCTTTGAGTTCTCTCCTTTTTGCGTTGCAGCTTTTCGCCATCATCCTTATTTAGAGTTCTAAGTTTTGAGTTAAGTCGGGCTCTTTCTAGTTTTGTACTAAGCTCTGTTTCCCTCAAGGTGTTGAGTGCTTTATCGTACTCGACTATTTTTGCTCGTAAAGCAGCATTGTCGAGTATCGCCAGCTGCCCTTGTGTTTCGCCTATGAGAATCTGCATGTTTTCTTGTTGAGTTCTGATTAGAGTTATCCTTCGATCCAAAACAATTATGGTGTCGATGATTTCCTGCTTATCATCTGGGCGTGCATCTTGCTGTTCTTTCAATGCTTTTTTGGCGGCTCTTTGTTCTCCATATCCATAGTCAACCTTCTCAAACTCTTTCTTTTCTGGTTGATTTTCTGCTGAGTACAGGTCTTCGCATGATGCAGCTGAGGAATATTGGAATGATAAGCTTTCCATGAAAGACAGTGCTTCGTTGAGAACGTAGTCTCGCAGTTCTCCACCGAACTCTCTAACATTTTCCTCTACGCACTTTCCGAGTGAATCTCCAACGGATTGCATGTTTAGATTTCCATAGTCTACGGTAATTAGCGGATATGTATATTTCACAAGAAAATCAAGCCAAGGTAGAGTCTCTCGTGCTTGGAGAGTCATATCTATGTCGCCTATCTTCGCAATATAGTTCAACAATGTTGGGCGCTTATCGTATTTCTTTTTAAATTTCTTAATCCCCTTTCGGAGCTTTTGTTCATCACAACCTTCTTTCCATGCATATATTGCTTTGATTGTATATGGGTTGCCGTTTGGACCTGTTTTAAAATCTATACGAACATTGTCTGCATTCAACTTGTTGAGGCTGGGGGTATTAGATCTGATATTCATATCATTCTTGGTAGCTAGTTGCTTTAGGTCTGAGTAAAATTGATCTACTTTTGAGGACATTCTGGTGGCATAATAGTCTTTTCCATTTTCTTTAAACTTTAAGAATCCGTCTTGGGTTTGATAGAAGTTAGATTGGTACTTACCAAAAGTCTGAAGAGAGACGCTAAGTCTCTTTATTTGCCCAAATAGACTTTTAACATCAAGAGCAGCGGATTTTTGAGTGGTCATCGCTTCTTCTTCCAACTCTTCTTTCGAAGGCAGTGTTGGGACTTGATCTACTATAAATGCGGGGATTCCGATATGCACCTTTAGTACGTTCTCTATTGGGTCGATATAGAAGTCATTTACCTGTGCGTAAAGCTCCAAAGCAAAAGGATTTTGAACCTGTGATATCGAACCATTATTTGCGATTGCCTGCTGAAAGTCAAAAGGTTCTGAAGGGTCGGTCTTTGTAACCGTGGCTATCGGTAAGTCCTTGCATCTTACACGATTCCTGTCGATTTGTTGTTCCGACAATTTAATGAAGGCCCCTTCGAAGGAGTCAAATTGAGAGACGATCTCTTGAGGTGTTCCAATCTCTTCGAGACCCGGAAAGGTCGCACAGATGATTTGATCTGCAACAAGCTTGCCGTACTCCTCTAAGATGAGAACTATGGCTGGATGGATAAAGCTTCTAAGTAAAAGATCTCTAGAGGCGAAGCCTTCCTGTCTTCCTTGGAGGTCTCTAAATTCTCTCGCAGTAAATGAATCGCCGAACTTATTTACTGTAAGGGTAGCTTGGTACTCACACTGTTTTTCGTTTAAATAAGGTTCGCCAATCTCTACAAATTCCCAATCTGGTTCAATATAGTTTTGATTGGGGACGCAAGGAGCGCAAAATTTCTTTAACGGTGGTGGTTCGAGCTCTGGAGCACACACTTCTTTCTGTAGATTTTTAAAATTAGTCTCGGACATGTCATTCTCCTAAGTAAACTGTTGAGCTGAGTATTTTTTCATCAATCGAACCCTCTAAACCAATTTCAGGCATTCCAAAATAAGAATAGTCACTAACGATCTTGTTGTATTGATCCGTTACTGTCGTTGTAATGCTGTTTATTGTTTTGGGAACTTCCTCTAGGAACTCAGGAACTGCCTGTATAACATCTGGAAAAGTTACAATGGCTCCAACGCCTGCACCAAGATGTTGATGACTGGCCATAGCCAACTTGTATTGCAAGAGAGCAATTTCAAGATTTGTTATCTTCGCATTCATTTTGTTCATTTGTTCATTGACTTTCTTCAAGTATTTTACTAAATTGGTTCCAAGAACTGCTGGATGATGCTTTTCTGAAGAAGTTGATCCAATTTCAATAACTGGTTTAGCTGGTTCGTTACCTGTCACAAGTCGCTCGCCATTATCGTATTTTGATACTCCAGCAAGTATCCTAACTCTCTCTCGGCCAATAATCAGTGTGTGGTCGGATTTTAAACCTAGACCAGATTTAAACTTTGAAGAAGCGTAAACGCCAGCAGTATCAGATTTCGCAGTTGCGAAGTATGCATTCACATCTCCACGTTCTGTGAGATAAAGTCTTGCTCCGTCTTCAGCAAAGTTAGCTCGTGACTGAGTTTTGCCTGTTTTGATATCCTTTGCGCACGATAAAGATCCTGCGACAATATCAATTGCTTCACACTTTGTCGCACCAGCACCACCAAGACCTGTAGCTCTGTGGCCATGATTGTCTCTTGTGAGAACAATTCTAGCTCCGGTGTGATCTCCTCTCAAGCTTTTCTTCCTAGAAATGACTCTCTCGCAAGACCCAACAGGTGCGAACACTGGTAGAGATTCTTTGTTGTCTGTCAAGAAAATTCCGACGCAATCTTCCAATTGGTGCTCAAGTATTTCCTCAACTTCTTCTTCTATATTGCATCGGTTTTCGTGAGAGATCGCATTATATGCAGCCTTGTTTTTGTAGTTTATGTTTTTCATTATGTTTCCGTATATCCTTGGGAGATGTTGTAGTCTCTAATTTCTTTGAGGAGTTTTTCGACTTCAGGAATTGTGTGTTTGGCTTTGTTACCGGAACCATGGAAAGATACATTTTGTCCAGGGGGCTGCTGGTCACCGGCAGCATCCACGTAGCCATCGTAGTACTTATCCGGGTCTGGGAACGACGCCCATTCTTGTGCGATGGCCAAACATGCAGCGCGTAAAGTTACAGCACTTGATCCTTTTAGGTATTTTCTCAAGTTTTTCTTTTTTGTACCATATACCAGAGTCAACCCCATCTGGTCTTGTATTTCTTTGGCGAAAACTACACTATCATCATATCCAGTGTCTCCCAAGACATGTATCATTGTTGATGGGATTATCTGATACCTTCCCACTGCGAACAAAGTTCGGGTTGCATCGGCTCGTGGTGCAAAGGTATGATTCTTGAGGCTGTTTCCTTCGTTGGTGTTCCAACCTTGAAAGGCTTTTATCTCTCCGATTGTTAATGTGGATAGCAACTTCTGATCTTGGTTTATTTTTGTTTCTGTAACATTCATGTAGGCTACCCAAGATGTTGTACCAATCGAATTGACGAACCATGGCCCTTGTGTTCCATTTTTCTTGGTTCCATTGTTGGACGCGTCGTATTTACCTTCGCCGGATGAAATAAAGTCAAGAAGTTTTCGCTGAGTAGCATCGAGTGTGGGCAACGGAAGGGCGCTTGTCGGAAGATTACCGGATGGTGATATTGGCGTATACGATGATGCTTGTGTAGTTCCAGCTGGTGTTGTTGCAGCGCCTACAGTTGTTGTTGGCGAGGTACCATTTGTGTAAGCAGCCTGTGCTGGTCCATCACCTTCTGGGATTTTAAACTTATTGGGATCACCGCTTCTCTCAAAACTTATCAGAGAAACCATATTGCCGCCTACTTGTGTCGCCAAGTATACATCCCCAGTTTCCGGGAGCGTCATTCCTGAGGATTTCTTTTGGATTGCTTGAAAGTGCAAATTGCGTAACCTTTCATATTCATCAACAAATCTTGCATTCTCTGGTGCGACCAAAAGATCATGATGTCCAGCTAGTGATCGTGCCTTGAAAAAGTTGTAATTCGCAACATCTGGGGATAAATCTGCAGGATCCTCAGATGTTGGTGTGCTGGTCTCGGGATTCTTCGAGCAGTACACGACCACCTCGAAGGTCTCGGGCAGTTGTTCAGAGAACAGCTTTTCAGTTAAGCTCTCATTGAAAGCTTCGAGGCGGTTAAAGATATTTTGAATGGACCTTGGGACATACTTTTTTAAAGACACTACTTATCCTCCGATTCTTGAATTTGATCAAATATTTGAGCAAAGTCTTTATCGGTCAACTCCTCGGTCTTTTCGTTCTTTGATAATAATCCACAAAGCTTTACAAGTTGTTCGTTGGATCGTTGTAGAGTCTCTACATATTTCGCAAGAGTTTGTCCTATGTCTCTATGTCGAGATTGGTCTTGTGACAAATAACGCATAGCATCATCAAGGAGTTCTCGAGTAGTTTCTCGGTCCTCCCTAATGTTTTCTATGGCTTCATCGATAAATTTTTTGCTGCTCATGGTAATAATTAGTTCCAGCTTAAATTTCGCCGTTATCCCAGTCCTTTCTAAAGTCTCTATATCGAGATCGCATTTTATTTAATTGGACAACGATTTGTTTCGTATTCATACCCGTGAGCTCTCGGAGATAAAGATAGATGGCTTTCTTATTGAATATCTCAATCTCCTCTGCTGACTCAAAGAGTACCAATACGGCTTCGTAAACCTTCTTTTCCGATTCTTTCTGGAAGTCAACTTTCCAAGAAGCCATTTCGTCCTTCAGATTCGCCATCATTTCTCGGCGGATTTTAAGGTCCTGATATGATTGTCCCTTGTCTGCGAGATCTCTCTCGAGATCATAATCGACTGACTCAAACGATACTTCTCTTTCAAGTCGCTTCTTGTTCTTCTTTACTTTGTGAATAAACCAATTCTTTGTGACAACAGAAAAGTATGAAAAAGCCTTGTGTCCCTTGTTGGGATCAAACTTCGCAAGAATGGTTACAAGCCAGCCTTTACACTCTTCACGTAAATCGTCGATATCTGGTAACGTTGTGAAACGATAAGTAAATACAATCTTATCAACCATTTGAGAAAATGCAGGCTGAATTAAAGAATTGTATAACTCTTCCTTTTTCCTCATCTCATCAGTTGAGCAATATTTAACTATCGCGTCTTCGTGTACCTGCGTAAAGTACATGTTTTTCTTTTTCGGAGCTCTCTTTCTCGCCATTTTGATCTTCCTGTTGTTCTTCATATTCTACTGGTTCTGATAATGATGCTATGTCGCCGTATTGATCTTCTAGGATGATAGATAATGATCCGGCATGATCCATTAAGCCTTTTAGTGTCTCATCTCCATAGAAGGAGTCCAAACTATAGACAGCTTTAATGTGATTTTTAAAACTATTTATCATCTCAATCAAATCTTCTGAATTGTCTGCTACTGTTGTTAGTTCATATGATTGTGCTCTTAAGAGCCACCAGAGAACACAATTCAAGGCTGCAGATACTACTAGTGCTATAATAAGCCAAACTTCAATCATCATCAGGCAACTCCACTCTTATCTTTTGTTCTTCCTTTAGGATAGCCCTATTCTCTTCTATAGCGCGTTTTACTTCATCGCCTACCTTACCACCCTTTGGAGTAGTTTGGCGAGCGACATGAGGCATTTGAGGCACTTTACGGATGTTTCTTGATATGCAAAATCCACATGTAAAGTGCTCGTCATTCATACCATGAACAACATCAAACACCTCTTCGCAGTCTAGACACTTGTAAGTGTATCTAGGCATCCTTGTCTACCTTAACAGAATCCTTTACTTCAAAAGTGGGAGGATTCATCACGACTAATTGTCCTGAGTCATCAACTTGAATTTGGAAGTCTTGTAACACCGGTGTAATATCCGTTTGTTCCATGAGTGATTTTTGTAACGCCATCATGATTGCTCCGACGGCTTGATTTGATAATTTATGATCCATAATAATCTCCTATAATTTATAATACCATTATATCACAAATAATGGCTCTTGTCAAGTGTTTTACCATTTAAAATTATTTTTATAATATTTTACTATAGAAACAATTTCATCATCAAAGTTTTTGGATGGAGACCATCCTAGTTTTTTTAACTTTGAATCGTCTAGGGCATACCTAACATCTTGACCCTTTCGAACATGCTCTAGATTAAAAAAAGACGAAACCGAGTCAGATGACATATCTGCATGAAACGATGTTACTATTTTAGTCGCAGTTTCATAGTTTTTCTGTTCTAAGTTACCAGCAACATTGAAGATCTCGTTAATTCTGCCTGACTCTATGATTTTTATCACTGCTTGTGCAGTATCAGAAGAATGTAGCCAATTTCTAACTGGTTGACCTTTGTCGTGGAGATTTATCTTTCTACCTAAAGACAACAATTTCACTGATAGCGGTATCAATTTTTCACAATATTGTCCAATGCCGTAATTGTTTGTAGGTCTCAAAATTATATAATCCAAATCATATGTCCTAGACCATGCAAGAACTAACATGTCTGCAGCTGCTTTCGAGGCAGAATAAGGATTGCTAGGTTTTAAGATATCTGTTTCAATGTGAGAACCTGCTTTGATATCTCCATACACTTCATCGGTACTAAAGTGAAAAAACACTGGTCTCTTAAATACGTTACCATGTTTATCTTTTATAATGTTTAGGAGATTCTTTACTCCAATCACATTAGATTGCATGAATACATCTGAGTCTCTAATACTATTTTCAACATGTGACTCTGCTGCTATGTTTATTACATAGTCACAGTCAGGTAGGGTTTTGAGATCACAAATATCTTTTTTCATGAATGTAAAATTCTCATTGGCTGAAAATTCCTGTAGTGCCCAATCATTAGCAGCATAGGTCATCTTATCTATCCCTAACACTCTCCATCCTTTGCTCAAACATTGTCTTGTCACATGGTTACCAATAAGGCCCAAACATCCAGTTATCACTATCAACTTCATCTTACCACCTCTACGTCTTTGAACAGTGGAAACTCTCTTAGATCTCTATAGGATGGTAGCTCTGGTAGGTCATCTACGTGGTCCGGATAATTCTGCATAAGCATTAGACCCCTTGCGGCTTGTTCGGGAGACATATAAGCATTCCAGCCATTAATCTCAATATCGTCTTCATGATACATCACTTCTCCGCGACCTTCATATCGAGCCTTTCTAAACCATTTAGCTGCTTCTTCGCTATCAGTTAGTATCATGCCTCCCTTTCCTATTTTCAAGTGCTTCTTGATGTGAAAAGATAGACACATTAGAGATCCCGGAATGTACATGTTACTTGTAAATCTTTTCGCGGCGTCCCAGATAGGATAGGGTTCTAATTGATATATGCCCTTCCAACTATAATCTCTAAAGACTGGAGTGCCTCCTGCGTGGAGGATGGACTGAGGTACAGACAAGTATGTCTTGGATGGAATCGTTACGTTGTCAACATGATAGTACTCACAGCAAAGCAGCAATGCATCAGTGCAACTATCAGTTGATACTGCATATTTTGAGCCGCAGTAGTCGGCCACTGTCTCTTCAAACATTTTGACTATTCTATATGGGTTATGTCTCATTTTAAACTCCTATTGTTACAAATCATTATAGCATATTATTCTTAATTAATCAAGCTTTATTTTTTAAATTTTGCAAGTAGCCAGTCCGAAGCCTGTTTTTCCGTGACCATTACCATTGTACAACATGAAAAGAGTGTTGTCATGCTTAAATACAAATGGGTAACATATCATCTCAGAGTCCCACCCAAGTTCAGATACATCAATGTTGCTTTTTGAATTTTTCCACTCAAGACCATCTATACTATTTGAATACCCAATTCTATAAGGTGTACCATCACCGGTTCTATAGGAGTACCACATATGATATTCGTTATTCACCTTGAGGACGCTTGGTCTAGAAAATGCTTGGGCTTCGCCGATTTGCCATGGGATTGCTTCGCCTTTGGTATCCCACTTTATAGAATCTAAAGATTCTGCGTAATTCAATACATGTACCATCTCATTGTTCTCAGAAGACCATGAAATTGTTGAACCATACCACATCTTATAGATGCCCTCGTCCTTTAAGACAAATGGGTAGGAGAGGCTAACTTTGTCAACATTGTTTTTACTCAAAACTAAACTAACTTCCTTTGTGGAAAGGTTGAACTTTCCTATATCTCCCCTCCAATGCTGACCTGTCCTGTGTTGCCAGCCCATAAATCCTACAAACTTTTCCCCATTGGATTCCCAAAGGTTTCCAATCGTAATTCCATGAGAGTAGAAACTGTGTTTATGACCGAAGCAGATAATTGGCTTCTTGTAATCGTCTACAATATCAAATGTTCTAAAGTCAATATCCACATATGAAACCGAGGATCTATTGTTGCAATCTCGGCCACTATAAAAAACCCTAAAAATATCGCCATCTAAATGAGTAGCCAACGGGTTAGATGCATGTGTCATCAGTTTTGAGTCACTATTACTTGGTGAATAGATCAGTCCTCTTTTTTTCCACTCAAACTGGTTCATAATTTAAACTCTGTGCTTTTTTTCCCAAGTTTTATAGACCTAGCAGGTACATAAACAGATTCCTTCTCTGTATTTTTAGTAATGATTGCACCTGCACCAAGCAAGGTGGATTTTGCGATTGTTACTCCGTGACCTATGGTGCTATTAACTCCAATAAAACAATTTGATTCCACAGTACATTGTCCTGAGATTACAGCGTGAGAACTAATAAAGTTATGGGATTTAATGGTACTATGGTGGCCAATGTGATTACCGCTCCACAAAATTACATTGGCGCCTATTTTAACAAACGGTTGAATAGTATTGTCTTCAAAAATGAAGCAATTATCGCCAATGTCATGTTTTGTCATGTTAGTGCATTTTGAACTAATGTAAGAAGGAAGTTTGTAACCTTTCTCTTTCGCTTCACGATAAACTCTTTCCCTAAGCTTGTTCATGTCAGTATAGCTTACGGCGACATGCATGTCGTAATCAGAAGGGGGATATTTATCTTGTATTTCTGAAAACTTGATCATTGGTAGGCCCAAGTAGTCTTCGGAAGAAATGTATCCATCATCTTTTGTAAAACAAACCACATCATATTCACTATCATCTGTGAAGTATTGGTATGCAACTTCTGTATACAATCCTTCACCGAATAAAATTAATTTTTTACTTTTCATTCCATCTCCCGATTAAAATATTTTATCGTGTCCTCTCCTAAGTTCATGAACATATCTATAATGCTCACAAAATGATCAAAACCATCCCACATTTGATTATATTCCTGAAAGCCGTCTAAGTTGTAATAATTCACCTTGATACCTTGTGATGTGAATAGGTCCTCTTGCATATAGGATTTTGCAGCTGGTCCAGTAAAGTATTCAGTTGCATCTAAGTCTTTGCAAATGTTTACTAATTTTTCTGTTTTGTTTCCAATTAGATCAAAATCTCTAGAGTCAATAATTTCTATTTGCAACCCCAACATTTGTATGAATCTTTCCAAAATCTTACGATTTATAGATGATAAGTATTCCACGCCCTGTAATTCTTTTAGGTAAATTTCTTCAATCACCTTTCCATAGTCAGAAAAAAATGGAGCTTTTCTATAATTTTCCTTTATATTATTCCAATGTTTTAGATTCCAATCGGGGTCTTTTATTTTGGTTTCGTTAATTTTTTGATGATACTTGCCTTTAGTATCCACTGGAATTGATAACCACTTTGGGCCGCTTCTGGTTATGATTTTGTTTCTATTCCTCCAGTCTCTTTTGGTGTATTGCATATCATCATACAACACCAGGTGAGTTGCGGAAATCATACTGGTGAAATACCCCTTCCATGGTACATAATTAGATTGTGTAATTATTGCTTTACTTGTCATTACCAAACCTCTCAAGTCTATACTTCCTAAAGCCAATGACATTATCAAATTCTCTACTATGGAAGCCAAAAAGTTGATTTAAATCTTTATCGTTGGTCGGGGTTTTTAATATTGATGGATAGTCAATTTGTTGCTTTATGAAAGGTAATGTAAACATGTTATTTATGCCGTATCTATCTGAGTTTGAAATATTGGCTCCAGATTTGTGATAGATCATTGAGTCAAACAGTACTACTGATCCCGCTGAAATATTTGGAATATGTGGCTGTTGATTTTTTGGAAAATGGTCAAGTCTATGGCTTGAAGCTAAAAAATGAGTACCACCAGTATCTAGGTTGTAGTTGTCCAAGCAATAGTATAAATTAATTGCCAATGGAGTTGAGGAGGTAAAATTTTGATGTACAATATCACGATGATAAGAAGATTGATGATGTGACTTTCCTGGTCTTACCAGTATTGCATTTTGCAAACTTAAAATTCTATGCTCTCCTAAGATTTTCGTAGTTACAGTCTTGGCGAATGGACCACTAAAAAGATTAATGAATAAATCATCATACAGGAATGGAGCCCGTACAGTATCCGATTCACCTATCAGTGCCATGTCTTCTTCTCCAAATTCGGAAAGTTGAATCTGGTATATTTCATCTAATCGATGTTTTAAGCGTAGAACCTGCTGGTCGCTCAAGATATTAGGCAAAACTTGATATCCCAAATTATAGAATTGATCAAAATTGAAATTTGTCATATCAAGTTTTGCCGAAAGAGTAACTTGGATTATCTAACCAATCTAAAATACTAGATGGTTGGATACAATTCATCATTTTGAACCTATCCCTCTCATACACTCCATACTGATAAAATCTATTGAAGGATTTTTCTAGCATTGGTCGTCTTAAGCCTTTGGATTTGGTAATAACGCCTATGCCGCCACCCAACTCTTCAATGGTCGCTACGTGCATATCCTCTCGTTCCTTTAGGCAATATTCTACAACCTTCCAAGCATCTTGGCAAGTAGCTTCTTTTGTTCCAACATGCCACTCAATTGTCATATCGTATCTCCATGGAAGAGAATCATGGAGGAATATAATCCCATCATCACTTAGGTGCTCAAAAGAGTTGCATAGGTCTTTATATACTTGCTCCGCGAAATGATCGCCATCGATAAAAATCAAATCCCACTTCTTGTCTTTATTAAATTTCGTTAAGCCATCGTTTAATTTTTTAAAAAAATCATCCGAGGCCATACAAAAGTCTGGATTTGTTTCTTTCCTCATATCTATAGATGTTTTGTCTTGCATATCCACCAACCGATATGGAGCTCTAGGATTTTCACTTAGTCCAATCTCCAGGTAACTATTTGATTTCCTCATATTGGACACTTGTCTTATGAACGTGCCTCTACAGTTTATAATTGGTCTTTTTTTTACCATCTTCTTCCCATCCCGACTTCACTTAATAGTTCATAAATTTGTTTAAAGTTTTCGGACAAATCCCAAACTTTAGAAGACTCTTGTCTTACACTTTTTGGATTCAACTTTCTTACTTTATCAACTGCATTGCATAAATCCTCAATATTATTTGCGATAAATCCTGTTTTTTCATGAATGACATTGCACCTTGCTCCAGATGAAAATGTCGTAATTGTAGGAGTACCCAAGGCAGCTGCCTCCCATATTCCCATACCACCAGCGTCTGACCTACTTGGATAAAATAAGCCTTGAGATTTACCTACGAAATCGCAAAATTTTTCACGATCTTTTATCTCTCCAACCCAAGACGGAAGAGAGTCTGCGACACCAGCTATGTCTGGTCCTGCGAACTTAATCTCTATACCGGTCCTATTTGCAACTTCTAGGGCAATATCAAAGCCCTTTCTATGTTCTAATTTACCAGCAAAGCAAAAATAATTTTCTTTCTCTTCATATAGATTATAATTATCAAAAATAACTCCAGTCTTAAATACTTTTCCGCTGGTATATTTTTGTTTTTGATGTAAATTCCCCAACAGGCAATTGGGTGGAACATAGGGGCACTCTTCATCGTGGATAAAATTTACAATAGGTAAATTGTCTTTGTGATAATTCCTACTCAACATCTTAAAGTGGGTATTGTCAAGTATTACATCGTATTTTTCCATCAAAATTAACTTTCTAATGTCATGTACGGATGATACCTCATCTGTGAAATGTAATTGTTTCACACTATCCCACTCTAGCTTGGACGCTGGGTGTAAGATTGTTGTTATTTCACAACCTTGCTTAACAAACAATTTCAAAAAGTCATAAACATGTCTCCCAAGGCCATTTGATCCAACGTTCAACGTTGGAGCTCTAGGTGTTCCGATTATTAAAATTTTCACTTTGCTTCAATGCCCCACTCATCGACCTCAACATTTGCATCATAAAGACTCTCAATCGCATTGCAAAAACCTTCATAAAGATTTTCGGGGTTGAATTTATCATTCACCAAACATTGAAGCTCCACTGCTTGAGTCTTATATTCACTCCAGCGCTCATGAACCATTTGAAGGGCCATTTTGTACGAACCTTCTTCAGCATATGCCCAATTTGCATTCTCTTCGATTACGCCTTTCCACACTGCTTCCGGTTGTACTGGTCGTGTGACGTGACTTACGGTGGCAAAATAGTTCTTATCACCATGTCTCAAAAAGTCCATTTGACCAGACCAAGGAATGGTAATGATTGGAAGAGCTGTTCGAGCAGCTTCGAACAATGGAAGTCCAAATCCTTCTCCGTGAGCAATGTTCACCAAAGCTTTCACCTTATCATGCTCATAAAGGCCCCTCATTTGCCCCTCAGAGAGATCTCCGTGAAGCAGAGACACAGAACACTTCCGATCAGGAAAACGACTCAGAAGACCCTTTAAGCGAGCCTCAGTTTGTTCCAAGTCTATACGTGATGATCCTTTAATCGATGTCTTGAGAATTAGTCCCACATCTTTATCTTGAAATTTCTCAACGAACCAAGTGATTGTGTTTTCAAAATTCTTTCGAGGGCCAAATTGCGATACAACTAAAAAGTTGAAGTCATGACGAGGGTTGAAACCCAAGATCTCTTCTGGTGATTGTGCATGTGGAGTTGTCTCATGGACGACTTCAATTGGAGTTTGTAGTTTGTATTTTGTCCCAAATTGAAGTAAAGAAGTTGTTCCTTCATATGTTGTCTTGGCGTGTTCGGAAACAACAAGAATCTTGTCCATCTCATTTCCTTTCTCTAACCAAATAGGGGATACTCGATCTGTTTCGATTCCAGCAGTGAAGCCAATATTTATTGGACACAACTTTTGAAACTCATTTGGTATCGTTACTTGAAGTGAGATGTCTGGTTGGAGATTTTTTTGTTGCAAAAGAATTTGAGTCTCAGCAATTCTAGCATCCATCCACTCTCGTTCTTCGTTGTTTTCCCAGATCCAACCAGTTTTGCCCCATGGAATGGGTTGAATGTAAATATCAAACAGATCCTCTCTAGATCGCAATGCTCTCATAGCAAAACGAGCCTGTTCTCCATAGCCACTTGCCGTTAAGACGGGGGCTCTTACGAAAATTTTCTTTTTCATTTGTTCTCCAAAAATTTATTAACAAGCCATGAAGATGATTGCGGCTTATCTTGTCCGCCAATCCCCCAGAGCATTTGAATTCCTAATTCGTCACACACATCCATTTCCGGAGTGTTTTCTTTCTTGCGGTCTCCGCCGTTGGCAAAGGCGTCGGGCTTCATACAGATAATCGCATCACAAGCTGTATTATCTGCATCATCAAAACCCATCACATATTCAACAGATGCGAATTCTGAGATGATTTCCATGCGCTCCTTAAAGGTCATGAATACATAGCCCTTTTTTCTCATGAGCCACTCATCAGAGTTAAGAGCCACAATAACTTTGCCCCACTTGGAAGCCTCTTTGAACATTCTTATGTGTCCAATGTGTGGAGGATCGAAACCTCCTGATACCATAATTGTTTTTTTCATTTAATCTCCCACATTTGCTAACTCTAATGTTGAATATAGGTGCTCTTCGCCATTCACGAGAACCTTGTATATATCAAAACCTTGCAAGTCTTTGGAGATAAACTCCAAAACAAGGGCAACTTCTTCTTCTGGTGTTGATACCAAGTTTCCCGGTTTGATATTGTTGATCTCCTTTAGCCAACGCATATTAACATTATAAGTTATCTCATTATCATATATATCTTCAGATATGTGATGCATGTAGCCTTGGCTAGCCCACATTCTCATTTGTCCATCGTCAGGCAACATTCTTAATTCGTCCGGCACTTTCATGCGACTTCCTTGAACGTAACTCCAACGTAACCTTTCCTTGTCTCCCAAGAACCATGCTCTTCGTGAATCTTAGACATAAGATTGACCCACTTTTTTCCAAATTGTTCAAAGTTATAATTGTTTTCGACATGTTTTGCTCCTTTAATTCCAAGTTCGTGTCTCTCTTCTATCGATAGGGCATACATTTTATCAAGTGCAGAATGCAATTGTTCTTTTGAGATCCTATCTTCAAAAATATACGGAACCTGTTGAGATCCAATAATTGATTTGGCCATCGGATAAATTGGAAAACCAAAAGGTCCGTCTTGACCCATGACTTGTTCTTGCAATCCACCGGTCATATTGACGATAATGGGAGTTCCACAAGCAAGAGATTCCAATGTTGCCAAGCCAAAACCTTCAGCATCTGCAATATTAACTGTACAATCTGCGATAGTGTACAGAGAGTACATTTTATCCAAAGCAATCTTGTTTGTTGAAAATACAACTTCTCGATTGGACATTCCAAGTTCTTCTGCGATCTGATTTAAATTCTGTCCGTGAACATCAAATGGGTTGGTGTGCATAATCATTTGAGCTTTATCGGATAGGTCTCGCTTATCTAACCATTCCTTCCACCACCAAAGCAAAGTACCAGACTGTTTTCTTCGAGCGTTTCTATTGTTCCAAAAAACAATGAACTTGTCTTGATCTTCTTTTGGAACTATCTGGTTTCGCAACTCTTTCTTTTCTTCCAAAGTTCTAGGGTAGAAGTATTGAGAATCTACCGCGTGAGGTAGATATGACGAACTAGTTTCCGGTGCAACACCTTGAACGCATTCGTGAGTAATTCTAGAAATTGTAGCGATGTGATCGTTTGATTCATAAAATTTCTTATTGAACATCGGTAGTGGCTTGTTGTCCCAGACGTGATAGTAGACCATTGGAAGCAGTGGACGGATTTCATTCTCCATCTCCCACAACCACTCATAGAATCTAGGGTCAGTCATAAACCATAATATATCTGGTCTCTCATTACGAATCACTGAGCGTATCATCTCTTGTGTACCATATCCATCTACAGGAATGATTCTCCAATCTTCTCCGTACGGATCAACAACAGTTGGGGTATAATCTCTGTGCTTCATTGCTCCACCTAAAGATAGAACTTCAAATTTTCCACTCTTCAGTAGAGCTTCAATAACATATTTTGTTTGAGTGCCCACGCCCGAAGGAGACAACGGATGATCGCTCAAGGTCAATACTTTAATCTTCTTAGTCATATTAATTCCTTATCGATTTTTTGGGGCACAAAAAAAGACAACCCCACTTTTCATTACTAATGATACCACATTAGTTGGGGGTTGTCAAGTTTTTTATTTATTTTTTTATTTTTCTTATCTTGTGCAATGCTCCGTGTTGTTGAAAGGACACTTTGAGCAGGAGTTTCGATTCTTGATGGCTATGCCTTTATTGATCAAGTTACATGCATTTGTAAGCACCTTTGTCGCATTCTCTGTTTTCTTTGGTCCGGATGTGACTCGGAAGATTTCGACGTTGTCCTTTTTCGCTGTTCGCTTGAGAAGTCCAAAATATGTCTCAACCATCTTCGCATCAACGTCATGTTTCTCACAGAAGAACTTTTTATATAGCGTCAACTGGTAAGTGGTCATTGGTTCGCTTTTGCGTTTCATATCCCAACCCCAAGAGCAAGACTTCCAGTCAATGATGTGAAACTTGCCGTCAGGCGTTTTAATAACAAGGTCAATGAATCCTTTGAGATAGCGTGTGAACTTAAGCTCTTGTATCGGCTCGTAGATGTCTTCTTCTGAAGAGTATACCTCATAGCCCGGAAACATCTCTTGGAGAGCAGGAAAGACCTTGTGGAAGATCTCACGGCTTTGTTCTCGCATCTCCACGATCATCTTGTTCTTTGGTTTCTCGTCAAGATTCTTGAGCTCCAACAAGAAAGCAGTATCAAAGTACTCTGCATAATTCTCTGGTTCTAGATTGCCTAGTGCTGATTGTTCGCATACCGCATGTATGGCTGATCCAAAAGCGGTATATATGTTACCTGTAAAGCCTTTGAGTCCGTCTAGGTATTGAAGTTTCCATTTGTATGGGCACTCCGTAAAGATTTTTAATTCTGAATAAGAAATGTGTTGTTTTGACATAAAGTCCTCCGTGTCTTAATAAGGTAACACGGTGAAGAATGTTTGTCAAGTATTTTCTTTAAGTTCTTTTATTAGCAATGCGAGTGTCTTATATAAAACAGGACACATTTGTCTTAGATTATTTGTTTCGCCAATAAATAGTTCCTCGAACCCTTTTGCCCAATACTCGCTTACCGACGTACAAGCATAAGCAGAAGGAAAGATATTAACACAAATCTGATTGAGTGCGTCATATCCGACGTCACGGTAAAGAAATTCATCAATGGCCCTATCGTACTCGAAGTTAATATTAAAATCAGCAGGTACTTCATATTTCTGCGATAACAGTGCGGACAACCTTTTTCGTTTTGCGACAAATTCTCTTTGCAATGCTCCTGATCCATAAATGAACTCCTGATTATATTGTTCAACGGCGTGTGAGATTTCATGAATAACATCTTCAATCATATCCATCTCACCATCTTGCTTGTTTGTGACGTAAATAGCGTCATTTTCATAGAATGCATTAATGTCTCTTTCCTTCATTTCCGGAAACTGCCCGACATAGATCATTTCAATATTGGAAGTTAAATAGAAGGGGACTCTTGCTGCGATGTAATTGAGAACGAACTCAAAGTCCACGTCGTCCGATATCTTATCTTTTATGATTATAGTTATATCATTTAAATTAAACATATCTTTCATTTTCCGACCTTTTTTTGCCGACTCAGTTATCCACATAGTTGTCTCCTTTTATATATTATAACATATAAAACAATGAATGTCAAAGAAGTTTTGAAGCTTCAGTGGCTAATTTCGATCTTTCACCTTTCTTAAACGTGATGTGACCAGATAATGGAGACTCTTTGAATTTCTCAATCGCATAAGTCAAACCGTTAGATGTTTCGTTAGTGTAGACGTTGTCGATCTGTTCGATGTCTCCAGTTAAAACAATCTTGGTGTTCTCGCCGATTCGAGTAAGAATAGTCTTTACTTCGTGAGCTGTTAGATTTTGTGCTTCATCAATGATGACATAGGCATTTGAAATGGAGCGTCCACGAATATAAGTGATTGCGTCAATCTCAATAACACCTTTCTCGAGATAAAGGTCAAGCATTGTTCGATCAGATCCCATGATGTATTGCATGTTATCAAAGATAGGCTTCATCCAAGGAGCCATCTTCTCTTCCATTGTTCCGGGAAGGAATCCAATGTCTTTACCTAATGGCTGGACTGGTCTCGAAATAATGATGCGATTGTAACGTCCCTTCTCGAGCCCTAGGACTTGTTCTAAGCCAGCGGCCATCGCCATAAGGGTCTTACCACTACCGGCACGTCCAATCATGCTTACAAAGGGAATGTCGTCGTTCATAAGCATGTCTAAGCCACACTTTTGTTCTTTGTTTCTTGGCTTGATTCCCCAAGAGAAAGTATCATCTCTACGAGCGATTTGTTTGATAGGATTGTTCCAACCGGAGAATCTAGCAATTGCTGTTTTCTTTTCATTTTCTGTTGACACAAGCATGACGTATTGATTTAGATATAACACAATGCCTTGCTCTAGTGCGTCTTCCTCATAGAGCCAAACGTCTTGATTATCATAGAACTCATCAACCATAAAATCATCGACGAGGAACTTTGAGAAGCCTTCATAGATAACATCTCGAGATGCAACGACTTGTGAGGAGACATAATCTTCAGTCAATAACCCTAGAGCATCTGCGATAACTCGCATGTTAACATCTTGAGAAACAACGATTGTCTTTCTCTTTGGATTCTCGGCTCTAATTGCTAAGGCAGCAGCCAAGATCAAGTTGTCCGATGACTTATGTGAGAGTCCCTTTGGGAGCTCCTCTAGTGCGTTCTCCTCCGCTTTAACAAAGCGAAGCACTCCTAACCCCTTACCAAGTCTAACACCCTTTGAGAGGCTTCCAGAGGCTCTTAAAACGTCAAATCGCCTAATGGCTTGACGTGCATGAAAGCCAACGGAGTCTTGTCGGGTCTTATGTTTGTCTAATTCCTCCAAGACCTTGATTGGTACAAACAGGTCATTATTTTCGAACTTCTCGAAGCACTCGCTATCCGAAAGGAAAACGTTTGTATCGATGATTAAGTTTTTTTTTGCCATGATGGCTCCTTAGTAGTTGTAGTGCTCGTTGAGCATTTTTTCGATAATTGGGCTGAGAGCTTCTTGAAGAGTGACTTCTTTGCCTCTAACGGCTTTTTCTGAGTTATCTTGAGAGACTTGTCCCTTTTCTCCATAAACAATCTTTGCGATTTTCACCTTGTGCTTACGAATTAATGCGATTAATTTAATCAAATCTGCTTCTTTAATATTTTTAAAGAAAATATTAAAGTCTCGGATTTTTAATTCATCACTACCAAGGCTAGATATGAACCTCTTTGTATCTTGTTTGATTTTTGGAATCAAGGTTTTCGCAAACTGATCTTTATCTTCCATTACCAAATCTTTATTCATTTGTTTGAAAATCAAGAGAAAAAACTTATTAAACATTTCTGTAGCACGGCGGACTGGGATCTTTTTCTGTTTTGATAAGACATCTACAAATCCATCTTTAATTGGCTGGATTTGTTTAGCAATGGGATTGGTTGGTTTCTTAAGGCGAGGAAGGAATTCGTCCACAGATTCAACTTCTCTATTGAAGTCTGCAATATCATCTTCGTCTTCCGGAGTTCCTGAGTCATCAGTCTTCTCAGAGTCATCAAAACCATCGACATCTTCAAGTTCGGAGTTGTCTTTGCCTAGATTTTCCGGTTCAGGCACTTCATCTTCTGCACTTGGATCTTGATTGCCTTGTGTGATTGTGGCGTCTTGTGGATTTAGAACTTCTTTTGCCGCTTCATCGCCGAGTTTTTCTTTGATTTTGAAAAATGTTGTCATAAATGAAACAAATTCATCTTGCTTGTTTCTCATTATTCCCACGACTAGATCCCTCTCTTCATCACTAAGTGCTTTATTCATAGAGATGAATAAAATTTCTTTGAGTTTAGAATCAAACTTGCTCGATAATTGCCTTTCAAAATCTCGGACATTTGTATATTTAAAAACTTCTTCTGCTAATTGAGCACCTCTTTTACCCATATCTATAAACAACTTGTTGACAGCCTGTTCTTCCGCGTCGTCTAGGTTTTGCAAGAAGCCAATGGCGGTTTCTACTTCTTCCACCATCTCTTGCTTCTCGTCGTCGCTCAAATCCGTGTCTTCAAGTTGACTTAAGAATTTACTATCTCCACCAAAGTGCTTCATCATGAACACCAACATCTTCTCAGACATCCACTGGAATGCTTGCTTAAGCTTCTCGAGACCTTTTCCTGCAAGGTCTTTCATTCTATCCATCATTCCAGGCTCTTCATCTGTTAATGGTTGGTTTTCTGGGTTCTGCTTTGCTGCTTCGATGTACTTCTTCATGAATTCTCTATCGATCAAAGACGGTACTTTGAACATGCTTTCGATAGAATCAGATATCATAACTAAGTTTCCAATTGCTTGTTGCAAATTGGACTCAGAAACTTTTTGTGTCTTTGTGATTGTGACGATGTCGCGGATCGTTTCAATGAATGGTGCGATAATAGCTACCATAGATTCGTGAGCAGCACCCAAAGTCATCACTCCACCGCTAGATGTTATAATGTTGGATGGGAAATAGCTCATGAAAGTTTCTTGACCCATTACGTAATCCTTCAACTCTTTCGCTCCGGCTTTTGCCTTTTCAGCATCATTTGTAGACAAAGAAACTTTGAGACCTTTTAGATATTGCCTCCTCATTTCATTGTAAACTTTCTCAACTTCGGCGATTCTAACTTTTCTATCGCTTCCGCTTGCTTCTTGCAAATCAACTGAGTCTTGGGCTGCTTGCGCTCCGTCAGCCTTAAGTTGATCTTTTTGGCTTTGAACTTCAATATCGATGACCTTTGTCAAGTGGGCAATTGATTGTTGGACAACCTTTAATTTCGCGTCCATTGCTCTTTTCAATGTTGAACCGTCGAATCTTGGATCAACGGAAGATGATGTCGAATACTTTTTGTATTGACCGATATCTGTTTTCAATGAACGTAAAAGGTCAACCATTGCTTCCAAGTCTTGTCTCATGAGACTTGTTGACTTTGGAGAGAACTTGATTTCCTTGTCTTCATTGTCTTTGCCACCAAACATTCCAAAGATCTCATTGATAACTTGTTCTTCGAGAGATTCTGGAATGACGCTAGTGGTTTTTTCCGTCTCTTCATCATCAACAGATGTATCTGTAGAGGTCGTATCTGTCTTAGGTGGGGCTTCTTTCTTATCAGCTTCTGCTGGGGGTACGACAGGCTCTTCCTTTCGTTTTACTTGAGTTTTCTCGCCAGTGTAAGCTCGTTCTTCGTTGCCTGCACCGCCTGTAGTGATTTGCCCAAGAACGTCGATCATCCCATATAGCATTGATGCTTGATTCTTTAATAAGAATTGTCTCATGAAGCTTGAGTTTTCTCGGCTCTTTCCGAAGAAGGTGTCGAGAGTTGTGGCCCATGCGGTATCCATCTCTTCTGTTGCGAGAGGGCTCAAATCGGCATCTGCATCCGGCTCTACTTCTGGAGTGTTTTGGATTACATCTTGAACCATTTGCTTGTCTACGAGACCAACTGCTTCTTTATTTGGGTCTTCGCCAATCGTTATAGAGTCAGGAATTGAGATTTGGCCGCTATCAATTAGTGTTTGAATTCCAGCCAATGTTGCTTCGAGTTTAGGGTCTTTTTTTCTAAATCTTTGTTTAATAGATTTTTTAATTTCATCATTAACAAACTTTGGGCCATTTGTGGTGTTCCAAAAATCATTAAAGTTTCCATAATTTTCAATTTGAACTAGTTGGTCTTCTTTTGCTTCATTCAGTGACTTGCTTTGTTTCGACATGATGTACCATCCGCCAAAGACTTGCAAGTCTTCTTCAGTTATTGACTTTAAAACATCATTATTCTCAGCATTAGTTGTAAACAATTCAATGTATTGATCTTCTTTCAAACCATCTTTGTTCACAGATGCATCGGGCGGCTCTTGGATTTTGACGAGAGGTTGAATGAAGGAGCGATTGAATTCTCCTTCATCTTCTGGAATTGCTTGTGGGAAGTCCATTTCTGGAGGTTTGAAATCTGGTTGTTGAGACATCATGTTATTTAAGAATTCGCTGTACCCCATTACCGTTGCGGCAAGATTTGCTGCTTCTTCAGCAACTTCTTGTTTTTTGCCTTCATCGGTTGCTTTAGCTTTCAACTCTTCGATTCGGGCTGCAAAATACTTATCGTCAAACAATGCTTTTGCTTGCTCCATCTTAGTATCTACTTCTCCTTTGACTCCCCAGAAAGCCTTAAATGCGTCTGCGGATTCTAGTGATGCTTTGATTTGCTCTATGGTTGTGGCTTCTGTGACCTTTTTTCTTGCTGCATCTTTGGCGTCTTTCCAACCTTTGCCTGCTGGAAGTTGAGAAGTGGTTTCTTCTTCTGGTGTTTGAACTTGTTGCATAAGGTCTTTTGCATTTTGCTTCATTTCTGGATTTGATTTTATTTGTTCAACATCTTGCTCCACAGCTGCCTTGACATCTGCTGGTGTGATGGATGATGTTTCCACATTTTCACCATCGATTGCCTTTGAGGCCAACCTTACACCACCTCTACTTTTCCGACCCTTGGGTTTGGTTGGCGCTGCTTGAGGAGAAGGCGCGGAAGATCCCGCTTCTTGCTCAGCAAAGGGTTTCATTGAAACGCCTCCGGCTGATAATTTACTCTTTGCTGCATCAAGTTCTCTTTGTATAATGGTTTTGACTATTTTCCCATTGCTTTTCAGAAATCCTACAAGCGGAACGCTTCGCTTTTGCTTATCCAAATCGGTGAGTTGGCCGGTCTGACCCTTCCAATCTTCTGGACTAACGGTTTTCTCCAGTTGCTTGCGTGCTTCGGCCGCCCTAGGGCTGTAACCTTCTTTCCCAGAGGCATAGTATATCACATCTCCGATTGTTATATTTTCGATTCCAAAAGTTAAACCAGCAAGAAAACTCAGTCTTCGAACTGCAGCGGCAATTGGGTTCATAATGAGTGATGTTGCTCGATATGAGTCGAGACTCAGGCCGGTTTGAGACGATATTAATTCTGTAGATACTTGATTCGGTGTTGTAGCTTGAGGAGTCCTTACTTTCTTTATTGCGTCGATGGTTTTATCATAATCAACTGTGGGCTGAGGTGTTGGAGCTGACTGTGCTTTCTTGGCTACTTCTTTCGATTTTTGAGCAGCTGTGTCCAATTTGGCTGTTGCAGATTTTACTATTTTCTCAACGTTTTCTGGGGTATCTTTAGATTGCTCCAAGTTATCGGAGGCTTGAGTCACGACATCCTTTACCGCTTTGGCTATTCTAGCAACCTGTACATCATCCTCTTTCGCAGGTGATTTACCAGCAGCTTTATAGGCAATTTGTAGTTCTGCTTCAAGTCCTCTAATTTCAACCTCTAATCGGTCGATGTCGGATGTGATCATTCTTTTCTCATCTGCAAGGTTTCTCTGCGTTGGTCGATCTCTGTCGGTTCTAGCCTGGGTGAACTCTTTTTTCACGTCAGCCAGGCGACCCTTAAATTCGTCAAGCGTAGCTTTCAGATCTTCAATCATGGAAGTCATTTGTGAGATATTGTCCTCCGATGGGCGATTGTCTATGACAAAATCAGAATCCTGCGGGATCTCTTCAAATGCTTCTCGCATGATTTCTTCGGAGATAACTCTCTTCAATGTTGACGCGTCAAAACGTCGAGATTCAAACAAGGCTCTAATGTCTTTTCGTTGAAACAATAATCTTGCTAATTCTTTTTTGTTCATTGAACATCTCCAGTGTTCCCCATTTTCTTATTAGAAATATCGCTAATTTGTTTCAAGATAGGGCCAGCACTTTTTCCAGCGGCTAACTTAATCAAAGAAACCGTTAGAGACATAATCATCTGCATCTCATTAGCATCCAATCCAGAAGTACCTCTTACTGTTTTTGATAATTCTAAGAATTGCTTCGCAAACTCAGATTTTGACTTAACTACTTCTGGACTATTTTCATCGTCAGGAATTGGTTCATCCATTTCGAACAGTTCAAGTTCTTCCTTGATGATTTGTTTTAATTTTTCTTTAGATATTTTCATTTTATTTCTCCAATGTTTTTTTTAAATATTTCAGCGAGTTCCAAGTCCGTACCAACAACGCCAGAATCTTGACTTGAAGCAATACTAAGTGCAGGGGATTTCATGTCTGAGCGAAAATTATTAAACAACTTAATTATTTCTCCGATCTCCATTATATCTGCTGCTCCGAAAAGCGCTTTTATGACTCTAGCTGGGGTACCTTCAATCAACTCAGTCATGATGTCTTTAAGTTTCTTCACAGTACCTTCAGAATCAGCAATGGCTTCGATTGCTGCTCCTCCAAGAGCTTTAAATATGGCTGTAAGGATCAGGATTCCCAAGCGCGCATGTCTTTTTGTATTTAAAAGCCTAATTGCTGCTTTTTCAAGTCTTTTTTGTGTATCCGTCATTATTTCTGGAAAGTTTTTATTAGCCTTTTTAATAAAGCCCTCATAAGCAATACGCATCTTCCTTAGTAACGCCATTACCTTTTCATCAGCGTAGTTTTTGATGCTGGTCATTAGTGGCTTCACACCACGATTCCAAAGATTGGCTCCGAATTGAAAAACTCCTTCGTTTAGAACCTCTCCGCCATTAAACATTGTGAGCTCTTCTTCATTAAAGTTGCAAGACTCAAGAAGAGTCTTGCTCTTAGATAAAGATCCCCCTCTGTAGTTTTCAAAAATTAATTTCATTTCTTTAGACATAATATTTTTTTCTCCCAAATAATGCTGTAATTAGTTCACTTATCCACAATGTCTAGTCCCATTTTACTAATTTTCGCCATACTCTTAACCATTTCGCCTAAACTTGGGTCCATTCCGATTAGCCAACCCATGATGCACACATTCGCCATCTCTTCATTCGAGAAACCAGCAAGTGCAGCTCCTTGAGAAGCTTTGAGCAAATAGTCGAATGCCTCAGCAAACTTTGGGTCTTCTTGACAGCGCTCAATAATCTTGTCCATTAATTCTTCATTCATTTTGATTCTCCTAAAAATTTTTCCCATGATTCAGGGATTTTCTTTGATCCATGTTTTCTCATCATCCAAGTTGGGGAGGACCATAATCTCCAACTTGGCTCCATTGGTTCCTTCAGTATATCCATACGAGCCTCAGAAGGCGTTTTGTTGCCCTTTTTTTGATTACAAGGTACGCAACATGACGAAAGGTTTTCCCAGCTTTTAAGACCCCCTCTTGACTTCGGTATGACGTGATCCAATGTAAGTTGATGTTTCATAAATTCATTTCCGCAATATTGACATTCATAATTGTCTCTAAAGAATATTGTTTTCCTTGAAGGAGGGACGGTGAATCCTTTCTTTCTAATGTAATTATTCAAAACAATTACAGACGGAAAGTAAAAAAGGGCACAAGCCTGAAGAGAATAATCCTCAACGACTCGCGCCCTTCCGGAGAACACCAATGAAAAACCTTTGTATGCATCGACAATCTCGATTGGTTGCCAAGATGCGTCTAACTTTAGCGTGTATAAATTGTTCACATTTTTAACTAGTTCTTAGTTAATAGTTTCGATGCGGCACCTTCCTGTGGTATTCTGGAGTTAACGATTTCGGAAAGAGAAAAATTATCAACACATGACTTAAGTTCTCCAAAAGCTTTTTTGAAGTCTGGTTCCATCGTAACTTCTGTTTTTCCGCCATGACCGTGAATTGCGTGCACTTCACCGATGTTATCGTAAACTGTAACTGTCGGGTGTTCAGATAACCAAGTTACTGCTACCTTACCATTATCAAAAATAAAACCCTGTGCGACTCGGCCAGTGCCTGATACACCTGATTCATCTTCAGTTCTGTTTAAATAAAAAATCTTCATAATTAAATCCACTCCATATCATCATCTGACTCATCTTCTTCGTCTGATTGCTCCATTTCGTTTGTCGTAGAGAACTCATTTTCGATGACGTCATCTTTTAAGTAGTCCTCTTGGACTTGTTGATGTAGGTTCGCAACAAAATCCAAAACCAACATTATCGCATCATAACAAGATTCTTCCAATGGATCAAAGGTCAATACGGAATCAACTATCCTAACTACCAGAGACAACTCAGACCCTACATAAATATTTATTCGTTCATCATCTTCTGTATCTGCATCGAAATCTTCTTTGTTTATAATGAAAAACATCAATCTTTGTGCATAATACTTATCTTCAGATGGTCCTGAGAGCTTTAAGTTAATACCGAATTTAAGCATGTCGCTGAATTTTGAATCCATTTCTTATTCTCCCTTGATTTGATTAATTATATTGTCGACGATATCCACAGTCTCTTTTGGACCCGTCGTATTAAAGGACCGAGGCTCACATGCCTTATGGATTTCATAATCATTACCATTAGGAGTTAGAGCTCGATCACCAACAAACCAAACATTGCTACCATCAAAGTAGCGAAGAGCATATGTCTTATCCCAACCGGTGGGGTAGATATCAAATGAAGTATCACCTCCAAGTTTTACTGTGATATTGTCTAAGCAGGCAGAAGCTAGTTCTGACCGTATCTCGGATAAATTTCTTTTTCTAAAATTGTATTTTTTGTCATAACGCATAAATCTTGTTCTTTCTTTATTGTTAGCATTGCGACCTGACGGGGACCAATTGATCATTGAACCGCGAGCTGATATGAAATGTCCTGCGAGAGGAATATCGAGCTCTGATGCTTTCAATTGTTTCGCTACTAAAATCTCCATCAATCTCCTCCATGCAACTTTTCCAAGTTGCTTTTGCATGGAAGCTTCTTTCGTTAACTCAAAATCATCTGATTCGGTTTTTGGCGGAGCATAGTATTTTGTTCCGTTACAAGGTAAAAGATGGAGACAGTAACGAATGGAACTATTCAATAGGGGACTCAACTGTTCATTCAAATAATCATAATCAGAACCTGTGACTATGCCGATTTCGGCATATTGACTCAATTCTTTTAGGGAGGAGGACAAAATATTAGAATCAAATTTTTGCCTAGATTCTGTTAAGGTCCCATCCATATCAAATAAAACAATGTTCCTGTTCATTACTGCTCCGTCTTCAAGTTGTGTGTTTGTGTGTACTATTATTATATCACATTCTGAAGGGACTGTCAAGTCCAATACGTAAGTTTTTAAAAAAATATGAAAACGAGAAAAATCTGAGCATATTTTATTTATATATATAATAATAATATAATACTATTCTAATATTCTTCTTTAGTATTCTTTATAGTATTTCTTGTATAAATCAATAAAGTAATCATAAGGAACACCTAATACGGAAGCCATATCTGCTTTAGTACTACAACATGTTCTAACAAATAACATACAAGCATCTCTACAGACATTAGGCATAGTGTACCACAAAGGAAAGTTGTATAGCTTACCTCTCATCATTTTAGAACTTTGTTCAAGCTTTACAGCAATCAATTCTTCCAAAGTTAAATCAGATACTATGTTGAGAAAACCCTCATTGACTCGACCTTCTTTTTTTAAAGATAAAATAAATGATTTTTTTTGTTGTGTTTCCCTTGACAAACCTTCTCCAGCATGTTATATTATAAGAGTGTAGTGTGTTTTTAAATGTTTTTTTCGTACAGGAGGGTTTATGTTGGGTTTTCGATATCTGGCTGTTCGGGGTTGGAGGAGAGTTCTTCTTCATACTTGCCAAGTAACAATTTGTTATTATATAATCCCCATTTTTTGAACATTTCTTGATCTTCTGGATTATTCAAATCCAAGTAAGCATCTGAGAAATATGATTGAACTAGATTGAATGCATCGAAAGCTTGGTTTCTTCCGGTCATGTCTCCTTCGAGACCGCCTGAGAACTCTTTTCTTTTTTCTTCATCATCACTTTTCTTGTCGAAATCTTTTTCTGCTTGAGTTTTGTTTTTGATTTTTTCTTTCTCATCCTCATCTTTCAAATCATCAGAGACGACATCAACTTCCTCTCCACCTTCTTCGACATCAATTTCGATTTCTTTTAGAATACTCTCAAGAATTGATTCTTGAAGATTCTCTAGATCGCTTAGCCCATCCTCAATAGCAGCACCCATCTCATCAGAAGTAACATCCTCTGGTGGAGCTTCTATTTCTGTTGCAGCCGCAGCGATAGCCGCAGTATCAATATCTTCAGCTTTTTTTCCTTGAGCACTGAGCGCATCAAGTTCATCGAAGAGTCTCACCATCGCATTTAGGAAGTGACTACTAAAAGACTCCCTTTGCTCACCATTGGTGGTTAGTTGTTGATATTTTGCCTTAATCGAAGGCTTAGCTTTTCTTAGAGCATCCCGCAACTTATTTATACCAGTATTTGGATGTGGATTGGCCATATCTTTTGCTTCATAAAGAGTTTCCAAGACCAGTGTGTCTTGAGCCTCTTTTATTAAAGAGCGAGCCCATTGTCTGACTTTGTCTTCTTCTTTTTGTTGTTCAACAATTGGCTTGACCAAGTTATCTCTGACAAACTCTCTTAACAGCTTTTCATCTTTGCGATTCATTATTTAATCCTTTTATTTTTTAAAAATATTCTCTTAGCGTTTGCAATCTTAGTGATTGCTTCTTTTAGTGCTCCTGCCTGCCGCTTTTCTTCGCATTCACAATCACTAGACTTGCATTTCTCACAGTCCTTACCTTCACTAACGTCATCATCTCTCTTGTGAGACCCGCCGCAATTGGATTCATCAAGTTCTTCGTTTGTAGAACCGATTATTGCTTTTTGTAAACCATCAGGTAAATCCTTTTGTCCACCTTTTAGCTTTGGATCATCATCATGCTTAGAGGTTTTATTTTCTTTTAAGATTCCGAACTTTTTCATGAGAAGTTGGTTCAACTCGTTATTTTTCCATTCATTCAAAGACATGTCTTTGTTCTCCTTGTATTTTTTAGTATCTTCATATTCTCTCATTGTAGCGTTGCCTTCGAGCATAGCTTCATGTTCAATATCTTTTAATTCTTCGTTTTCTAAATAGTATCCCGGTCCATTATAGCCACCAACATCCAGTCTATCCTCTAAATTTTGCCTATGATGTATTAATTCATGAGCAATTGATCTCAATATATCTTTCGGATGTCTTCCATCGACGAATATATGTATCTCAAGGCTCTGAGGGTCGTAGTATGCCGTTTTACCAAGCACATTGGACTGATTACTAGGGTCGGAGTCAAAAACCATTGTAGGGGGCTTCTTGAAGCCGTATTTGGACGCAAAAAAATCATACATTTCGTGTGTATGAGTCTCAAGGTCACCTAAGTCGTGATTGGCAGGGTTTTTAATTGTACAGTTCATACTATAATTAGTCTCTTTTTAGGCTTTTTTTCAATGAAAGTAGTGGTATAAATTCATACTCATTGCTCCCAAAGGGCATTATTTTGGCTATTAACACGATATTAGTGAGCCTAGTTTCTTCTATTATCTCCAATAGTAGGCCTTCTTTGTCCTCAAAGACGTCCTGATCTAGCTCCCAAGCCCAAGAACTCCAAGAAACGATGTCTCCAATCTCCAAATTAGCTACTCTTGACGATCCAAGTGCGCTATTTTTCATCGATTTGAACTTTTTTTCGTCTTTTATGATGATTTTCTTGCTCATTTTATCTAATATTCGTAAATATCGCTTCCAATTTGTTTCAAATCAATCATTTCTACTGCATTTGCAACATTTGGTACTGCTTGGTCAACCATTTCGCCATTAACTTGGTCATATTCGCCTTCTTTCATGCCATATTCGACATAATGCTTCACCGTTTTGATATAATCAGCTGCTTTTGTGAGTTTTGCTTGAACCCAGGCCTCTAATTGCGTATCATCCATCAACATTTGCTCTAATTCTGCTGAATATTCAGCAATTTGAGACAATTGTCTCTTAGCCATCTTCCCTTCCATGTCTATGTGGTCCATTGCACTGCCACCCATAGCATTATCGCACTCTTCTTTGATTATTTGAATCAATTTTTCTTTTGAAATCTTCATAGTTGCTACTACCTCATGTAAATTAAACTTAACAAAGCAATAATTGACCACTCAGGACCAAAAAATACTCCGATGAACAACATAAATAGCATAAAAACTGTTGTTTGCATCATTTTTGCTATCGCATACTCTTCATTTGGCATTACTCACCTCCGCCGCCGGCATCTCCACCACCGTCTCCTCCGTCAGAGTCGTTATGATGGGTAGAATATCCTCCGTATGGCCAAAAAGAACCTACTTTGGCTGCAGATTTCCGAGATTTTCTCTTCTTTTTGCGTTTCTTGCGCTTCTTCTTCTCATCGAGATCGGAAATGATGGATATTTTTATTTTTTTTTGAATCTTTTTGTCTTCTGACTCTTCAAGGGCTGGTCCGATGCCTCCACCGGGAGCTCCTGGAGGTGCTGACTTGCCTTTTATAGCTCTCATGTCCTTATATGGAGACCCATCAGACTGAGGCCCAGTGCTTAGAAGCTGATTCGCATCACTGGTGTAGCTCTTTAGCTTAGAAGAGTTTTTTTGATAGTTCCTTTCTTTGAGAATACTACTTCTAGGTTTGTATTGATACGATTCAATCATCTCTTGCTGATGTTGCAACATGTTTAACACGTTTGTGAGATTTTGCGTTGCATTTCCCTTGCATTTCCGGAGTACTTCTTCATAATCACCACAGAACCAATCAGAAACCTCCCATTGCAGATTGATTATACCTTCAAGCATGTCTGATGGTTGGCTTGTTCTACCAAAAAAATAGAAAGAATCCTTTGTTACACCCTTCCAAGTGGTTTCCGCCTTGTCAAGGAACTTAACTTCTTCGACTTCCATACCTAACTCTTCTTTTACTTCCCGCCAAAAGGCAAAATTAGCCTCTTCACCGTCCTGTATATGTCCACCGGGTGCATCCCACTCGTATGAATCTGACCTTTGAGCTATAATGATCTTGTGATCGGAGGTAATAATGACGCCTTTAGCTATAGCATCAATATCTTTAACCAACTCTTCAGGGTCTTTCACCAATATGTTGAAGTTTTTATGTAAATTCTTGTAAGCTTCAATGGCTTCACGCTCTGCAGGGTCATCATCATAGTGCAATGTTGAGCCTAGTTCGTACAATTTCTGTGCTTTTGGTTCTCCGTTAGTATAGAAGACACCATCAACTTCGATTTTTAAGTCTCTTAGTAATGATTTTACCGAAGACTCAGGGTTTTCTAAGTGATTTTGGCGAGATGTAACGATAAAAACCGTCTTACCCTCTTTCTTAAACGTTTTAATTCGCTTAATAATCTCTTTATTGATGCCGCCGAACTGATATTGCTCTTCGCCATCGACTGTTTTGTTGGAAAAGGACTTAACAACTGTGTTGTCAAAGTCAAAAGTGACCACATCGCCATTCCGACCGTCCTTGAGCTTCCCCATTACTTCAAATAATTCTTTCATATCATACCTCCTAAGTACATTATACACTATTTTCGAAGGTTTCGCAGCATTTTCTTTCGAAATTGTTGAATTTCTTGAAGTTTTTCGTCTATAGCTTCCTCTTCCATCTCTTCCGTGTCTTCTTCCATGACGTTTCGTAGCCCTTGAGCCTTAGAACGTTGGACGTGACCCCAATGATGCGCATCACCAGCGGATAGGGATATGGTAATCCCACCTTGTATCCCTTGGGTGGAGAACATTTCGACCAGCCCGCCATCAGGAAGGTCATCCGGATGCTTTGCTGGCTTAGCAGCACTTCCTGCGCTGCCTTGAACATCACCACCACCATCTCCACCCATTGCAGAGATCTCTTCGAGCTTCTTTTTGATTTTAATTCTAATTTTCATGATCGCACCCTCGAATTAAATAGTGCGACACGAAAGACATAAGCCCGTGAAAGAGATTTCGCCAAATTTTTTTCACTTTAAACTCTCATTCACGAACTTAATACGATTTTCGGACACATTATGTAAATATTACTCAGGTTCACAGCCCCAAGTAGAATATCCAATCTCCAAAGTGTCCCCTTGTTCCGGAGCATCTTCATAAGTAAACACAACAGCATTTAAAAGCTCGTCATATTCCCATCCAGATGCAGCTAGTTGTCCATTAATCCACACGCGAAGCGTGTCGAGATGCGGATCTTCGGAATCTAGCTCGAAAACAGTTTGTATCGAAACCTCTAAAGCAATCTCTTCCATCTTTGTGCCCCAATCTTCACCACAAATGCTCCACCATTGCGAACCATAGTGTTGCACAATATCGTAATAGCCCCAACCTGGTTGAGTATTCCAACCAGACCCCGATGGGCATCCTTGAGGCACGTCGCCAATGATCGCATATGGAATAAACTTGTCCGGCTTTACAGAGTCGATATCTGCGATAAGTGAGTTTACCGTAATAGGCGAGTTGTCAGGCTCATCCGACAAAAAAATCGCGATAAGAGTCGCATCCGGTCTCATCCATGTAGCACATTCGCCACCAATCATGCAATCTCTTAGCATCTGCAACCCTTTTTCCCAACCAGACCCTGTAATTCCGATAGAGTTAATCGCAGCAACGGATTCATTTAAAGGATCTGTAGAGTTTTGCGAAGAAATTAGTCCGATTAGCTCGGGCGAGTCGGTTGTGATAAAAGTAATTTGAAAATCAGGCGAATATGATAGAAACACTTGCATAAAGTCGGCCATATTCTGTCCAAGCATACTTTGGTAGACAGACATAGAACCTGAATTATCAATAACCCAGATAATGTCGACAATTAATTTCGAATCTTGAATCCATCGCTGGATCCTTTCGTTTGACAACACTGCCGTACCTTCTGCCGTAGCATTATATATCGGAGTCAATGGGTCGCTTGAAGAAATGTCGTACATGGTAAGGTCATCATTCGTATCTAACGGAACATAACTCGCAAAAAACTCAATTCTCGCATTTGGAGCCAATGTCCATGGTAATTCCGGCAACGTTCCAAAATTAATTGTGATGTCCGGCGGCACTGAAGCCATAATATCAATATCGTCAACAATTAAATCAACGTTTCCATCATTCTGAATGGTAATTTCAGTCGTTGTATCACATCCCAACAAAGGGCTTCCAAAATCAAGCGTAGACGGCGTTACATTAATTACAGGTGCATCACCATTCCCATTTAACCAGACGCCCTCAGAAGGCTCTTCATCGCCCTCTAAATAGATATCTAAGTATCCTTCGTTGTGCTCCAAAGTTCTTGGTGCATATCCCACTTCAATCTGGTGCCAACCACCGGCTGGAACTGTAAAGCCACTCTCATCAACAAAATAATTTTCTCCGTCGAGCTCTAGGTGGTCCACAACAAGATCTGCTGCGCCCCCGTTCGCAATCGTGACGGTCATTGTATCTGACTCATGTCCCGAAAGTAAGTGTCCGAAGTCCAGTGTGTTTGGTGCGACGATAATCTCTGGTTGTTTAACCTCATTGATGGCGATGTCTGAACATGCCCATAGTAGCGCTAATAGTAACATAATGCGATCCCTCCTAAAGTAAGTAGGGAAGTGAAAGTCCTGAAAATTTTTTTAAGAAATTTTTTCGGAACCTTTCTTCAAAAGTTCTATAATGCCGGTCCGAATGGGTAAGTTCGATTCTGGGAAATTTTGTAGAGGGTATAAATGTACCTCGCTGCGCTCGTGGGCGAAAACCCATTAGTAAGTACTTATTTCATCGGCTCTCTCGAGGGTGTAGGGGGAGGGGGTCCCCACAAAAAAGCCCACGCTAAAAAGCGCAGGCAAAAAAGGAAAGGCAACAAACCTTAATCGTTTGCTAACATCTCGAGCCATTCTAATTCTAACTCTTCATGGATCTCCATCATTCGGATAAAGGTGTTGAACCTATCCGACAACGTCGAACCTAAACCACCCTCATCACAGTCATCAAGAATAGCGATAGCCTTGCTCACCAAAATGTTGAGGTCTTCACCTACACCATCATGATCAAAGTCCAACACTGGAACGATGGGGATCAAATTGCTGATAGCCTTATGGATAGAGTTCGCCACCGTGTTGGCGACTGGTTCATTCTCAAAGTCTTCACCAATAGAACGAATAGATGCAGAGATCGCATCCATGCGCTTACCAAGATTTAAAAGGTAACGATAGTTAGGCAGGGTTGCAGTCGTAGCGCGTGAGGTGCTAAGTATCATGTTAGCGTTGTAACGGATGGTTTGAATTGATTGTGTATTGTCCATGGTTGATCTCCCGATCGAAGTGAAAACAACATTGTTTCCATAGTAATAATGTAACGCGTTCAGACACAGCTGTCAAACAAATAGGGTAACTTTAACGGACAGAATATGTCCGGTTGCAAAGCGGATCCGCTCCCCATAGTTATGTAAAGTAAGTGGGACCTCGAACAAGGCCGGTGCTACCGGCCTCATAGGATGTTCTACATCATCGGTTCCAACGACGTTTTCTTTGTACCATCTTGATGTATGCTGAACGTCCGATAGGCTCGACCTTATCAGACCAGTCTACACCTACGGTTTTCTCGAGCCACCAGACAGGTAGGTCGATTGGCTGAGCGTGTGTGTAACATCCCAAAAAGTTATCATCCCCTTTATGGATTACTACACGTCCACCGTGCAACGTCGTGCGACTCGACATTATAGAGTGAGGAACCCACGCTACGACGTCGCCAATAGCGACCTTATATGCCTTAGGGTAATCGCCTTTCTCAGTCTTGTATGATACCGAGCCGTTGCGATTGATACGACCATACTGTCGTTCCCATTCTACCGACGTCTTAGAGAAGTTAAGACACCATACTTTTACGGTTGCTCTATTCCACTCGGTACGCTCGGTAAACTCGCAAGTATCGGACATCAACTGCCAATCATATTGTTTTGCATCATTGTCTAAAGCCTCGTATTTCTCGGCATTGTAGTGATCTGCTATAACCTCGAGAACTTCGAGGACTTGAGCGTTGACGTCACTCATATCGTAGTCTTGATAGTAGTCGGTAACCTGTAGGACCCCGGTACTGTCGATGTGATAGATGGTACGAGTGTTCTCATCAACTGCGAAGATTGTGCGAGCACCGATTTTTACGGTACTGTAGCCATATGCCATTTGGATTGAAAGAGCATCGTCATTCTGAACTATCCACTTTGCCTGACCTCTAGAGGTATTCATCATAAAGTCCCGAGCGATACGGTGTTGTAGGATCCAGTCCTGTGCAAAGTTAATCACTCGGTAGATTGGGGTATGTAGACCACAAAAGTTTCGATTGTGGCTAGACTCCCCATACTTACGAGACTTTGAGACAAGTGAGTCAACAGAAAAAGATGGTTTGAATGCTAGCATAGATGCTCCTAGGAGTTCGAGATTCTCGATGGTTTGAAAGGTACACAGAATAACGTAGGCAATCGCGATTGTATAGATTGCGATGATTGCGATAGTTTGAAGAGATTGTTTAGTCATTTGAACTCCTTGGTTATACTAGAATGTATCACGTTTTGACCTACCTGTCAAACCAAAGGACGTTCTTTTCGGACACTTTCTGACCGAATGGGAATCTTTTTTTCTCTTTATAGTTATGTAAAGTAAGTGTCTCGGATAAAACAAAAGCCCTACAACGTCGGGGCTACCGACATCATAGAGCCTTCTACATTCCCCTGTGGGTCGAGGGTTTAGAACTCCCCATCATTACCGAACATTTCATCCAACTCGTCTTGGACATCGCTCGGTACGACCTCATCTTCTAACATCGCATCAGCAATCCGTTGGATCTCGGCAACCTCTAAGGCTCGTTGCTTACGACGTTCAGCAGGGGTCATCTTAGGAGTCTTGACTTCATCATACATAATTGGAGTATTCATCCCAATTACTCGAGGACTGAAAGACATAGACAGGGTACGGTCGGTAATCTCGGGCAAGTAGGCATCTAACTTTTCTTGACGACTAGGGCTTAACTTGCCCGTAATCTCGGACTTGTGGACTCTAGTGTAGTCTGCGATGATGGAGTCTAGCGAACGTCGAAGACATCCGTTAAGCATTGCGACTTTTTCTTCGGCATCGAAGATGTCGCTACCATCGGCATTTTCCCACATATAGGCTCCATTGAAAGACACGATGTCTACAAGAAGATTGCCGTCCATAGTACCACGAACACGTCCCATACCCATCGAGGTAGGCAGGGTAGTACCTACGCAGGGCATCACTGTACCATTCTTAAGGCGACGCAAGACGACAGGGCGATCATTGATGTAACCATCAATTTGAGTGTTACCTACGAAAGTAGGCTCGGAAGTTCCAACGAAGTTGTTAAGGGTTGAAGTTTTATAAGTCATATGCTCTCCTGAGCGAGGGGTTTTGAGAACTGAGTTGTTCTATTGTTTATAATGTAATCTGTTATGGATGAGTTGTCAAATGAAAAGTGTTAGTTGAACGGACATTTTCTGTCCGTTCGTTCTATGTTGCCCTTATTTACGGTCTTGCTTTGTTGCTTGTTCGTAAACAAGTGGCATCATCCCTGTCTCACTGATGAGGTCGATGAGTCCGAAGGCCTCCTTAATGGTCGCTTGTGCCCACTCTTTTTGATAAGGGCAGTCACTTACTGGGATTGATCTGATTTGATCTCTTAACTGGGTGAACGCCTTTACCATCTGAGGAACAAGCATCTCCATGCTTTCGACCTTGGTGTTGCCGAGATACAAAGCAGAATTGTTGAAAGAGTAAAGCATTGACTGAAGTTGGACGTTATGGTTAATAGCCATTGTTGATCTCCTAGATCGGGGGTTTTGAGAACTGAGTTGTTCTGTTGTTTATAATGTAATCCGTTTGGAGTATCTTGTCAAATCGAAAGGCTAAGTTTTTTTACACTTTCGTCGGTAAACCTTCTATGTCCTCGGGAGCTGGCACATCGTAGAGGGAAAAGAAATTCCATTCCACCTAGAGCAATCACCTCTAATAGTTATGTAAAGTAAGTGAATGTTGCTTATGCAACATATCAATTAAGACTCTAGAATCATAGTTATGTAAAGTTTATTATGCTGCGCACGCAAGATCATAGTTATGTTAAGTAAATTGCTGTAGACGCAATAGACCAACTTAATGATCCGTAGCCTTAAACCGTAGGTTTATATAGGTACGCCCGTAAGGGAGAGCAATTTTTAATTGCTGTATGTGCGTCATATGTGCATGGCAATCTTTGATTGCTGATAATGCGTCATTCGTGCGCTTAATGCGTGTTTGTTGCAAGTGCGTCATGTGTGTATGTGACAACACGTGAATGTTGCGAATGCAACAATGCTGATGATGTAGCATGATGTGCCCTCATGTGTCCGAGACCCCAATCAGTTGCTACTCGTGTGTAAGGGGCTTGTATTGGCTAGACAGATGCCTGTGGTCTATGTAGCGTGTCTTACCTGTGTCTATGGACTTAAGCCCTAGTCGTTTGTCTGAGTGGTAGACAACGATGAACAAGCCCATGTCTATGAACTTGTGTGTGAATAATGTGCCTATTTGTGGGGTCATGTGCTATTCTCTCGGTAGTGGTGGGGTTGTCGGGGGGTAGGGTAGTAGGGTAGGTGGGTAGAGTGTAGGGGAAAAGGGATAGGGTCTAGGAGGGGCAAGGATGGGTCTGTACGTTCGCCTAGGTGTTTGGGGCCGTAATGGTATGGGTGTATGTGCTAGGATGCGTTGTATGTGCCTTGTTGTGCCTTAAAAATGGGTCTGATACACTCCATTCTAGCCACTCTTTCGCACATTCACCTATACACTGGGAGTTCTTGTACAACTCAATACTCATACCATTCTGAGGGATAAAACCAAATGTCTTTTTTGTCCTACCTCTTAGGCATCGAGAAAAGGTTCTCTAACGCGCTCTGAAGATCATCCGATACTTTCTCATTACTATTCGTTGGTAAAGGTTGCATTGTTATATCTCCTGTACCTACACACAACTGTTGGATTGTTATCCAATCATGCTCCTTTGCTTTGGGGAAGTAGCACATTGCTAAACCTCCATCCTTTCTATACTGGATTGTTACTATTGTTCCTTTACCGTATTCTACGTGGTATACTGTATCGTATTGCTTTGGTGAGTTGTTTGATATATTCATTTCTTATCCTTTGTATTCTCTTTTGGTGTCGTTACTTTCGATGGTTTAACTTTATTTTTTTTATGGTCTCGGGCAACTCGGCTATTGGGATGTGGTGGGGTGATGAATATGTCCAGTGCGAATGGGCTTGGATGTAGTGTCGGTTTGGTTGTCATACTTTCGCTCCTTGTCCAGTAAATAGGGAATGTAAATCGCCATAGCCATGAGGTTAACGATAATCAATGTGAGTGCTTGCATGGGGTTTCCTTGTTTTCGTGGGTAAAGACTGTCTCTCTCACTAACTCGCCTTTGTTGTCGTAGAGACAAACGGATGTGCTAGCAACGATGGGCAACCCTGTGGAATAAGATGTGAAGTGAATGCGTTCGACCATCCATCCGTTCGACAGGTTGCACTCAACCGAGTTGTCTCTGTGCTTTATGGTCTCAATGGAGCCTTTGTTGGACACTCGTTGTTCATGCAACAGTTGGTCGAAAGCGTCTTGTATAATTTCTTCTTGGTTCATTTTGTCTCCTGTTTCATTGGGTGTGCATCGAGCATTGCGATCTCTCCGATTTCCTTGTCGATGCCCTTTGTGATGTTGTGTGCCTTGACCTTGTGGATCTTGTGGTGTGGGCAATAGTAATACTCGCTTGTGGTGATCAAGGTTTGGTCGAACAAACGGAACAAGGTTCCTTTGGGGGTTTTATAGATGTCCATGTTGTCTCCGAGTTATTGGGATACGATGGTGAAGTGTTTGTGGTTATAAGGGGTGATATACAAAGTCTCTAACGTTGCGCTTGGAACACCCATAGCAACATCAACGCCCCAAGCAACGGTCACGGTCTCGACTTTGTCGATTGTTTTGCCTGATGGGTGGTTCCAAAGGCAACGGACTACGTCGCCTACTTTAAGGGTTTTAACTTGTTTGATGTTCATGTTGTCTCCATGAGTTGGGGTGATGTTTATAGTGTAACAAGGCCAAGACACTTTGTCAAGGACAAAAACTGTCCGTTTGGCTTAGTAGTCGAGTTCTTCGATGCGCTTAAGTGCTCTTTCGTTTTCTTCTCGCATTTTTGCGACCCTTTCACAGTGTTGCTCAAACTCATTGGGGGTGATGGTTGCGCCCTTTTCAATGAGATAGATTCGAGTCGATGCTAACCTACGGTTATTGATCACCACCTGTAAAGCAAGTGCGTCACGCTCTCGTCTGTGGTGGGTCTCGATGTTGTCTTGCCAGTGCATTTCGCTTTCATCGGTTACACCATCCAAGTCATGAGACAGTTGATTCCAATAGAGGTCGATCCCATCGGTATAATCGAAACGAACGACTGCGTCCTTTGAGCATTCCTCATCCTCATACCATCGTTGGATGCGAACGTCGAAAGAATGGGTCTGTGGTTGCCAATCTGCATAAGTGATGATCCGACCATTGACGAACGTGTAGACAGGCAAGGTGTTCTCGGACACCTCGACAAGACCTTTCTCGTTGCACTCAAGGATGTGGTCGATTGCGTCGGTTGGGGTGTCGAATAAACGGATAAAAGATGAAAGGTTCATTTTGTCGGTCATGGTAATTACCTGTGCATTTGGGGTGATTTGAGTGGTTTGAGTAGTCATGGTGTTTCCTTGGTGACTGGTTAGTAAAGGGCTTTTCCCTCTGTTCTCTTATAATGTATCACGTTTGGTTTCATCTGTCAAGTTTTTTCTGTTGCTTTCTCGGACAGAAAATGACCGACCATCAATAAGCGTCGTAGGCATCGTAAACGTCAGACTTGTTACAGTCAAGTTCACAGGCTATCCAGTCAACAAGGTTGTGCATATCGTAGTCACCCTTGACTTGTTCGAAGAAGTCATGGATGATTTCCTCAATGATGTCGAGTATGTCGTTTGAGTAGGGGATACGGTAGTCTGCGATGAATTGATCTAAAGTCATTTGGTCTCCAGTGTTGCGAGATTTCTCTCTGTTCTCTTATAATGTATCTCGTTGGTCAGAAAAGTCAAGGACAGAAAATGTCCGTTTGGTTATTCCTCCGAGCCTAACGACAACTCAGCCTGTTCTCCAACAAACTCATACGAGTCGTTGCACCATCGCATTGTGCCGTTCTTCAAGGCACTGCCCAACCACTTGGCTTCTCTGTGGGCTTCTGAACGTGTGTCGTATTCGACAAAGGCATAAGAGTTGATGGTTCCATCTTTCATCCCGACACGAACGGAATACTTTCGGTCTCCGTTGTATTGCTTGTCGCTTGTGACGAACACGCACCCACCGTAGAGGTCTGCATGTAGCCTAGTACCGAAGAACTTCATGGATGATGCATCGAACCAATGGTAGCCTTGTTGATAGTTGAGTTGACGAAATTGAGAGATTGATTTGAATGAACCTTGCATGAGGTCTCCATGTTTGTTGGTGATGTTAGTAATGTAACAAGGTGAGAAGAAAAGTCAAGGTCAAAAAATGTCCGTTTACTTTTTGACCCGAAGGCATCGAGCCTTTAGATGATGATTGCTGAGAGGACAAGTTTGTTCTTCTCGAGGTTGACGAGTTGTTTAGCCAGTTCTTTCTCAGTTAAGTCCGTAGGCTTGGGGAGTTGTAGGATAGTACCGTTTGAGAATGTTATCTTCACTCGGTCGTAGATTGTGATTTTTTTCTTGTTCATTTTGTTTCCTTTGGTTGGTTTGTTAGGTGATGTCTGTAGTCGTTGATTGCTTGTTTATCTTTTTCTGCTATGCAAGATGCGATAGGTTGAGCGAATAGGGTTAGAGCCAAAAGGCACATTGTTGCGACAGTAGTGCAAACTACCATCATTTCTTCGTGGGATAAGTATTTCATGTTGTCTCCATGTTTTGTGGTGATGTTTATAATGTAATACGTTTGGGCTGAGTTGTCAAATTATTTCTGTTACTTTAACGGTCAGTTTTTGTCCGTTCCGTCTATCCTCTCGTCTCTGTCGGAATAGTCTTTATCGTATTTCTTGTAGAGCGCATCCATCTTTCGGTTGTGGTCTCGATAAGTCCACCAAACGAATAGGGCAAAGCCTAGGTCGCATGCGATAAGTAAGTGTAGTGTGTTCATTTGCTGTCCTTTGTTAGGGGTTTCCAGTTGAGTTTTATGTCGTCTACGCCACGCCATCCACTGTTTATGGGGTCTGTGATGTGTTGTGTCTTTACAAGGTTCTTAGACTCACTCATTCGAATTATCAAGATTATCTCGTTAGGGTTGATGTTGCGACTATAGAGGTCGCCTGCTTGGGGGTAGGTCATGTGCGCTCCTGTATGGGGGTTAGGTATCGTTGTGGGGCTGAGATGGGTTCATAGTTATTGATGGGGGCTACAAGCCATTTGGTGCGATAGACTGGGTCGTCACCATCGACTGCTATGCCTGTGATGATGGCGATGCCACCCATCTTTGAGTGTGAGACAAGGTCTCCAACCTGATAGTTCATGTGCGCTCCTGTGAGTGGATGCCCACCCCCACAAGGGGTGGGGTAGGTGAGTGGGTTACTGAGCGAGGATTTTCATCAAGTAGTCCTTAGGGGTAGAACCATCGGACAGGGTAGCCGTATGGATACCATGAGCGTTATGGGCTACTGACGAACCTTTAGAGATAACTTGGAAGAACAACATACCTAACTCGCTAGGGAGCGTTACAAAGTATTCTGCGACGTTTGATAACTCCGTTGGTGTGAGGTCTCTGTCGAATACTTTGGACTGCTTGAAACGCTCGATCATTGCGTTGTGGTCGTTGATGCTAAACTTTGAGGTCTTAGCATGCTTGCCCTCGAGGATTTCCTCGACAGTGACGATCTTGTTGTAGTTCTTGATGTAGTCAACCAATGCTACTGCGCCCTCGAAACCGATGAACCCTGTTGCAAGGTGGTAAAGAACACCTGTGTTGGACAATGCTTTGATGTCCTTGTCTCCGATGGTTTGGGACAAACGCTCCCATGAACGACGTGATGGGTAAACCTTGTTAGGCTCGTAGTCATCGTTGTGTTCGAGGTGACTGTGGTTGTCGTTGATGAAGTCCCAAATTGCTTGGGATACGTTACCATCAGCCCATTCCAACCAATCTTCTACGGTTGGCTTAACGTCAAAGACAGTGTAACGGTCAAGTTCGGCTGGATCCATCTCACCGACTTGATACTGGTCTCCATGATCGCCACCACCGTTAACACAGGCAAAGATAACTGTGTCTTTGTGTAGTTCGTAGCCTGCAATTTTGCGACTGTCGCACAACTCGAAGATGCCTTGACGCACTTCCATTGTTGCACGGTCGACTTCGTCAAGAAACAAGACAACTGCGTTGTTACAGGCATCGTGCAACCATTCGGGAGCAAGCCACTGAGTGACGTTGTTCTCGACCTTTGGGAGACCAAGCAAGTCACCCTCAGTCATTTGAGATGCACGACGCTCGATAACAGGCAAGCCACGTTCTTTGGCGATTTGGTAGACGATAGTGGACTTACCGATACCGTGGCGACCACGAATGAGGACAGGAAACTTTGCATCAATAATTGATGGGAGAACCGAGAATAAAACTTTGTAAGAAATAGCCATGAGTAAATACCTTTGTTAGGATTGAATGAAATAGACAACGTGTCTAGTCTAAATAGTGTAACACGTTGGTGAAAGGTTGTCAAGTAAAAAGTGAAAGTTTATTTATTGTGTCGAGAGTTACGGTGGATCACGCATTTTGTCTCCAATGTTTGTGATTGAGTTGTTTGTTCGTTATGTTAGTAATGTAATACGTTTGGATTAACTTGTCAAGTTTTTTTATTACTTTCTCGGACAGAAAATGTCCGTTTGATTTATTGTGTCGGGATTGCCGACTTTGCTTTAAAGTGTAGGTCGCACAAGTCACTATACATTGGGTGTTGCACCATCGTTTCATCCGTAAGCATCAATAACACTGGATGGTCTTTGACCTTGTCTATGTAGTCAGCGACTGCGTTCCAGTTACGAGAACGGATGCCGAATGACTTGCCTGTTGGAATGTGAGTTACGCACCACGTCCCACCATAGCGAGTTCTAAAGTCTTGTTGGATTTCTACAAACTCACTGATGGGTCTGTGGACTGCGAGAGGATAGTCATTGATGCCTACGATACCCTCCATTGTTACCAATCCATCACCTCGCCACACTCGTAAGTTGATGGTGTCTTTCCTTGTGGGTTGTTTCATGTTGTCTCCATGTTTCGTTGTTGATGTTTATAAGGTAATGCGTTTGGAGTTGTTTGTCAAGTTTTTTCTTTTACTTTCTCGGACAAATTATGTCCGTTTGTAAATTACGTCCCTTATGTTCTCGCTAGTATCGTACCTTTCAATGTTTAGTGGATAAAATGGGTGGGTGGATAGGGTAGTAGTATTCACCATGTCCCATCGCCTACCCGACTTGTGCTTGCGCGCCAATAGGTGACCTTGCTCTTTCCAAACGACAAGGTCACCGACATCAAAGGTATCGAGATAGTCTTGGATCTTTTGATCTTCGCGCTTCTCCTTAGCGCAATGCCAACATAAGTCAAGACCAACGTCCCACTTGTGTGGTTTGTCCGTTGCGTAGCCACACATACACTTCTTACGTTCCATTCGCATCTCCGTAGGGGTAGGGGTAGGGCAAGCCCCCAAAGGGGCTTACAGGACATTTTACTTGTCCATCACCAACATGCGTTCATTGGTGCTGAAGTAGGGGTTTTCGGCATACTCGGGGGTGGTAGCCCACATTCGTTGGCACTTGCTAGGCTTGGGCTTTGGGGCTTCCATGTCTGTAAGGATGATGTGACCATCAAACTGACGTTCATTGACGTATTTGGTGGGTGCATCGAAGTTTGTACCACCACAGGACACACGTTCCCACGTTCGCTTCTTACCTTTCTTCCACACAAAGACTTCATTCTCGGCAACCTCGGTGTCGAATGGAATTACGGTAAACTCGGCATACTTGGATAGACCCGATAGTTCCGAAAAGAACAAGGCAAGCATGCTATCTGAAACAGAACCCGACTGGTCGATAGAGATAGCAATTTTAGCCGTTCGGGTCACACGTTTACCACTGTGAACGTAAGGGAAACGCTTGTTGATACGTCTAGGGGTAGACCGTTTGTTCGCTCGTTGCGAGGTCTTGATGAAGTATCGAAGAACCTTGCGCCAATTGACTTTTGGCTTGATGAAATCTTGGATAGCCTTGCGAGTGTCTGCACCGATAGTGCCCCAACCACGACCGTTTGAGTTGATCTCCTCGACTGCGTCCTTGACTGCTTGCTTTAGACGCTCCTGTGCTACATCTCGTAGGGCTTGGCGTTGTTCTTCATCGAGGTGTTCGCCACCCCAACCCGAATGGTCATCGAGACTGTCGGGCAAGCCATTGCCTTGACCACCTTGTCCTTGACCCTCACCATCGCCATCTTCACCCTCGCCTTTGTCGTTCTGAAACTGCTCATCCTCTTGTAGCATCTTGAAGTAAAACTCTGCGCTTTGACCGACAGGATAGTCCTCAAAGGGCTTGCGACTTGGGAAGCAACCTTGTTCGGGCAATTCATCCATCAAGTGTGAGTTGATCGCAAGGTCTGTCGCGATGTTCCACATCTTAGTCATACCCTCGGGTGGTAGACGACCTGTAACGTGTTCGAAGATGATGTGGTAAAACTCATGCTTGAGAACACCACTACGTTCTTTCTGTGATAGAGCCTCGAAGAAGTCGGGATTGTAGACCATTTCAAACTGACCTTGTTCGGTAATGCGAACACCAGCCGTTGGGATGGACTTCATGATGGACTTGTTGATGCGTCTCGAAAGACTGGCGAAGAACGGTTCAGACTCTAGCAACCGATAGGTGTGAGCATTGAGATCGAATGGTTCGTTTGTTGTTTTGTCGTCAGACATAACGTCTCCGTTTGTTGTGAGGTTTTGTTGTTATATTAGTAATGTAATACGTTTGGACTAACTTGTCAAGTTTTATTTGCTACTTTATCGGTCAATTATTGTCCGTTTGTTCGATTGTAATCACTTTGTCTCGACCCTGTCGAGTGAATGTAAAGGTCACGTTGTCTGAGATAAGTTCTTCGCCCTTAAACTCGTCCCATAGTCTCTCGACTTCTAGGTTTGTGAGTTCCTGTGAGACCGATGAAGATGCTTGCGTGAAGTCGTTACAGTCGCCTGTCCACCCCTCTTTGTGATACTCTTGGGCTAGTTCTTGAGCCGTTTTCATGATGATGTTCCAATTGTTATCCATTGTTGTCCTCGAGGTTTACGATACCACAGTCTTTGAGGTATCCATGTTTGAACGCGCCCTTTGTGAACACGAAGTGTTTGTTGTAGTTGTGGTGAAAACGGACGACCCATCGACCATCCGTTTCTTGCAAGGCATAACCTGTGCCTATTTTTTTATGAGTTACGAGGTGAACCATGATGGTATCTCTCGGTGACCAAGGGAACAAGCCCAACTTCTCTCGCATCAAGTACCGAGACCCAGTTTGGTTTTGGTACTTGTTTTTTTGTAAGTCGCACATGGTTGCTCGTAGCCGAGGATACATATGCCCCTCCACCATAGGTGTAGTCGTACACTAGGGTCGTAGCACCACCCTCTTGGTGTGGGATGTGTTCGGCTATCCTTAGTTTCTCGAATGAGAATAGGGATTGCCCATCTGTTTTTAAAGTCCGAGACTGAGCCTTGGTTTGGTTCATAAATGCGGTAATCACTGCTTTTTCTTCTGAGTATTCCATTTTTTCTCCTGTGTTTAAATGGTGTGTTAATAATATAACATGTTGTTGATGTGTTGTCAAGTTTTTTCTGCCACCTTAACGGTCAATTTTTGACCACTTTTCGATAAGTCCTACATAGCCCTTGTCGGTGAGCCATTCGAGAGAACGCTTTTTGATAACAAAGTCCACTGCGTCAGCATGACCTTGATCAATCCACTCTTGACCTTTGGGGGTCTTTGACTGAGATAGGACTGACTTGATCGACCAGTTGTAAGAACCCGAAGAATGACGCGAAGAAATGGTAGGCATTTTCATTTCGCTACCCAATGCAATGACGCTTGGCTGACCATCAATAACCACTTTGAGTCTTGGAAATTGTTGTAGGGTGTAGTCCAAGTCTGTTCGCCATGACTGGGCATTGGGGTTCTTGAAGTTCAAGTCGCAACCACTGTGTAGTTCATCCCAGTTGATGCCTGTGACTATCGCTGTTCCAGTGACTTCTGTGCGAGTATTTCTCGCTGACCACTCATCTTTCTTAACGGTCAACAAAGCACCCTCGCTGATACCATGCTTGGTGACGAGATCATCATAGAAAGACTGTCGCCAGTTACGGTTTGCCTTGATCGCTTTCTCACGAAACGCTTGCATTTTAGCACAGTTGCGTCGGTTGTGGTCTAGTGAACCACAGAACCCACACTTGGATGCTTTCTTCTTGCCTTGTTTCTTGTTCTTCTGTCGGGCTATTGCTCTCTGTTGCTTTTCATGGGCTTTCTCACACTCAGCATACCACTTTGACCAACCAGTTGGGTCTTTGTAGTAGGATGCCGTCCAAGGTTGTGTGTTCCATCGTCTACGACCTGTCTGCGTCAATGGACTGTTAGTCCAGTTCTCGGGGTCTGATGATGGGATAGTCAACTTTTGGAACATAGCCCAGTCGCCTGCAATGTGGGGACAGTCGCCTACCTTGTGACTTTCGTCACGACAATAAGAGCACGATTGCTTTGCCTTGCTTGATGTGTTGTTTTGTTTGTCGTTGTATATTCGCATGTTATCTCCGATGCAAATGGGTTGAGTTGATTGGTTATACTATAATGTAACCTGTTATGAATTGTTTGTCAAGTTTTTTCTTTTACTTTGTCGGTCATTTTTTGACCGAATGGGATAAAGTTTCGAGGCGAACAGGGCTGACTTATCTCCACTTTTGATGTAGTGAATGACCCAACGGTCTACAACACCGACTTGTGCGATAATGATAGCCAAGTTGCCCCATTCATCCGTTACAAGGTCTCCGATGTTCACGTTGTCTCCAGTTGGCCACCACCAATGCAACGGTGCAAGTAACCAGTTTCAAGGTCGATAATGTCGTATCTGCTCCATACGTCCGTATGAACCTTACAGATGATGTATTGGCTTGGGAAGTTTCGGACTGTTACGATGTCTCCGATGCTCATCCTATCACCTCCAATGACTCGGGGGTGAAGATAAACTCGCCACTCGGTATCATTGCAAAGATAAAAAAGTTATTCAACCGTTTGGTTATGATGCCGATCTCTCCGTAATAGTCGTTGTTTTCGCTTGCTACTTTTACAAGGTCTCCGATTTTCATTTGAGGCTCCTTATCCATTTCATGGGGATGGTTCGTGTTTCTAGTGTCTTTGTGTTTTTCAGCACCAATTCTTCTAAGCCCACTCTAGCGACTGGGGTAGAATGTTTTATCTCGATCACTATGTGTAGTTCTCTAGCGTGGGTTATCAAGTCTCCGACTTTCATTGTTCATCCTCGTTGTTCGGGGTTTCATCCTCGACAGGTGCTGGTTGTAGTGTGCCCTCTGAAAGCATCCGATGTGCTGCTCGTCCAAAGAACCCTTGGAGTTCCCAAACGACACCAGTGTCCACAAGGTGTTGCCATGCTTGGATGTAGGACATTTCGCTTGTCTCATCCATCGCACCTTCGGCTATCATCGTTGCGTTGTAAAGCATTTGTTGCTTTTGTTTCTTCGTTAGTTTTTTCTTAGTCATCATGTCTCCATGTTTTGTGGTTATACTGTAATGTAACCTGTTGTGAATGCTTTGTCAAGTTTTTTATGTTACTTTAACGGACAGATTATGTCCGTTTAGGCTTGGGGGTCGGGTTGTAGGGGCTTATACTTCCTGTAGAACTCATGTTGTGGTTTAGTCCAACTGGTTATCGCCCCATCATCGAGTCGTTTAAGTTTGCTTTTGTAGTATCTGTAGAAGTCAACCCTGTCTTTGTAGACAAACTCGTAAGAGACAAGGATGTGTAGTCTCCCCTGTGTCTCGCTTACATAAAGGTCACCGACCTGTGGTGCTTGGTTTCCATAGTGTAACATAATTTCTCCTAGTTTATCCGTTCCCATTCCCATCGGAACATTCCTAATGGTTCTTCTATCTCGTATTGGTCTCGCAACCTTATGGTCTTGACGACCCAAATCGCATTGCCTTTACCATCGTGCGTCCATATCGGGTAAGTGGACTTCACAATGTAATGGTCACCAGTTGACTTGTGTCTCCATAACTCGCCACCTTTAGGATGGTTCATGTTGTCTCCATGTTTCGTTGTTGTGTTAGTAATGTAACAAGGTGAGAGAAAAAGTCAAGGACAAAAAATGTCCGTTACGCTACAACGTCGAACTCATGGGGGAGTAGGTAGGGCACTAGGGTACACCCCGACACAAGAATGTCGTAGAGTTTATCGGGTTCACCGACCTCTACATAGGACTCTACGACGATACCAAAGTCTCCGATGCTTACCCCAACCATGTCTACGTTGTAATAGCCCTCGTCGTTTATTCTTACCAATGTTCCTATCTCTATCATGCTATCTTCTCCACACTATACTTATCAAAGTAGGCGATAGAACCAGTCGGGTGTCCAATCTCGGCATTGCCCTTGATCCATTTCACTATGAGGTCGCCATTCATTCCCTTGTAACCACGACCAATCACCATTCCAACAGGCTTATCTTCATCACGCTCTATCTTTTCGGATCTAAGGTCATATTGTGAGTATCTGACTGACTTAAACTTCAGTCTAACCAATGTTCCTATCTCTATCATAACAACTCCAAGTGCTCTTGTGGTATCAAAAACTCGCCACCATCGGGAAAGGCTACAGAATAATACGTATTATCCGATGAAGAAGATTCATCTGTGGTATCTGTGATGATCCCAATGTCGCCCGACAATGGGTGTCTTACTAAGTCGCCTACTTTCATGCTTTCCCCTTGTGGTTTCCGTTCCCACTGTTCTCGCCTATCTTCGTAAAGGCTACGTCGTGGACTGAGCCACTGCGTTGGTTGTTCCAACCCGACCATTGATCCCAACCCTTGCGATAAAGGTCAGCATCATCCTCGTTGTTAAACTTGAGGATTTGGATGCAAGCCATCTTACCATCCCCACTGGAAACGGCTCGAATGGTCTCTTTGATCTCTGTTTGTAATTCGACAACACAGTCGGGACATTCGTTGATGCGACCACCGACACGTTGCTTGAGTTGTGAGTGTAGGTTGAAAGTATCTTCGCAATGGATGCAAGTTCGATTGTTCATGGTTTCTCCATGTGGTGGGTGTGTTGTTGGTTATGTTATTGATTGTCTAAGAAACTAGTGAGTGCGATAATCACCTTGCCTACTGCTCGTTCGAAATCGTCGTCATGGATGAGCATCGCACATTCCAGTTCGCCTACAATTTCACATGCAAGTTGCCTAAAGTCGTCTGTGTTTAGTTTGAGTGTTGTTTTGTCCATGTTGTCTCCATGTTTTGTGGTTATACTGTAATGTAACCTGTTGTGAATGCTTTGTCAAGTTTTTTATTTTACTTTGTCGGACAGAAATTGTCCGTTTTGGTTGAGTGTCGCAAAAATGCGGGGAAGTACCACTGACTGTTGGAGGGGTATGGTGTCTCGAACCACTTGATCTTTATCTTGATGCACTTTCCCATCGTTAGGGACGATGTGTCCTCACGCATGCCCATCACCATGCCCACACCCCTACCATCGTGGTGGGAGACAAGGTCGCCTATCGAGAATGGATTATGGTTGCTCATGCTACCACCTCGAACCTTGCGTGGAAATCTTCTTCGTCTACGATGAATGGATGGTTTATCCTGTCGCATCTAGCGACTTTATAACCATCTATTTCGATCATGAAGTCAGCCAAATGCCTGTTGATCTTGGTTTTGTTGATGATGATGAATGGCTTGGTGCTCCCATTCTTGGCTCTCAATAGTGTTCCGTTAGTCATTCGCTATCCTTGTGTCGACCACGACACTTGCTCTTGTTGTCTTGTTTCTTACGGTCTACATGTGCTCCACCCTTTCGGTTGTGAGCATGGACTGCAAGCCAGTTGCGCTCCTTTGGTAGTCCTTTCTTCTTATTTTTTTTCTTCTGTCGTTTCTTGGTCATTGTTGTCTCCGAGTTTCTCGACTGTTTTGTAGTCTTTTCTGATTGTTCTACCACAAGACAGTTTGATGGTTAGTTCGGTTGATGGGTAAAAGCGACCTGTGGAGCGATAGTCTAGGACTATGCCTATGTCGTTTTTGCCTTGTCCTTGTTCTATCTTTACAAGGTCTCCGATATGAAAGTTCATTTTTCTCTCCATGTTTTGTGGTTATACTATAATGTAACCTGTTGTGAATTGTTTGTCAAGTAAAAAGGATAAGTTTATTTCTCGTAGTCCATTTTGTCGAGCCATTCATGGCTACTTTGAGTTTGTTTTTGCCCCTTTTGTCAACAACGATGCCGATGCCATGTTGCTTTGGGTAGAGAGCCGACGATTTGACAAGGTCTCCCAGTCCAACCGACTGAAATTGCTTAAAGGTCATCCCATCTTCTCCACGATAGATCATGATCTCTGTGCCTAGCCACCAAGGTAGGTCTCCATGAGTGTTTAAAGTGCGACCAATGGCTTTCATAGCACCTTTACGGTCTTTGTGTCTACCATGTAGTCGTAGTTGACCATGTTGAGCCTTAAGGGCATTGATGATTGATTGTGCTTTCTCATCGTTCGGTATCCTTGCGATGAATGAACCTCTATGTAACATGATGTCTCCATGTTTCGTTGTTGATGTTTATAAGATAACACGTTTGAAAAGTTTGTCAAGTATTTTACTTAACTTTTATTGTCTCGCCTTCTTCTCGTCCGTTACAAACGGAAACGTCATAGATGTGGAAATGGTCTCCAAACTCAACAGTGCAAAGACCACCATCCATAATGTCTATCGTGCCTATGTGTTTAGGGGTCACACAGGCGAGTAGTAGTAGGATCATTTCTTATCATCCATTTTAAAGCCCATAGATGGCTTTTCCTCGCCCTTTGGTGGGGGTGGGGGTGTCTTACCACCCATCGCACCCATAAGCATAGGCATAGCCCCTTGTAGGGCGTTCTGTTGGCTTGTGATAGCCATAACGGTTAAGAGTTTATCGAGTAGTTCGTCGCTGATGTCGAATGTTAGTTTTATTTGGTTGCTCATTTTGTCTCCAGTTTTGTTAATCTTCTTTTGTGAATTGAGTAGGTTTTGTCGTGCATCATAACAAACCAATAGTCGTGTTTTGCACTGCTATCCATGCCTACGACAATGCCTACGTGTCCAGTGTTCATGCTCTTTACAAGGTCTCCGACTTGTATCATAGTTTCTCCAATGAGTCGATGTTGTAGGCTACATAGCCGTTTGGTTGGTATGTGGAAATGGCTAGTGGGTCAAGAATCTTTACTCTTGCTACATTGTCGTAGGGTTTGAACACTACAAGAGCAAGGTGTCCGTTCCATCCACCATCTATTATCCTTACAAGTTCTCCGACTTCTATCATAATTTCTCCAAGTTATCAAGGTGGATGCGTGGTTTGTTCCCAGTGTCTATAATGTGAACGTCTCTGCTCCACGTGCCTTTGACGACGACGATAGCCAGTTTGCCGATATATTTTGTTAAGATGTGCTGACTGGGTGTCTCTTTTATTCTCACAAGGTCTCCGACTTCTATCATATTGTCTCCATGACGTGCTTGAGAATGTGTCCATCTGAATGGACGTGTTGTGTGTCGTAGGTGACCTCGAACCATTCGTTGTTGTAGCCTATTTGGGTTAGGTCATTGTAGTTTTGTTGTGGTGGTAGCACAAAGTCGTCAGTCCAGTCGATATAGACTAGCATGTGTTGTGTTAGTAGTTCCCTTATCTTGTCCTCGGTTGTGGCTAGGAACACTTCTACCTCTCCCTCGTGAATGTATTTAAATTGTCCGACGTAAACTTGCATGTTGTCTCCATGTCTTGTGGTTAGTGTTTATAAGGTAACTCGTTTGGAATGAGTTGTCAAGTTTTTTATGTTACTTTGTCGGACAGTTTTTGTCCACTCGTCAACATGGCATCGGGCAATCGCATGGGTGTAGCCTTGCATGTAGCCAGTTAGCCACTCAACAAAATAAGGTGTCGAACAGGTGTGGTCGATAAGTCGAATGATCCCAACGCTCGTCCCTGTTGTGGAACAAGGTCGAACGATGAGGTCGCCTATTGCGTAATTAGTCAGTCCAGTATTGGTCATAGATTTTTGCTCCTAGTTTGGATCGTAAATTGTCGTGTGGGTAGAACTTCTTGATGATGCGACCTAGGTCAGCCATGAGTTGTTCGATCTTTCGCTTTTTGACTATGAAGTCAAAGCAAGGCGATTGACCCATGAACCATTCTTTGGATGGTCTGTTAGGTGCGGGTGAGATAATCTTTAGGATCTGTCCGTAGCCTGAGTGCATGTGGTCAAAGTGTCCGTAGAGCCTAAGGTTTCTGTCGTAGTTGCTCCCATGATGATAGTCATGTTCGTCAAAGAAGAACCCTTGCGTTGCGTCTATCTTGTGAATTGTTCCGTTGGGTAGGGTAGTAATTCGGTGGGTGGTGTGATAGTCAGACCATCTGTACAATGTGTTCGTAAACATGATGGACTCTGTTGGAAACTCCGTTACGATGCAAACGGTTGTCTCGCCATCACTGGAATATTGGACTGTTCGTTGCTCTACCAAAGCACCAGCACCTAGTCCCATGCCCTCGATGTACCTGTCGTAGTATTCAGAACGAAATGCTTTGTTGGTCTCGTTGAGAACGTAAACAAAGTTCTTCATCTTCTTACAATTGCGTCGGGTGTGGGCTTTTGAGCCACAGAAACCACAGGAAACTTTCTTGCGTTTCTTTGTCTTGGTCTCGTCCTTTGGAGCGAAACGCTTAGTCATGTAGGTAAGGTGGGTGAAATACTGACGATGGGCACTTTCATCGCCCCAATAGGTTTGGTAGTATTTTGGGAACATGGTGGTGTCTACACCTACAAGGTCGTCACCGACCATTGTCTTGGGGTCTAGATGCTTGTTTGCTTCCCAATGTGCTTTCATCGTGGGACAATTGCGCTTGTTGTGTCCCTCGCCATAGCAATAGTTACATTGTATTTCTCTTTTCTTGTTTCTGTTGTCATATATTTTCATGTGTTCTCCGTTTGTTGGATGGTTGTTGTTTAGATAAGGTAACTCGTTTGGAATGAGTTGTCAAGTTTTATTTGTTACTTTGTCGGACATTTTTTGTCCACATCCTCTATGAGTTCGAACTCACCGAGTCTCCAACCTTGACCACCAATGTTCTGCTCGGGGTTTGTCCACTGGATGGTGTGACTATCCCACTCAATGCCCCAATGGTGCTCTTGAATGTGTGTGATGATGCCGACCATTTCCCAGAGGATGTTGCCTTTCCATCGACGAACCACCAAGTCTCCTACATTGTATTTCATTTGTTACTCCATTGTTTGTTTAGACAACCTAACTCGTCTGTTTCTTTTTGTCAAGTAATTTCTGTAACTTTTTTTGTCTCTCCCAACCATCCACCTGTGCTTTTGTGTTCAGTAGGGTCAACTCTGTCTCGTTTAGTGGGATATAGTCTCCATCACTACCTATTAACAGACCTGTGTATCGCCCATAGGGGTAACCTTGCCCGAGATCGTCAATGACGATTGCAAGGCGATAGTCGCCTTTCATTTTGAACCCGACCATGTCTCCTTTTTGTATCACGTTTTACTCCTTTGTTGGTTTAAGTAACCTAACCTGTTTGTTTTCACTTGTCAAGTTTTATTTGTTGATTTTCTAAAAATAATTTGATGTGTTCGGGGATAGGTTCGGTGAGTTGCGCACCTTATCATGATTTCTCCCAAACAAAATCATGATAGCACCTCAAGTTCATCAATCAAACAACTCTGTTTAATGTGTGGGAATATAACTGGGTAGTAAAGACCAAAAGGCGACGATATAGGTGTCTCGCCACTGACTATGCCGATCCAGTTTTTCTTAGGGAACGACCTTGCGAAAGCCCCGTGCCACAATACTAATGTTCCTACCTCAATCATAATACCTCCACTGCATTTTTATATGTTCTCCAAGGTTTTCCGTCGGCTAGTACAACAAAGGTTATACGAGTTTCATAGATATGTGTGATAATACCAATGTCTCCAAACCTTTTGTGCCTAACCAATGAGCCTATCTCTATCATAATTTCTCCCAAACAAAGTCGTGGACTTGATCCCGAGATCCTGTCTCTAATCTAAAAATGTGTATCCACCCTGCCCACGTACCCTTGCCTAAGTAAACGGCATACTCACCCCACTTAGGGGAGTAGATAAGGTCGCCTATCTCATAACTCATTTCTTCTCCATTGTGAAAGGCTCGAAACGCTCGGGTAACTCGTCATGAGTGACTACAAAGGTGTAGCCTAGGTTATCCGTAGGGGCTACCCT